TGGGTTGGTATTGTGAATACTCTATATCCATCTTTTGTTTTGTCAATAGTAATACCATCAATAATGTATTTGTTGTCAATATTATTCATATTCAATTTCAAATGTATCAGGATTAATATATTTTATTTTTTTACCACCAGTTAAATCAACAATCTTATCATCAGGTATTCTATTTTTAATGATAATATCTTTTAACTCCTGTGGCATATCAGGATTATTTAGTATTTCATCACGTAGCTCTTCGTGTTTACGTGCTAATTCGGTTCCTTGCTCTATTAGTTTGTCTATTCTATTCATTGATGATTTCTTTTAATCGTATAATTTCAGCAATCACGTCATCGCCTAATTCAATTTTAGACATTACGATTAAGTCCACAATTTGCTGTTCATATAGCTCAAGTAGAGCATCTTTTGCTTGTTCTTTATTCATAACTTTCTATTGTTTTATCGTTGTATACTATTGTGATTAGTTTGGTTGGTATTTTAAAAGGAGTGTTGTCTACATTAGTTGGAACCATCATATCAGCTAAAGGACCATATTGTTCTTTCCAAATAGGAAGTGCTATTTTATGTCTCTCTTCCAAACTCAACTCACGTTCTTCAATCTTTAATCCCCATTCTTCAGAGAACTTATTATCTGTTTTGATTTTGTTGATGAATAAACCTTGAGTCATTATCTCATCACTATTTGCTTTAGTACCAATAAATCCACCACCTACACCTGAAATCGGAAACCACTCTGACGTAAATAAATAATTCTTATACGACTCATCCAACAATTCTAATTGTTCGTTATTCATAACTTAATATTTTTAATAATATTATTGGCTCTCTTTAAATCAAACTCACATTTTTCTTTATATCTTTCTAATCTATCAAAGGTATATGCTTTTGTTGGTTCGTCAGTTATTATATTTTCATTTGTTGTTGGGTACCCATCGTGTAATGTCCAATTATCTTGGTGAATATAAATCGGATTTAATTTACTGTGAGATGGTCTTATTAAGACAATTGTACCCCCATCTCTAAGAGTCGTTACATTATCAAATGACCATAATGTACCGCCGTTTTTAAGATATTCTTTAATATGTTTTTCTTTTTCAAACTCTTCAACCTTAGGGAATATAAGTTTTGCTAATTGGATTGGTGTGTAATTTATACGATCATATCCCATTGTAATGATTTCAAATTCAACCTCCAAACCCTCTTCAAGTGGTTTATATTTAACTTCACCATCTTCTAAATACTTGATTACATTACTATCAGAAGATAGTTCTGTGTACATCCAATGTGTTCCATGTGCGAATGAATGTAAATCTGACCATTTTACCATCCAAATACTGTCATCATTTCTTGTTAATATTCCTTTATTATTCATAACTTTCTATTGTTTTATCTTTGTAGGTTACTGTGATTAGTTTGGTTGGTATGTTATTTCTTTTCATCCATTCCTCTCTTGCTTTCGGTATTAGAGCATCCATTCCATACGGTTGAATTAGGGCAACTCTTTCCTCTTTACTCAATTCTCGTTCTTCAATCTTTAATCCCCATTCTTCAGAAAACTCTGTATCGGTTTTACATTTGTTAATAAATTCTTCTTTAGTCAACCAATAAGTAACATCATAATTTAATCCACCAATTTTACCTACCAATAGTCCATTTTCGTACTTAAATCCATTTTGTGACATACAAGACATATACGCCTCATCCAACAATTCTTGTTGTTCTTTATTCATGACCTCTCCATTTAATTACTTGTACTTATAGTAAAACGAAAATCCTTTTTCTATAATGTAATAATTAGAACCACTTAACCTTCTAACTGTATTATCTTCGCAATCGCATAGTGTGTAATACCTGATATTTCCAGATCTGTCACCTACCGCGTCGTGAGTTACAACTGTACATACAATTCGCTCTTCTACTATTTCAAATGCGGTGTAAGCTATTATTATAAAAATAGCACTTACCGCAATAAGTACTATTGCAAATTTCCACTCTTTTAATGTACTTATAAATTTATTCATAACCTTCTATTATTTTGTTTTTACTATTGTACAATAGTTTGAAATACGTACCTACTATATTTTCTATCGTCAATTGTAATTACGATAAAATTTATACCTATAGTAAGATAAGATCTTAGATCTATCTCATGTCTACTACTAATACGGATCTTCTGATTAAATAGATTTCGACCTGTCATATTATATACTTCAACTCTTTGAACATTTACAGAGTTTCCAAAATCGCTCTTTAATATAGTACCTACTAGTTTAACTTCGTATATGTTGTTGCCAAATGGTATTCTAACGTAGTTACCTTGTACTAAGTTTAATACAGGTGAAATAAAATTAACTTCCAACCATCCCATATCAGGATTTGTAAAGTTAGGACATGAAGTCTCTGCTTTTGCTCTAAACAATACTGTAGTAGCAGTAGGTCTTGTTACTTTAATTACTACGCATCCATTAGCAGGTACTTGAATATCTATGGCAGGATCTTGATCTGCTTTTGTTCTAATTCTCGCTTCACAATTTTGTTTATTGCATATCTCAGCAACATGCTCTCCATTAAAATACCCTTTGTATAGTACTTTAATAACATTGTTTTCGAAGTGTTGTCCTCCATTTTGAGATTTTGTTGTTAGGTTAATAGTTAATAGTGTTAATAGGGTTACGATTACTTTTTTCATTTTATTTATTATATTTTGTTTTTTACAAATGGTGTTTACCGCATTTCAAACTACCTCGATTTGCGGCTTGATGCGGAGTTAATGTTCTTTGGCATGATGCGAATAATGCTGCTACTGTTAAAAGTACAAATAATTTTTTAAACATGTTTAATTTGTTTTTAAGTGTTTGAATGAATATACATTAACTAGTCCGTTTCTATTAGTGAGTGTTACACGAATTAGGTTAACTCCTATTGAAGCAGATTGATTTATATTTACAGTATTGTAATTACTAATTTTTAATTTATTAGTGTATAATAATCTTCCAAGGGCATCAAACATTTCTATCTTTTGATCATAGGCTTTAGAGTCTGGAAGTTGGGTTATAATATCTCCGTTTGATGTTAGTCTAATATCTAAATTTGTTATAGGTCTATTAAATACAACATACTTCATTTCTTCTAAAGGAAGTTGACTATTGTAACTATTTCCCCATATCCAGAATTTAGATGCAGCTCCTCCATCTCCATCTACAACTAGATAATATGTCTTACCAATTTCTGAGGTGAAGCAGTGTTGTTGATTAAATTGTGTACCTGCTGTTGTACTATAAATTGCATTTCTTGGACAAGAGGTTAATGTCCATCTATTATCGTTACCATTTGCGGGTGTTGGACCTGTACATGGGTTATTATCATTATCCCTATTTGCATCAGTTACAACTACACTTTGTAATGTTATATTAGTGCCAGATATGCCACTTATAGTTAAGCATGTCCAGTTATCAGTTGCAGTATACTTTATCCAAACATCATTGTTATTTGCACCATTCCATTGACACGTGGCTCCACTTATTGTTCCAAATCCATTTGTATTAGGTCCACTTAAAGAACCTGGCATTTGTGTACTTCCTGTCATTCCAGATGTAGTAGCGCATATAGGTGACTTACCATCCCATATAATTGGATTTGAACAGTTATCTCCAGTTGTGCCTTGATTAATTACATTAGGATCTCCAAAAGTTAACGCTATTCTTTCAACACACGGTGGTGATGTAGTTGTTTCACTAAATATAACCTTCCATGTTCCATCTGCATTTATCCCATTATAAAGTGAATATACAGTACCAACTCCATTAAATTGAGCATTGAAATATCCATTATTACCGCTCGTTAATAGTGGTGCACCTGTTAATAAATCATTAGATGTATTAGGATTATTTAAACAAGTTGTAGATGATACTAGACTACCATTCGCATTGTTTAAACTAATTGGTGTGGGTAGATTTGCTTTAAAGCTTTTACGTGCATATGATAATACAGTATACGAGAAGATAGTTGCATTAGATGCTAATTTATTATCAGTTGAACAAAACGTACGAGGAGCATTACCACAACCATTTCCGAATATCTCATCTCCGCCTCCACTATCCCAAGCACTAACTATATATTTAACTGTAGTTCCAGCGGGTTGTGTAGGTATTGTTGCGAACACCGCATCTACTACTGGCGATCCAAAGTTATGATCAAATACGGCTGATAGTACTTGTGTAGTTCCTAATCCTACTCCAAAAGCACCAGATGGGTTCGAACCATCTGTTGTATAATAGATTCTTGCTTGATTCCAAAAGAATTGGAACTCTATTTTGAATCCAATCTTAACTGATTGAGTTCTATCGGGAGTAAATACATCTCGAAACTTTAAGGTTCCTGTACCGATTGTGTTTGTAGATGCTTCATGATAAACATAGTTTGCTTCTGCAAAACAACTAAGTGTTAATAAAATAGTTGTAATAAATGTTAATAACCTCTTCATAATTATGGGGTCTTTTTTGATTTAATAATTAATACTTTTTTGCGATGTCAATAATCTTATCTATTTCTTCTGAAGATAAGCGATAGTAAATAGTTGCTAGTTTATTTATGGATTCTTGGAAAAGTTGATGATCATATCCGTGTCCTTGAATTTCAAATTGAGGTGTACATAGACCATCTTCAATAAAAAGCTCTATCATTTCTTGTTTGTCGTGCTTCGTCATACTTTCATAGAATTCATACACGGCAATGTCTATGTCTGTTGAATGATCAAATGTTGGCATATTTTATGTTTTATTTATTGTGATTAATATTCCAGCTCGGCCGATTGCTAGTTCATAATTATTGAATCTATTGTCATGTACCCAACCGTAATCTTTGAATTTAAAAATAATAACTTCGCGATCTAAGTACGTCGCGTGTATAGCGTTTGTTGCATAATCTATACAAAGATTAGACAAATGACCTAATTTCCATGAATCTTTAAATTCAGGTTCTAATTCTTCAGGAGATATTATTAATAACATTTACAATACATATTAGAAATGTTTGTTCCAATACTGAACAGGTACCTCTTTTGCTATTTTTGTTTTTAGTTTTAAATACTTTACTAACAGTTTTTTACACTTTTTCTTTTTACTCTTTTTCATGTTTTATATGATTTAATAGTTTATTTCCTGTTTCACTTAGTTTATACACTATCTCTCCATCTTCATCTACAGATACATCTACCATATCCTTATCTACAAGTCCACTAAGTATTTCAGCAGAGAATTGTAATCCAGCTTGATCAAATATTCTATCATACTCCTCTTCAGTCATATAATATGATGGTCTTTTACCTTTTAGGTAATCTTCGTAAAAGATCTCGCAGTTGCTTTTTATTTCATCAATCCAAATTTCCAATAATCTAGAATCCATTTTGTCTGCTGGATCTTGCGTTAATTCTGTTTCATAAATTGTGTTTATGATCTCTTTTAAATACTCATGCATTTGTTTTTATTTTATTTTTTATTGCTACGATATGTTTACAATCTCGACCTCTACCAAAACCATGAGCAGGACATGAGCAAGTCCAAAAAGACCCGCTTTGTACGATTTCATATTTATTTCCTTTGCTACCATCAACATTGTATCTTATGACTTCGTTTTTTATAGCAATTGGTATAGTCTTTTGTTCTGACTTTATCCACATTTTTTTTAATTCTTCCCAATCATATCGTCTAGATACCTCGTTCCAAATGCCATCTGCGATAATGTACCAGCGTTTTGTATACTGTCCAAATACGCAAACCGGTGGATATAAGCAAGTGAAACTTTTTGGGTGATCATTCATTTTTACAAACATTTTGTAAATTTATATAAATTAATTGATATGGTAAAATATTTACTCACTTTTTTTAAAAATTGTGTATTGGAAACCAATAAGTTATAACTGATTGATAACCAATACATATTCTCCAAACACATTAAAAGCTCATGGGTAGCTTAAAATATCTCATACTAGTTTATATTAGCTAAGATAAAATAGGCTACCCATGAGCTCCAAAATCATCATATGACTGTTTTTGCTTCATAGCATCTAATACTTTTTTCTATTTTCAATTCGAGTATTAAGACTTTTGTACAAAGCGAACATTAAAATAAGTGTGACTGTTAAGACAAAAAAGAATTTCATGATACTAAGTATGAGGTTTTTAGAAAGAGGAGAGATAAACTCTCCTCAATCCCATCAAAATTAACACACAGCCTTTGGACTGTTCATATTAAGCATCTTTTTCTAAAGACGCTAATTCGTCTTTCAAGAAGTTAACCTTTGCTTTATGAGATTCCAAAGCTTCTTCAGCTTCAGTAACTCTGTTTTTTGCAGAAATTAAGTTCTTTACATATTGATCTCTGTTTTCGATCTTTTGACCGTTATTTACTCTTGAAGATAATTGGGTTTCGAGAGCATCTTGCAATTTATCTTCGAAATTAACAGTATCGCCTTCGAGTGAATTGATTTGCGATTTAAGAGCTGATACTGCTTGTCTGTAGGCTTTTTGTGCTGTTACTTCAGCATCATCGCCTTTTAATAATGCTACGAATCCTTTGATAAACGAGTTTGTAATCTTTGACATAATTTTTGTTTTTTTAAAGTTTAAATTTTAATACCTTTGATTTTTGTTTGATTTCTAGTTTTACGGAAGAAACTACATTTAATTCTGTGTTAATTTGTTTTTTTGTTTTTATGTGTATTAATTCTGATGATGTGTTATTGGGCTTCGAGATATAGTACTTATGCGCGTCAATCCGTGGGTATCGTGTATCAGTAGCCGTAATTACATCTGATCCTGAATATGCAGATTCCTCACATGTAGACATGTCGATGAAAGGAACCCATATCGGCATGCTGATGGAAGGATCCCATGTCAGTGGACGCTGTTTTACAAATTCTCCTGGTTTAAACCACCATGTGCTACCAGCTGAGAATGTTCCGCCGTCAGTTTCACTACTTTTAGATAGTTCAATTTGATAAGGTGTTGATTGATCGCTTTTCCCAATTTGTCTTATAATTCCTTTTTGAGGAAGAGGAATTGTAGCAAAGTGCCAACTTGTAATAGTTACTACATCACCTACTTTATACTCTTGTTCAACGGATTGCTCTTTAGAAGTATTTACAGTTTCAGTATTAGAAGGTTCTGCAGGAGCAATACATTCTATAGGCATAGATCTTCCTCTAAAATATGTTTCTTGTGTACACCTATACCATCCATCGTTAATTTCACCAATTTGGTAAACATATCCTATTACACCAGTTAGTGAACGTCCATCCTTACTTGTTAAACTTACTATTTTTACCCAATCTCCTACTTTAGGCACCCACTCTTTTTTAGTTTCTTCTTCTTTAGTAACATCTAAAATTTTACCCCATTTTCCTTTATACCAAATGTATCTATTACCTCCATTAATAGCATCATTACAAGACCAATAAGGTACTGTAGTACATTCTCCATCAGCAGTTCCATCAAGAGCAGAACAATAATTAGTTCCTATAGGGTATCTTTTAATAGCCATTTTAAGCAACTCGGTCTCATAATACTCTATAAAACCTTCTGCTCTTATCCACGTATTTGATGAACCTTTAACATATAAAGCATATACACCATCTTTAAGTTCAATTTTAGATAGTTTTCTATTACCATATGCATGACCCGTACTTTTTTCCCAACCAACTTTAGGATCGTCCCATCTATTTTCACCATGGGTTTGCCAAGAATTAATAATATCACATTCATATTCCATTTTAGGATCTATGCCAAAATCATGGAATGTTTTAGTTTTTGGAATGTCAGGGGGAAATAGAGATACCAGCATTGATTTAGAAAAAGCTTCAGCTTCTTCTAATGTTTCGAACCACTTGATTGTTCCTTCTTTTATGTTTCTTTCACAAGCAAGATAGGTAGTATTATCATAGCGTATTTTACCATGATCAATTACCATCGCAATACATCCTGCATCAAATTTACGGATACCTATTGCAGATGAACACATAGATACTACGTAAGTACCTGGTCTCCGCTCTTTACTTAAAGATTCCATAACTATTTTTTATTTGTTTGTTTATAACTTACTTTCTAATAAAGACTTAAACGCAGTTTTCGATTGTATGCCTGATTGTCGATGAATCTCTAATCCATTTTTATATAATATGACTGTAGGTACGCTCGTAATTTTTAATGAAGATACTTCATCGACATTTACATCAACATCTATTTGTTGTAATTGTACATTACTTCCGTAACTAGAACATACTTCATTAACAATGGGTTTAAAAGCTCTACAAGGGCCACACCATGCTGCTGTTACATATTTTACTAATATCATATTTTTAGATTTAAAAGAAAGCCCAATTAAGGGCTTTTAGTTATTACTTATTTAGATTTAGCATAAATCCATTAGATCCTCCTAATACAGTTGACGGTACGCGCGGTACATCACCATTCGCATTTACCCAACGAATGTACTCAACATATGTTGGACTAAGTTCTCGTGTCTTTAATTTAATCGCTTCTGCTTCACCAGCTGCAGTAATAACCGCTTGGGCTGAATCACCCTTTGCCTTTGCAATCTTTGTCTCGGCTTCTGCTTGTGCTGTAATTTTATCAAGTTCAGCTTGTTGTGCCTTTTGAATCGCTTCTGTTTTAGACTTAATAACATCAGCCAATTCATCTGGCGGAATTACACCAGGATTAATCTGTGTAACAGTAAAATATAGACTAAGTTCTTTATTTAATTCTTTTTCCACTTCTTGTTGATAGTGTTGTTTATTGTTAAAAATACTATCTATCGTATAGTTGTTACTAGCATTATTTAGTGCAATATTTGTTGCTGTTGCCAACCAATTATCCTCTAAATTTTTAAATTCACCACCTTTTAAAAGATTAATATACAAATCAGCAGCTTTTTCTGGCTTTAGTGAATAGTTAAAACTTGGTGCAACTGTTATCGAGAATCCCCCTTTAGTTGTTACTAAGAATTTATCATAAGCCACATGATTTTGTCTAATTGAATATTCTACGACATCGCTAATCCATGAATTATAATATACCCAACCCTTAACAGGTATTGCAACAGGTATACCTTTACTGTTACCAATTCTGTCAATTTTTAACCCTACATTACCCGCATCAATTCTTTGAACTGATATAGGATTAATAATCGATAAGAAGATAGAAACTACAACTGTTATTACGAGTTTAACAATTGCCGCGGGGTTTAACTCTTTACTGCGATGTCCAAAACGATCAGGCTCGCTTTCTGTGTAATAATTTTTAGAGTTAAATACGCCTAAGATGATACCGAGTACCAAAGTTGTCAAAATGAATGTGATAATTCCAATCATAACTGTGTTTTTTATTTGTTTTTAAATGTTTACTTAATTAATGATCTAACGAATACATATGCAACGAACAACGCTGTTGCCATTGTTACTACGTATAGACAAACTCCAAAAGTATTTGCAATAGTGTTGGGTAGCGTGAGTAAATAGGCTGCGAGTTCTAATATGTAGACTGAACCCATAAAACCTATAATAAATAGGCTTAGAATCGTAATGATTTCTTTGAACTTTTCCATAACTTTTATTTTAATATTAAACGATATTTAGATACACGTAGACCACATGAATCGGGTGAGGTAGTTTCGTGTGTGCAGAACCTCTGTTAATCGATATAAGTAAAAGTACGAATTATATTTTAATTAAAAAAATATTCGTTTTCGGTATTATATATTAACATAATCTGTACCGGGAATAAAATCTCTTTTATTATATTTTTCGAGTAATTGTCTCCACGTGTAACCAAAATCTTTTTGAAAATGCGGTTTATCTTTAAAAGACTTCCAATCTCCGCCCCATTCCCAACCATTAGCTTTTAAAATATTTACAACTTCCATCCAATCAGCTCTTCCATCTTTATCAAAATCAATAGTATCTTCCCAAGATGCTGTTTCAAATGTGCCATTACCATCTCTATCACGTAAAAGAACAATATCAAGTGCTAACCTATAGTTGTGAATGCTCTGTCCGCCTTTAGCCTTTGTAATAACGCCTAATCGTCTTCCTTGTGCATCAAATAATTTCGTTCTACCTTGCGCGTATAAAGCATTCTGTTCTGCAAATGATCTATAAGTATAAGCGAATCTACATATCGCCCTACCAGTTAAAGCGGGTACGATTTGATTCCTATATATGTTATCTACTTCTGTTCTAACTTTTGGATGCAGTAGTTGAATTCTTTGTAAAGTAATATTATCCATTGTCTTCGTTTTCATTGGTGAAGAAATTAGATAGTATCTTTGAGACACCAGCGATAATCATAATAGCTAAAGATAAACCTTTATAGTCTACCATAAAACTAAATGTTGCAATAGTCATTGCTCCAGCTAATATAGAATCAGCCGCTTTTCTTATAGATTTAGGAGTGGGTTCCCAATATCCTTTCCACGAATATTTCATAAGCCTATACGTTTATTATAAATATAAGCAAATGATAATATCGTTAAGCAGATATTACGTCAGCTATAATAGATTCCGATACTGATTTAACTTCGAAGTCCATGATACCACCAAGGTATTTTGTTATTCGAGCCTCAGCTTCAGTACAACTCATAGCATCAACTAGATATTGCACTATAACTTTTTTAATTTTACCGGACTTTTCATCTGCATGAGTGAATTGCACTTTTGCTAAAAAATACTTTTTCATTTATTGGTTGTTTGTTGTTTATTTCCAGAGTGCTTGAACAGCTATTATGATACAGCTTAAGATTATGCACACGATTGTTTTAAGACTTACGCCTTCTTTGAATATTAACCAAGACAATGCTGAAAATACAACTACGCCAATTGCAAAACCTAACAATCTGCCTGGCCACATATCGCCTTTATAATAATCGGCGAAGTAGTGTACACTCTTATAGAACGCGAAAGCGGCTGGTATACCTGATAGATATATCAGCCACTCGTTCTGTTGCAGTATTTTATATTTGTAGGATCCTTGAAATGATACGAAACTTATAGCTTGTCCTAAAGCTCCGTACAAAATAGCTAATAGCATTTTCATAACTGCCCGTTTTGTGCTTATTTGTGTAAGCGATTAATCTTCTTCATTCACATTTAGATACAAACCAGTTGATCTATTACCACCTTCTTCTTCGATGGAGTTTTTATAGTTCACGCCAGCTTTTTCTAATAGTGTATGAATCTCTTTTTTGATTTCTTTCAAACTGCTTATATATTCTTGCAGTTTCTTTTTTTCGTCCGGAGAAAGTTTGCTAAGTCTCATTAATATTTTTTAATAAATATTCGACAATTTAGCAATGTGTTCTGCTTGCTTAGGATCTTTTATGACAGCGATTTCATAGTCAGATTTTCCACTTGATGTAATTACACCGGAATATCGTTGAGCGGAACTATGATTAACGCATGTGTCTTTATATCCCAATTGAACACGTTTTTCTGGTATTTCTGATTGGCAAACTTTACAATACTTTTTTTGCATAACTTTAATTTTAATGGTTGATTACTTTGTTTTTACTAAATAATATAATGCGATTGTTAAAAATACCCATAACGCGGATATTAACGCCATTTTTACGGCTAATTTTTCTTTTTTGTTCATAACTTTTGTTTTTGTGATTATTGTCTTGTCGAATGTACGCTAATGACATCGTCTTCTATAACTAGATATTCTCCGCTTGTGCCTAAACAGTCTATGCAATAGTACTTATTACCATACGCTTTCTGCACAGCTTTTAAATCTATACGATCTATTTCTGTGTGGCCGAATATCTGAATGTATTGTTTCTTTAATTCAGACTTTTTATTTGATTTAAGAAGAGCCGTAGGTCGTATCCATATAGGAGTCTGATTCTTATCATTACCATACGGGTCCCATCCAGTGAATTCGAAAGCATGCGGTTTATACCTAAATAACTCGTTTAGTTCTACAGTGACATGCTCTACTGACCATCCTCCTTCGCCGAACACATTATTCATAAACACAGTGCTTACACCTGCGTGGGTAAATAGATAGTTATTAAAGCTATATGCCATTTGTAAATGCTCTCGATTTTGGTCAATGACATACTCGATTTGGTATTTGCCTACGCTTTGGTAACCAGAGGTACCAGTATATCCGATCTCTGGAAAGTAATGATGATCATGGTTGCCTATTAGTAATATTACTTCTATCCCTGATTTCTTTTTGAATTCAATTACATCGAGAAAGTTATTAATCTGTTCTTCGGTTTTTAAATCAAATGAATCGAAATAGTCTCCAACGAATATGATTCTATCTGGATGCTTTGAGAATGTGGTCTCCATATATGTGGCTAATTTCCAAGTGGAACGGCCATGTAAATCTCCAAATACTAATGTTTTCATAATAAATTTTTTTAGTCCCACCAACCTTGACTACGCTCTTCCATTATTCTCCAAAGTAGTCTATGACACCGGTCTTGATTATATTTACTCACAAAAAACGCAAGTCTTTCTTTATTTGATAAGTCCTCGTTAGGGTATAATTTCTTAATTCGTCTGACAGCACCTTTATACTTAGTTAAATAATCATCCCAGTTTTCAGAGTTAGTTTTTGTACTTATTGTAAAGTGATCTGAGCTATCTTCACAAGGCGTAAAAACAAGCTCGCTATCTTCGTAGTTGTATTTTTCAAATACATAATACTCTTCATGCTTACGTTCAATTAAGTTGAGTACCAAAGTCATATCACGATTATCCATAGGTACTCTAGTATGCCTGTTATGCTTAACAATGTACTCTCTTTGGAACTCTATCTTCTTCTGTAATACCTTTGTAATGTAGTAATCGTCCCAATTTCTATCCTTGTAGAGAGTAGGCATCCATCTGATAATGTTTGTTATGCCATCTATAAACTCTTTGAACCAGATAGGAGTGTGTCTACGCCAGGTCTTTCTATCCCATGCCGAATCTTTCGGGATTGGTAATTTAGTGTATTGCTTCATAATTACTTAGTTTCGTTTGTTAATGAATATGATACTTCTCCTGCTTTTTCTTCGACTAAAGTACCGTATTGTACTTCGTCATTAGTTAATTGGTAACCGAATTTGATTCCTGCTTGTCCGTTACGATTCTTAGAGAATATGATATATGTACCACCACCATCTTTATCTGACTCTCTACGCATTTCCATATGAGCATCAGTAATATGCTTCATCTTATTGCTACCCACGAATACTCCGCTTTTGGTAACTTGTTGAATCAGCATGAATGTAGTATACGCTTTACGTTTATTATTCCCTTCGTTATTCATTACGCAAAGATCTACTAACCATTTTTCTGCGGCTGTTTGAGACATAGAGTTATCTTCCTTAACAGATGCGAGTACTTCTACGATACTATCTACAAGTACGTAATCGTAGCCCTCTTGCATAAGCTTTTCCATAACGTCTTTAAAGTTGTGGTTCATAAAGTCAGATGTGAATATAGTATCTACTTCACCAAACACTGGAAATCTACGCATATATTTGAACATCTGAATCTTACTCATCTCAGCACACACAAATAAGCATTTTAAGTTTGGATTCTTTTTCTGCATATTTGACAATGTGTGAAGTAATACGGTAGTTTTACCCACACCTGGGTCACCTGTACACATAATGTTAGTCGCGACAGGCACACCGCCTTCGTGAGAAAACAACATATCTACGATAAGTCCACTACTATGGCATTTTAACATGCTGTCATTAACATCGAGTGAATTCAGCTTAACTACTTTTGAGAAATTAATATCTTCGGCTTTTGCAACTTTTACGCCTTTTTTAATTGTGTGCGTACGTTTACCTTTGTTTGCTAAATATTGATCGACAGTGATGCCTAATTCCTTTGCTTTTAATTTCGCGTAATACATTTGTCCGTAACTCAATTTTGATTTTTTATTCATAACTTATTTTTTTAGTTAAACGAGAAACGTAAAATTATAACAATGTTTTGAACTAAAAAAATTTTTTATAGGTTTTTTTAAAAATTGTCCATTGATAACCAAATAGTTAACCTAACTTATTGGAAACCAATAAATTGCAACTAATTGACTATCAATCTGTTATATTACGAGCTCACCAGAAGCTCATGGTCAGCGCATAATTTTTGACGATATATGATCTATGGAAGTAAAAATAGCTGCCCAAATTTTACTTGGTGTGTTTAGGGAAGCTTCTATAATAGCCATTAGGGCCTAGCAATATACTCTAATATGATTCTTGATAGCTCTTGAATAGCTTTTGTGTTCTCTTGCACTAAAGATGCCATTCTATCTCGCTCTTCGCTAATTAAATCAAGCATTTCCTCTTGAAGTTTATCTACCTTCTTTTCTAATTCACTATTTTTTTTCTCAAGTCTTTGCCATTGATTATAAGCAAAATATCCTAATACTAATGCTAAAGCACCTAATACCCCGTATTGAAGGAATTCGGTAGATAGTGAAATTTTTGGATCCATCCTAATAGTCTAATTTTTACTAGCTTTGTATATTACCTTTTCTGTGTATAAATATACCGAAAGTCTTGTAAATTTAGATATTGTAAAATAATCTTAAATAATTTATGCACTTTTTTGTATCTTTTTTTGCTCGCTTTTTTGCAGCTATTTCAAAAGGATGATCATCGTAATCAAACTTTTCAGCAAGCTTTTGATATTGACTATCTGATTGCTTATAATGAGCATACTCTTCTATAATTGTTGATACTAAATACTCTAATTCTTCTGGCTTTTTTATGTCGCTATTTATATAGATAATGTTTTCTAAGGGTTCATAATAACCATCTAGATCTTGATCTTCATGATCTTTAAACTTCTTATAGCTTATATGTGGATACGGTGCATATTTAGATCTACCGTAATTTTGAATGCACCAATATAATACTTTATTAACATGTCCTTTATTCAATCTCATATTCCCGATATTTGAAAAGCTTTTATTACTTTCTTACTCATCTTTCTGTAATTCATTCTGAAGGTGGGTGACATAACATTAATTACACTTATATTTGTATATGGACTATTTTTAGGTGTACTCCAACGTCTTGTTGTTTTTATGTGATTATAAAACTGTACATATGCATTTGCCTTTTTTATATAATGATCTAAATCAATATCTAAATTAAACTTTTTGATTATATTTACAGATCGCTTTTCATTATCTAGTTCGAGATATTTTACTATATCGATATGTTTTTTGTAATCTCGTACTACTTCTTTTTTAGATAACCATGCATCCATCTTATTGACAGAATCATATTTGATCATTTTTTTCCATATGTCACAATTATCCAACCACTGAGTCATATGCGCATACTCATGAACAAGTATCTCTAAACTATCTTCTCGATTCATTGCGCATACTAGTTCTAAAGAGGATTCATCAAAATATCCAGAACATTTAATATTATTTGATAATCTTAGATATGAAACTGGTTTAAGTTTGCATTTTATTCCATATTTAGCACACTCTGATTTTACATGATCGATGAACGCTTTTGTATTTTTTGTCATATTATTATTTAGTTAATTGATCTTTTACTTGTGATAGCGATATTAAGGTGATTCCAAATGGAAGCAGTACTATTATTATTGCTAAGTATGCTAATAAAGAAATTCCCCATATTATTGTAAGGAATATCCATTGTTCTATAACCAATAAAAGTGCGTCTTTAAACTTTATAGATTCTAAGAATCCACTTAATATTAAAATGCAAAATCCTAAAGAGTAACATATGATTAATAAAAGAAATAGCACATATGTTATCTTAGTCACATAATAAATTAACTTAGCAAAAAAACTACTATTAGACCATAATATGCCTAATAATATTGATAAAGGAAATAATATTAGTGCAAAAAGTACACAAAATATATTAAGATAAGTTGAAATAAGTACACCGTAATGCACAAAATTAGATTCGAGTAACATAACTTTTATTTTGAATAGATACAAATATACCACTATATTTCGATATGGTAAAATTTAAGTTTCTAGTGATATTTAAACGTAGTCTACTAAATCTGAGAGATCGTCACTCGATTTATAATTTGTATCTGCTTTTTCTATACTATCTTTATTTAGGTTATCTAATTCTACACCTAATTTTTTAATATGATCTATATAAAAACTATCTAATTGGTAAAATTCTTTTTTCTCTTGCTTCGCTTGCGGTAAATTTAAAGATATAGTTTCTACTTTTTCAACAACTGAATCTTCATAGAAATCTAAACAATGTAAGAATGAACAGTTATAGCAAACAAATTCCATATTTTGTATTCTCCAATCACTTTTATCCCCATTCTTGAAGTTTAATAGTATCGGAATTTTATTATCTTCGACTCTTCTTTCTTCGAAGCCACATCTATTGCACTTCTCTTCTAGTTTTTCGTGTACTATTAAGTTGTCCTTTAATTTTTGTATACGTTCAGGACTGTATTTTTGATTTGGTTGAAGTATATTTTCCCAATTTATTCTTTGCTTTCCACCAACCCAACTACGACCTATAACCCCTTTCATAGCTTGATTCATATGTAGATCGAATAAGCTTTTACCCGTTTCAGGATCTCTATACGCCTTAGCATACTTCTTGTATGTAGGATAACTTACTTCAAGAAATTCAGCCGCTTTTTTATTAGACGTGCTATTTGCCATAGCTTTTCTAATATCCTCTTCTGTGAGTTCTATTCCTTTATATACCCAGTTCCCTATTTGGTTTTCAAACTTCTTTTCTTCCATAGACTAATCTATTTTTGGATTGACTCTTCTCATTAGATTATATAAGTCATAAGGATTGTTTAAGTACACCTCTTCTCCTGTCATTTCAATTATAATTGGATTGATAGTGTTATCTTCTGGATTTATTCTTTCGTATAGATAAAATGATATTAGATTATAGCACTCTTTTCCATAACTAGTATAAAGTAATGCATCAATAACTTCTAAAAACTTATCATCATAGTTAGATAGATCTATATTCAAATCATATTGTGATATTATAGATCTCGCTTGAATCTCCTCTAACGTATTAATTACTTGTTTAAACAACTCAAGTTTCTTATCAGCTTCTGATCTTCTCTTTCTTCTAACTACAGAATTTGTATTTAATATCTTATCTACTGTTATTTTTAAATCCTTATAATCATCCATTTGCATCAATTTTTTTAAGTGATTTAGATTGCTTTGATTGTATCTTTGTGATTAGAGCATTAATTCTTGCACACTCTACGTAATCCTCTTTAGCAACATTCTCAGATAAGCATGATGATAATGCAGATACCCAATCTTTTTTGTGTAAGTCCATATAGTAGCTACTATTATTTATTTCGAATAAAGTAGCATAATTACTTTTATTCTTGATAGCTTCTTCTATTGCATTTGGGGTTTCTTTAAGAACAAGAGTCTTTAAAGATTCTGAAGTTAGTAAATCTTCTGAATCATATGAGCTTAGGTTTTCAATATATGCTCTAACTTTTCTGTTGTTTTTTGCCATAACTTTTGATTTTTATTTTATTTACTACCTTTAATAACGTCCATTAATATCTTTGAGATGGAGTTTAATGGTACTATAAAAGATATTACATTTTTGTATGGGTTTCTTTCATTATAATCTAAGGCAATACCTGAATCTCCAAATCTTTTTTGAAGAGCTACGCTTATTTTATTCGCCAACTCTTGAGTTTCTCTTGGATCTTCTGGTGGTTGACTCATTACGAATTGTAAGTTGATTCCTTTTTTTGTTGGAGCACTAGAGATTTCAAACTGAAGTGTTAGGCTTTGTCCTAGTATTGTAATTGGGTATTTTGGGTTTAATGAGCTCATCTATGTTTTCTTATAAATATCTAAATTTTTATGAATTTACTTGTATAATATTCGTCGTCTAATCTAATTAGATTTTTTTCGTAAGTGTCTAAACTTTTAATAGTTATCTTAAATATATCTAATTCGAATTCTCCAATATCTCCAGACTCTATGATTATGTCAGCTAATTGTTGTATTATTCTAAAACTATCATTTGTTAGTTTATTTGCATCAAATTCAATTACTATATTATTTTCACTAATAGGATCATTAAATCCTTTTAATAACACTCTTTTACTTAAATCAAACTTTGTATTGCTTTGTTCATTTTCTATGTATGCTATAGTAATAACTTGCATTGTATCATCTATGTATATTCTATCGCACCACGGTTCAAGTATTTGTAAAGCTTGTAAAGTGCAGTTAGATACAACAAACGCTATATTATATTTAGTTGTTGATGATCTATTTCCCCATTTTCTAATATAATTACGATTTGATTTAACTTCTATTAGCTTTGTAGTATTAATATATTCTTCTGAAAATCTAGATGTTTTACTAACGAAATGATAGCAAATTGCATCTAATATAGTTATACATTCTAATCCTAAAAGTTTTAATCTCATTATTAGATCATCATCTTCACAAAACATAGGATTAAATAAATTATCCATTCCTTTAATGCTTAGTAATAGATTTCTAGATAAACACATAAAAAATGTTATGCCTTGCTCATATTTATTTTCATATGATTTTTGAGCTTCTTTTGCAAATTCGTAAAAACTACTAAGATTGAAGGTTTCAAGATCAATTCCAAAATCTCTAATAATCTTACCAGGTCTTTCATGGTCTGAGAAGATCGGTGGTTCAACAGTTGTATACGATATAACTTTATTTACACTTATGTGTTTTATTAGATTCTCTATAAAATTAGGAGCTAATACTATATCATTATGTAAATAAACAACATACTCTTTTGTTGAAATCTCTGCAGCTTTATTAAATGTATCTGAAAATGTTCCATACTCTTTAGAATAATAATATTTTAAATAAGCGTCATTTAGTGAATCTAACCACTCATGTGTACCATCAGTTGATGCATAACTAACAAAACAAATCTCAATCTTTGGATAAAGTGCTCTTGTTGTTTTATAAAAATGTTTAGTATAGTCTAGATTATTTTTTAATCCAACTAATAATGAAATATTATTTTTCATTCTTAATACTTGTTAATAATTTATTATATAATTCAATATGTGAAATAGCAATCTTCTTACTGTCGCATAGCTCTATAATATTCGCAGGTTGATCTACTTCTATATTAAGAATATTTCCATGAATGTCTATTATATACATATAACCTGGAATTCCACAACACCATCCTTCAAGAGTCGTACGACCTAGTAGAATACCGCCTGTAAAGTGCATCTGCTTAACAATAGTTTCAGTATTCCATCGCTTATCTAGATACTTTATATTAGGATGATTAAATTGAAATCTACTTTCACTCATTATATATAAATCCCAATCATTTTTAATACATTCATTAGCTAAGTGAGATATTGCACTAAATCGAATAGGATCTAATACTTCTCCTACAAATATTCCAGAATATCTATCTAGTTTATTTATATATTCTAAATTAAATCTGCTTTGATCTATTGGATTATATATCAAAGATACTTTACTCTCAGGTATATTATATTGATCTATTAGCATTTTCTTTATAGGCTCTCTTATAGCGATATAGTGAAAAATATTAGAGTCGATAATTGGATCTTCTGATCTTATTTCTGAATGTATTATACTTACGAGTGGTGTATTTTTAAAATTACTAAGCATATATGAATTAACTTGTGGTTGACTTGCCACAATAATATCATATTTTTCATTAGTATCTATATTTGTTAAATCCAATTGTTTAATACCACTTAACTTTAATCTAGTTTGATCTGCATTATCAATATTACGTAAAGTAAATAACGTAACTTCATGGCCTAAATAATTTAATTCTCTAACTAATTCATAGTGATATAATTCACTTCCTCCTAAACCATTTACATTTAAGCAACCAATTAATATCTTCATAATGTCATTTTTTTATATACCTCTAATATACCTTGTTCTAATCCTATATAATCTATATTGTAAGGTATAAGTTTATTTGATATATAGTCATCTATTTTAGCATTTTCAACATTTATATGTACTTTATAATCACTTAAATTATTTATTAAATTTGCTATCTCTAATAGACTAATAGATCTTGAATAAGCACAATCAACATCCTTAAGTAATAAACTTTGGTCATTTTCTATATAATATTCAATGACTTTAATTAAGTCTTTCATATAGAAAAAAGTCATTTTTTTATTTTGAATATTCATAGATTGTTTACCAATGTATCTTAGTAAATTTGCTCTTATAAATCTTGTATCTAACTCATACTCATTAAATACACCGAATATTCTTATATTATAAAAACCATCTTTTTGCAAAATAGAATTAGCTATTATTCTTTTACTTATACCATATGGAGATTCTGGACTATTGATTTCTGCGCCTGATGCAAGATTAATAAACATTCCATAATTTTCTTTACATTGTAATAGATTATAGTACATTGTTAAATTATCATCAACTACATTCCAATCATCTTTCTTAAGTCTACTTCCACCAACTATTGCACAATGTAATATAATATCAAAATATTGGCCTTTAAAATAATCTAATGTTGATTTAGACGATGTTAGATCAAATAGATCTCGTGTATGAGCCACTATTTCATATTTGTCTTTTAACGCTAAATATAAGCTATAGCCTATATAACCTCTTGATCCGGTTATTAGTATTCGCATTTATTTTTCTTTTGAATAATCACCGAACTCAACAATAATAGTACTTTTTCCATCTGTTCTATTTAAAGCATATTCGTAACTTGGAACAATATCTTTTGGTTCATGTAATTCAATAACTTGTATTGTTTTACACATAGATCTAAACGCATCAGAAAAATTACCCTTATGTTGATCTTGTGGATCTACTGGTCTTTCACTACCTACTGCTACTCTTATAATTGCTTTTGGAGTGCATCTACCATCTGACATTAGTGAAAATTTATCTAAATGATTGATTATTTGATCTGTACCCATTAATAAAAAATTCCATCTAGGTATTATAGAAACTGGTATATATCCATTTAAAGCTAATCCGTTTACTACACCGCATTGTAAATACTCAGCTACTGGAAATTCCATTTTTTTATTAGGACTAATATGTTCTAATGTATCATATAATCCGGTTCCAGCATATTCAACTGCTTGTCCTATGAATACAACCTTATCATTTAACGATAACATAGTCATCGCTTTTTTTAACTCTTCAAAATATTTCATAATTTGTATAATTTAAAATTGAACTCGTTGACCAGCTCCAGCATGCGGATATTTTTTATTTTCATATTCATAATAAACTAAATTTGATTGTTTATATATGCAATTATTTTTTATATCATTTATAAATCGATCTTTATCATCTATAAAATAGGGTGTAGATCTTTTCCATACATCATCAGTTGGAGTTAATACAGATAATTTATTTGATTCTACTACGAACGTTATTGGTAGATTGTAGTTTCTAGAATATTTATATGCTTCATGAAAATTACCTGTCTCAGCAGACATATCACCTATCCAACACCAAACATGGCCGGTACTGCCTCTTAATTTATTTCCCAAAGCTATTCCAGTAGCTATTGATGGAATTCCTCCTACAATAGAGCTACATATAAATTTATATTCTGGGAGTGTTTGAATCATGGATTTGCCCTTAATGATTTCATTCTTTAGAAGATCTGCAGGTATACCTTTTAATAAAGCTTGATAGTGATTTCTCCAAGTACAACATACCCAATCATTAGTAATATCTACACTATTAAATACGCTAACTATCTTTTCCTCATTTCCACTATATAAATGTATTGGAGCTTTTATTTTTTTATTATTAAATAGACTAGCTATTTCATTTTCAAATTCAATTAATTGTTCTATTGTTACCATATAAATTTGTTATTGTAGTAATTTACTATATTTTTTATTTCAATGTTAAATTTCTTTTTTGGTGTCCATCCTAAAGATCTAAGCTTATTATCATTTAATGCATATCGTATATCTTGACCTGGTCTACTATATGAAAAGTCTATGTAGTTTAAATATGACTCATGCTCTGGTATTCCGTAAAATTCAATTACTTGCTTAATAGTGTCTATGTTTTGTTGCTCAAATCCTCCAGATATATTATAAATTTCTCCAATAGTTCCCTTATCAATAATTGTTATAACTGCGTGAGCTGTATCTTCTGCGTGTAGCCAAGTTCTATAAGGTTCTCCATTATTATGTAAAGGTATTCTTCTCCCTAAATTCAAAAATTTAACAGCTTTAGGTATTAATTTTTCAACATATTGCCCTATTCCATAATTATTTGTAGGTCTTAGTATTATATACGGTATATTATGTGTTCTACCCCAAGCCATTATTAGCATATCTGCAGCTGCTTTTGTAGCTGAATATGGATTTGATGGCTTAAGCATATCTATTTCTATATGCTCTCCTAATCCTATATCTCCATAAACTTCATCTGTACTAAAATGTATCAATGTTGGTTTTTTTGAATTCTCAGCTCTATAATTCTTTATTAGCTCTAAAAGATTATGTACACCATCTATATTAGATTTTACAAACTCAGTACTACTTACAATACTATTTCCAACATGAGTTTCTGCTGCTGTATTAATAACATAATCACAATCATATAAAAACGTAAGATCATTAATATCACAGTGTACAAAAGAAAAGTTTTTATATTTTTTAAACTCCTCTAATAGATATTTATTAGCCGCATATGTTATTTTATCTACGCCTTTCACATACCAACCTTTTTCTAAACATATTCTAGTTATGTAAGATCCTATAAATCCCAAACATCCAGTAATATATACTACTTTTATCATTTTATAAAATATTAATTTATATGTATTGATTAAAATGGGTTTTTAATACCTCTTCTCTTTCATAATTAGTAATTCCAGTTAAATGAGCAATAAAACTTTCTTTAGTCCATTCATTTATTATTAAATTTTGTGCATTAGGTCCAGTTCGAACTGGATCATTTAACCACGTTTTAGTTTTTGTTAAACAAAGAGGAACGCTATTTAAGTATTTATGCTCTAAAATTTTAAAACAATTTACTATATCGTTATGTTGATGTATTATATTTAGTGTAATTTGTTCAGCCATAATATTATGTAAATAATATTGACTAGTTTCATAAAATTTATTGAATAAATCATTTACATCTTCTGTACGACGAATAATAAAATTCCCTGTGCTAAATCCATTTTTTCCAGCTGGACCTCCTTCATAGCATAACCAATCATATGAACTATAAAAAGTATGCTTACTATCTATCATATCATCTATAGTAATATTTGGATTTGTTATTATTGAATCTCCATCTAACCACATAACAACATCATATTGTTGTAATAATGTAAAACACTCCCAAGCTCTAACAAATCCTATATAAGATGTGCCTATATTTTTTTTAGTAAATCCACATTGTTCTATTTCATTAAAATGTCGTTTTATAATTAAGTCATAACTATGTTGTTTACAATATTTTAATTTTGAATTTAATGTTAAATCTAAAACATTCCACATTGATTGATCAGCTCCAGTTACTACAACTTTATTCATATTAAATCTTTTAAATATATGTTATATAGTTTATCGTTATTATAAGCATACTTTAAGGCTACTTCAAAATTATGTTTAACATATATTAACATACTTTCATAGGTTTCTTCATTTAGATTATTAACTATGTTAATTAATTCATCTATTGTATTAAATGTAATAATACCGTTTGTATTAAAAAAATTACCAATATTTGTGCAACCTCTATATATTGGGATAGTTCCAGTTAAAAAGCAATCTAATATTTTTTCTGTAAAATAATTATCTGAAATGCCATTCTCAATTGCAATTGAAAATCTATAATCTTTTAATGCTTCTATTTTTCCTGTTACTTCATGATACCCAACGCCTCTAATATCTATTGTAGAACCTAGTTCTTTTAAAGAATTAACACACGCAACTCTAAATCTATGGCCATCAGTAATAGTTTTATTAGAAGTTATAAAAGATACTAATTTTGTTTTTTCGTAAATATTATATAAACCTTCATCTGATAAAACTGGATATTCTAAGGAGTGCACATTCTTATTTAAGACAACCTCATATCCTCCATTTCTAAAAACAGCATTAGGTAACTCTAGTAATTGAGGATCATAGGTTAGTATACGATCAAATTTTTCATAATTTTTAAATACAATTTCATATACGCTATTATGTTCTAATAAGTGCCTAGGTTCGTGTATATCTGCAACTATTTTTCCTCGTTTAATAGGAATTTCTCCATTAATATACTTGATTATTTCTGTATCTTGAATTAAGGTAACATCAAATTCTCCATTTAATTGATTGTACACATAAGAAAATAATGTTGGAATCGTATTTCTTTCTCTATATTCTCCAAATACATTTACTAATGGAAGTTTATCTCCTGATAGTCCTTCTTTATATTTTTTTCTATTTCTAATTTCAACTTCAAACTTATGATTCTCTATTGATTGTCTTTCTTGAGATCTTACTTGGTTTTTTGGTGTCATATTATAAACGCATGTGAAGAAATCAGGTACGCCTATTTTATTTTTTGGACACATCTCTTGATAGATACAACCCCAAGCGACATCTATAGCATGCCAATAATAATCGCCTGTAATAAGCGATTTTAAATCTATCTTATTTATACTTTTAAATAAAAATTTACGGTATGTTCTTAGATGACTCGCTTTAAACATATCTCTCCTATAGAGTTTATGATCATGTACAAAATTTTCATGAGGTACACCATATACTGTAGATTCTATAAGTCTATCAGATCCATCATAACATACGAATCTACCATAAGTCATCCAATAATCATAGTCATTATATAGTTTATTTAAGTTCGAAAGAGTGTTCTCATCAAAAAACCAATCGTCACCATCTAAATGCACTAATATATCATCATCGCTATCAGACGCAAAATCTATATATTCAACATAATTATAAGCTGCTCCTTTATTTTCATCATTTCTTATTAACGTAAATCGACTATCATGCTCTATTATTGATTTTACTTTTTCATACGTGCCATCAATCGACGCATCATCTATATATAACACTTTAAAATTGTCATATGTTTGATTTATTATACTGGCTAAATTATATTCTACCCAATCTTCGTTATTATATGAAGGCGTAATTATTACAAACCTATTTTGTTTTTCCATCAATAAATTTGTTTAATACAACTTCTATATAATCAATCTTTTCTTTATCTATTACTGGAGATGTGCCTAGAAAGAATGTATCGGTTGTAACCTTTCTTGCGATTGGATATTTTTCTATTACTTCTTTTGGATCCATCAAACCCGCATACGCTGGTTGCAACATTATATTTCCAGCAAAATACGGTCTTGTTTGTATTTTATTAGATTCAAAAAATTTACAAATATCTGATCTTTTAAATGGAGCACCATCTTTTATAGTAATTGGAAAAGCAAACCAATCTACATCTGCGCCTAATTGAGCTTCATGTAAGTGGAAATATTCATTATATTTAGAAAAAACATTATATAGGTTTTTATAGTTATTTCTTCTTTTTATACCTATTTCCTCTAATTTTTCCATTTGCACTAATCCAATAGAGGCCTGTAATTCTATGGGTTTTAGATTATACCCTATTTCTTCATATACATACTTATGATCAAATAATTCGTCTGGTATACTTGGCACCCAATTATTAAATCTGCAACCACATGCTCCATTTTCTAATAGATTCTGTTTACCAATACAAAAACAACCTCTTCCCCATTCTCTAAAACTTCTTATAACTCTTTCTAGTATAGGATCGTCTACTGCTACAAATCCGCCTTCTCCCATAGTTATATGATGCGCTGGATAGAAAGAACAACTTGCCATTTTACCGAAAGATCCTAAAGGTTTCCCTTCATAAGTTGAACCAAGTGCATCACAACAATCTTCAAGTAATACTAATTTGTATTTTTCTACAATCTCCATTAACCTTTTCATATTCGGAGGATTACCAAGAACATGCGCAAAAGTTATTATTTTTACATCTGGATTTTCTATGCATGCTTGCTCTACTTGATCTAAATCTAAATTAAGTGTATCTAATTCTATGTCTACAAATATTGGCTTAAATCCTACTTGCAATATTGGATTTATAGTTGTTGGAAATCCAGCTATAGGCGTAATTACTTTGGTGCCTTTAGGTAAATTAGCATATCTTTTTGAAGTCATTGCTAACATCATCAATAGATTTGCGCTAGATCCACTATTTGTTAGTAAACCAAAATTTTTACCAAGTTTTTTAGGAAATTTTCTTTCAAACTTTGTAGCTTCAGCACCTAATACTAGCCACTCGCTTAATAGAGTTTTAACAGCTACTATATACTCTGCTGAATCAAAATATGGACCTGCATATTGAACCCAATCTTCTCCAGCTTTCCATGATTTTTTGCTGTGTTTATCTTTTATATATTGATCAACTAGTGATACTATTTCTTTTTCCGTAACCATTTTTTATTTATAAACTATTTAGATCTAAATTAGAGTTATTCATCTTAATTATCAAATCCACAAGAGTGCTAATTTGTGTACTCTTTATAACATTATCGCAATTTATATTATTCCAATAATCATTGTATTTATCTCTTGGAATAGCATTCCAAACTTTACTTATTGGATTATAATGAAATATCCAATTAAATAAACAATCATTTTCTTCTGAATTTGGATATACATTTTCGTAATCCTGATAAGTATTTTGTTTCATGCTTTATATTTTACTGTAAAAATTATTTTGTTGCTCTTGTTTAGCTATGTCTTTATTATGATGTAAACACCAATCTAAACTATCTGTAGGAAACTCTGCTATATGAGAATAACCGACTATTCGTTCATGCACTTTTCCTTCCCATTTTATATTAACTTTATTTCTAACTATCCTACTTTGATAATCTGGCCAGTTAATTAGTCCATCAGGATCGACTCTCCAATTCCATACTTTTATATGCTCTTGTGTTAGTCCTTTAACCGTATTTGCTCTTGGTACCATGAATAGATCAACTGGATTGCTATCTAATACTTGATGTAGATAGTACAACATATTCTCAGATAAAGTTTCGTCAGCATCTATGAAGTAAATATAATCTTTTTTACAATTACTTTTTAAATTATTTTTAAAGTCTGCGAAATTTTTATTTAGCTTATATGTTATATATCTTACTCTACTATCAGAATCAATAAGCTGTTCAATATACTTCTTTATCGATAATGCATCGCTATCTGTACATTCATCTTGTTGAATTACAATCTCATCATTTTCTTTTATACAAGGTAACAACTGTTTAATAAGTCTTTTGAATTCTTTGTATTCGTTACAGCAAGTTATAGCGTAAGATATAGTTATCATTTTGATGATTTATATTAAATCTAAATATTCTAATGCGCTTACATAATCTGTTCCAAAATATTGCATACTACTTGGATCTGATTTATGAGATTTGTTTTTAAATACTGGTTTCTTCTTTTCTTGTTTTGTTAATGGTATATTTTTAATTGCACACCATTGAGCATCTTCTTTACAAGTTCCATTCATAAAAATAGTGCCTCTATCTAGTATATTAACTACGGTCGGGTACCACACTCTTCCTTCAGAATCTATTTTCTTAAGATCTTTATATAGTTCTGGCATCTCTGCTTCGAATGTTTCAAAATCAAATTCCCCTTCTCTTGCTAAATCGTTTGATTGATGTCCACAACCTAAACACATATATGCATTGTGAAATTCATTCATAGCTATAGAGTAGCAAGCGCCTTTTTCTCCGCATAGAGGACAATCTATTAGGTTGTCTTTTACTTTATCCATGTAACACCTCCTTTGTAGTAGTAGTAGTAGTTCCATTTGAATCTGTAGTAGTGTACCAAAAAGGCTGTCCAGGTGGGACAGTCGGAGAATATGGACTAGTCCATGGATTAACTCCTATAGGAGATGGTGCACAAGTACTGTCTACCTTGTCTACTTCTTTTATTGCCTTTTCAATATCTATTTTCATTTGGCTATCTGTTTGTGCTGCTAGATAACCTTTTAGCCAATATACAAATTGTTCGTGTGTCATGTTATTCTACTTTTGTAAGTTTTGGTAATTCTATTTTTTTCAATTTAGGTAACTGTAATTGAACAGGTTTTGGAAAAGTCGATAAATACTCTGAAAGTTTATCTTTCATTTTTTCCATTGAAAAGTTTGTCTTTGCATAATAGGCTTGTCTATTTGCTAAATCAGACTTATACTTATCATAGTTGTTATAAACTTGTTCTAAGGCCGTTTGTGCAGCTTTGGTATTAACTTTAAACCATTGCGATTCTGGAATTAACATATTTTCTGCGACTGCTGATCTATGGATATTTTGTAATTCCCCTGGTAACATTACGCAAAACTCTTCATTTAAGAAATCTATATGTCCTGACCAATTTGATGCTATGATAGGTTTTTTACATACTGAGAATTCTAATAGAGGTCGGCCATAACCTTCACCATGACCAAAGTATATCATTGATTTTACTTTTGGGTGGTTATATAGATTGTTAATCTCTTCTTCAGATATTTCACCATGTAATAGATAGATATTTGGTAAATCTTTAGAGTTGACAGTATTTCTTATTTTATCTATCATTTCTAAGAGGTCCTCTCTGTCTATGATGCTATTAGCTACTTTTGTAGTTTTTAATATTAAAGCAGGCTTATTTTTTTTATTTTTAAAAGTCTCTAAAAATATTTTTATAGTTCCAGATACATTCTTTCTATCTTCTCCAAAATCTCCTTGCAACCAATGACCAACAAATAAATAACAAAAATCTTCTTTAACTTGACTTATTGTTTTAACTAATTTGGTATTTGTTAATTCTTTTTCTGGTATATGGAAATACTTATTAAGATCTACACCTTCAAAAAGAACTTCTATAGGTTTTTCAAGTTTAATCTCTCTTCTAACATTACCGTGATTATCTTTTTCTTGGAATTGAGAACTATTAAATACATTCTTTGCATGCTCTGAAGATACTAAAGTTAAATTCATTCTATTAACTCCGTCTATCCAAGTTGAATGTGCTATAGTAGTCTCAATACCCGCAGTTACACCAACATTCATTAACTTTCCAATTGGTTGGAATTCATTAGGTACTGTGATTTGAAACCAATAATCTGGTTGTACTGTTAGTTGATTATTTGGTAAAATAAGATCTTTTAAAAATCCCCATTCTTTTGCATGATTTTCTATATATCCCCAACTTGTAGCTCCCCATCTTTGAGAAAGTATTTTTACATCCCAATCATCTTTTTTAAGTTCATATAGAGCCTTTACAAAATCTCTAGCTCTTGATCCATATCCACTATTGGTATCGATAGGACAACTAATTACGCATAACGGTTTCATATTAATATACTAATTTGTGTGTTATTTTTTTTCTTGGTAATTTTTCTATTTTTATGAATTCGAAGTCCTCTTTTGGCTTCCATTCACTAAAAGTTTTTTCTATAGATGATATGACATTTTTACTCATATTTGTACTACTCATCATAGACTCATCTGATGTTGCCCAGTCTCTTCCTTTCATGCCTCTATGTATTCTATCTTCTGGAGTTAGGTTATATACATTCTCTATAGCATTAGCCACATCTCTAAAATCGCATCTATCATCGAATATGTATGGCGTAGGTATAGAACCAACTATTGACATATTAGTAGGAAATACTGGCATTGCCCATACTCCATGTTGTCTATATTTACCAAAATGATTAGAAGGGAAATCTTTTGTAAAATCTACCCAATTTCCTTTTTCATCTTCAAATCTAAGTTGATCTTGCATACCGCCTGTAACATTAGCAATGATCATAGTGCCAGCCATCATAGATTCTGTTAATGATAATCCCCAACCTTCATTAGATGATATTAACGCAGTAACGTCTGCGATATTATACATGTAATTTAATATATTAGTAGGTACCGCGCCTTGTTCAAATTTTACTTTTTGATATTCAGGATCACATAATAATTCAACTACTGCATTAAGATTAGTTCCATTCTCATCCATAGCTTGCGTATGCAATAATAATGTACACTTCTTAGCTTTCTCTTTTCCTATGCTATCACAGAATAGTGCATATGCTGCGATAAGATCAGAAGTACACTTTCTACGAATATTTCTAGCATTATAGAAAACTACAAACTCTGGTTGATCTTCACCGAATAAGTTCTTTTTATATGATTGTAAACCTTCATACTCCTCTTTCATAAATTCATTTATGGGGTAGAATAGTCTATCATTGATACCATGAGGAACGTAAGTAATAACTTTGTCTTTTGCTTTTTCTCCTAAAACTAATTCGTGGATATTTTTAGTTTGTTTAGATATTGACATTAATAAGTCACATGATTCATAATATGGCTTATTATATAAAGGAGCAGGATAGTCATCCCAGATTGATAAGTATAGTATAGGTATTTTTTTTCTAATTTCATTTTCCATTTGAAATAACCACACCCAATATCTAGGATCAGTAAATAACATGATCGCATCGGGTTTTTCAATTTCTAGTATCTGTCTAACAATCTCTGGTGTTCCATATCCATTGCATGGATAAAGCGTCACAGAAGAGTCTGGGATATTCATGGTCTTATTCGTATCTTCTGATAGATCAAACCTTTTGCCGTAATCTGGATGATTGATAGCAGCTCCTAAATTAACCCAATTGAATCTGTGAGAAGTGCCTATAACTATTTCTCTTGACATTGTAGCGATACCACTTGTCATTCGAAGATCGTCACTCATTAGTAAGATCTTCTTTCTTTTTGATTTTTCAATATAACCTTCTGGTAAACTTTGCATATACTTTTATTTTCCGATTGCGTTTAGGATCTCACTTCCTGTATAGTGAGTATTATATGTTTGATGTATTTTGTATCTATAATCTGCATCTGTCATATATAAGAACATTGATCTATGAACTAAATCTTGAAAATTAATTGATGTTCTTATACTCATAATTTTAAAGTCTTGATATATTTTATCAGGCATCTTTACTGTTGTGGTAGAAAATTTTTTTTCCATATCTTTTATTATAAATATACATAAATATGGAAATACACATTATTTATTTTTATCACAAAGATCTGGACTTGCATTATATGGACAATACTTGCAAGACGAAGTATTTTTTTCGTATACTCTTTCTGTATTATACTTAGCTTCTGGAGTAAAACACTCTTTTATAAAGTTCTCAAAACCTTCATAAGCCTCTTTAACCTTTTTCTTTTTATTAGCAGGAACATACTCTTGAATTCTTGAGATTGGGAATTCAGAATTTTCATAGATCTTTCTTTTAACAATAAAGAATTTAACATCTATTTTATCTTCAGGTATATTTAATGCTTTTGAATAGAAGTGTTTATATAATAGAATTTGTGTTAATTTAACTTTGTCCTTTTTTTCTTTTTCTCCCCAACCGCGTGTTGATGTTTTTATATCATATATTGTGTATGTATCAGTATTTTTATGATATAAGATAAAATCTATATAACCTTGTATTAATACATTAGGACTGTAATCAGTTACTTGTTGTAGTACTGGGATTTCTATACCAACTAATTCTGTATCTTTCTTTGAAAAATATTTAGATCTATTCTTTTTAAACCACTCTATAGAGGCTATTCCATCTAATGTAAATTCTTTAAGTTCTTCTCTAGTTGTGTAATGCTCATTATTATTACTTTCTAAATCTTTTTTGTAGTTATCTACCATTCGATTCTCAAGATATTCAGATAGATTTATTTTATCAGCCGCAACTATTGATTCATTATACATTACACTTAAATAATGTTGTAAAGTTTCGTGTAAAGAAGTACCGTATAAAAGGTGTATTCCTGGTTTGAATACCTTTTTCTTCTTTACATACGCTAAGTACCATGAGTGAGGACAGCTACTATACATAGAAAATTGACTGTAAGATACACTCTTTTGATATGCGTAATTAATTTCTATTTTACTTTTTTCCACGAACTATTTGTTGTATTTTTTTAAGATATAATATGTGATCCATACTTTCTTGAATAGCATGCTCTAACCATTCATCAAGAGATAAGTCTTCCCTATCCATATTAGTTCCATACTTCTGTTTGCCAAATGACGCTCTATCAACAAAAGAATCAATTACTGAATCTACTACTGAATCTGTTTTTAGTATAGTCCTACTATTCTCGCTTGAGAAAGTTATTGATCTAGTTTCTTTTCTAAAATCTCCCATAATTAGTCTTGTTTTTTTAATTCTTGAGGTAACATATCCTCGTTGATGTGTTTACACTTTGCACATGCAAATACTGGAATTGGTATTAAAGCATCTTGTGGAGTACCAGTAATGAACTTAGATGCTTTTCTAATCATTAGTACTTCTGTAAATACAGAGCATCCACATTTTTCACAAATTACTCCAGTTGTTTTATCGAATGAGATATTTAGTTTTGGTTGTTGCATTTTATTTATTTTATTATTGTTGTTCTATGTGTTCAGAAAAAAAGTAATCACTTTCTGGGAAATCAAATATATGAAATCTATCTGTTAATTCAAATCTACTTGAATCAAAACAATTACAAGGTGCAGGAGGATCCACTTCCATTAATAGATAATTTCCGCTATTTGTTACACCATAAATAGTGTATTCTTTACCATTTTCGAGTAGACCAATTGCACCTCTAATACACTTAACTATTTGTCCTATTTTAATGATATTATCCATTATTTAATTTTTTAATATGGTTATATAAATCTACTAAATTTCCATCGAATTCATTCATTATAGTTTCTAGTGCTGTTACATTTATTTTAAAAATCTTACAGAACTCGCTTTTTAATTTTTTTAGAGTGGTTGTTTCCTCTTTTTCAAAATCTTCTATAAGCTTTCTTCGTCTTTCCATAAATAGACATCGAACTTCGTGTTCTTGATCAGCATTTTTACAGAGTTTTAATTTATCTTGCATTAAGTAATATTCATACTCGGCTTGATAATAGTAGTCTGATACATCAAAATCACCGCGGGCAATTCTTTCATATAATGGGTACTTATTACTTAGCACTTCTCTAGACTTATATCTTCTATGCCAATAGTATTGGTTATATGAAACAGGTGTAAGCTTTGATAACTGCTCTTCTAAAAACTCTCTCGATAGTTTTGGTAAACTCATTTATCATTCCATTTGATGCCTTTATTAAAATGTCTTTCGTATATATGTAAATTAGTTATTAACCAATTCATATCTCCTACTTCATAACCAGTCTTTTCTGATACTAATTCCATAAGCTTTGAAAACGTATAGAAGTCATTACAAAATCCAAACCAAAGATCTATACTTCTAGCAAATACGCTTAATTCTAATTTATTATCTTTAACATAGAAATTAAGAACCATATTACATGGCGTATCATATTGGTATCTATCTAGTTCATCTAAATCATAATGGACAACTACTGCGCGTCTAGTATTTGGATCTTTTTTAAGAAGATCTATAACACGCTCTAGTTGATTATTTTTATTCCAAAAATATCCATAATTACTATTTACTTCTGTAGTACCATCTACCATCATATTTTTCCATATCTTTGCACGTTCAGCTATTTCGCTAGCATCTCTATCACCTTTAAGATACCATTCCCACTCATAATCTGCATACTCTTGTTTAAAGTTCCTTTTTGGATTTGTTATAACTCGCTCTAATACATTCTCAACTCCAAAGCTTATATTAAATAGTGCTTTAGTACCAGCAAAGTTTGGCTTATCATAGCGATCTTCTATATACTCGTAAAAAGCTTGGAAAGCATGATTTGCATTTTCAAATAACATATTGTTCAATTTTTATGAATTTTTTTAATAAATCTATTCCTGATGTATCTCTATATTGATCTAAATATACAACTCTTTTTATTCCTGATTGTAATATATATTTCGAGCATTCAATGCATGGAGATAATGTTACATATAATGTTGAATTTTGCACAGCATTTCCTGTCTTTGCAGCTTTTATCACCGCATTCATTTCAGCATGGAGTACTATACTTTTAGTAATTGTGCTCATTCCAGTTTCATGTAACTCTTCGCAACAATTATCCATTCCAGATGGAGTACCATTGTAACCTATACTAATAACATTACCATCTTTCTCTATCACTGCGCCTACTTTACTTCTTTTACAATGCGATAATGAAGATACTGCAATGGCCATAGTCATATATACCATGTCAAGTCTTCTTTGTTTAGAAGACTCCTGTACTTCCAAATCCTCCGGAGCCTCTTTCTGTATTTTTTTCTGGTAATTCATCTACTAATTCTATGTTTTCGAAGTTAATTGGAATCAATACGAATTGCATGATTTTTTGTTCTGGTTGGATAGTTTGTGGTTGATTAGATACATTGAACACATGTATATGAATCTCTCCAGTATAATCTGGGTCTACAAGCTGAGCACCATATATGAGGCCTTGTTTTGTTGAAACTCCGCTTTTATTCATAGCGACTAGCCCATATCCATTAGGAACATCAGCTTTGATACCGCTTGGGATCAACACAGACTCACCTGGCTGCAGTGTTTTTGGTTCTTGAATATAATCTTTAGGCAAATAAAAGTCTATGCCAGCGCTGTCGGGTGTGCCTCTGGAAGGTGTCTTTACTTCTCTGATTTTTTTAATTTTCATTGTTTATTTGTTTTTCTTTTTTTGTCCTTTTTTATTTTCCATTCAACTGTTAAATATGTGCCAAGAAATGCACCGATTATCGCAGCTATTATGTAAGATTGATTCTCCATATATTTAGTCACTGTAATAGCACTAAAAAGGTATATCATAGATCCCCATATACCAGCTTGTATACTTTTTCTTTCTTCTATTTTTATGAAGTAAAGTGTCCAGCAAATATCAGCTATAGCCATCATAATTATGACCATTATAAAAGTGAGTATGTATGTAATCATAACTTATTTCTTTTTATTTTTTAAATAACTATCTAATGATGCCATATATGCAACACAATCTAGATAGTTGTCTTCTTTATAATTCCAAGATGCTCTAGATAGTTTTAATGCAATTAATACATTATAAACATCAAACGCTGTAAATTCTTTTCTTGACATCTCTGAAGCGATTCTGGCAGTTTGTTCCATGCCTTCTTCAAAGGGTCCATACATACGTTCTTTTTCTTCGCCTCGCTCAAAGACGATTTCGTGTGCTTGTTCTAATATACTTTTTTCTTTCATAACTATAATATAATAATTTTATTTTTATTAAATAAATCAATAATCGCAGTACTTTTTAAAATCGCTAAAGTCTCCCCATACCCGATTCGAATCAATATCGCTTGGTTTTAAATTTGGCTTCCTCATCGCTGGCGCTACATTCCAGAAATAATCGCCTTGATTCCCATGTTGTTTTAATACTTCCCATCCCTTTGCGTCATAAGTTAATACACAATCAAATGGTGGGACAACTCTTGAATTTTTGGTAAAAGCTTTATCGTAACTGTAGAAGTTAGCACGACCAAGTTCTCCTTCTTGGATATTTCTAGCAACAGCGACTGCGTTGAATTGGGTTTTTGGTAAAGCTATCTGTAAAGTTCTTGATAGTACGCCTGTAGAAAATACACTCCACAATGTTTCTATATTTGTATCTTTAAAATTATCGTAAAATACTCTAACGCCACCTGCAACAACCATCTCATGCTTAAGTCCAAATGGAAGATATTTTGCTCCCATTTTTTCAGCGAACTTCTTTGCCCATATATTTGCTGTTGGCATTGCTGGAATTCTTACAAATAACGGTATGCCTCCTTCCTCTATAGCTGTTAATTGATGTTCTGATGCTTTCTCTGACGCAGGCATTACTAAGTATAGTTTTTTATTATACTTCTTAGCTAGATAGCATAGAGAATAAGGCGCATAACCAGTTCTTGGCGCTACATAAACTAGTGCATCCTCTTTTACTTGAGATATAAAGAAATCTGCCATCTTTGTTTTAGTACCATATTGAAATTCACCATCATCTATGACATTAAATCCGTCTATTTGCTTTGTTACGAAAGTGTAATCATGATTATAATCTTTGGTGATGTTTAGATAGTACTCGAGATCTCTACCATTTGATTGGTCTAGACTGTCTTTTGTAGTGCACTTATTTAAGAACATGGGCTATTTTTTTATAAATGTAATAAAAATAATTGAATTTAAGAACTATATATCTAGGGTCATAAAAAAAGCACCGAAGGTGCTTTTATTAGATTTTATTATATTTTTATCACTTTATATCAAAAAACTTTTTATTGTCAGCTGGCCAAAGAGTTTTCCTTCCTTCGGCAGATTGGGTTACTCTTACAGAAGCCTTGATAGCTTTAAGCTCATCTGAGTTTTCTTTCTTATAAGCGGCTGCAGCTTCTTGCGCTTTATCAAAATTTTTCTCTGGCACGGCTACTACAAAATAGCGACTTCCTTGGAACTTCTGTATCTGAGACTCTTGAGGATCGTAGGCTTTCATCGCATCTACAAATTTTCTAGCTGATGCTTGTACGCTCTTTGTCGATACTTCACTTAACGAATCTGCCTCTTTCAAAAGAGGATTATTTTGTAAGTATTTATTATAGTCAAAATGGTTCATTATATTATTGTTTTATATAAATATGCAAAAAAGCTCTTGAAAGAAGATTCTTTATTGTATAAATAATTACACATATTTCCATATATAACCACCAGCTATTTTTACTTTTCCTCTACAACAAGCGCTGATAGCTATCGATCCATAAACTTTTAAAGCTTCAGAAATAGCATTATATGTAGTAATATACTCTCCATCTTTAGAGTACTGATTAATTTTTTTAGACATGCCATTATTACCTCCTCTGGATTTAATGGCGTTTTCAGGTTTACTCATACCGTTATTTTTTCCACTAAACATCTCTTTGTATTTATCTTTTCTTTCTGGTGTATATGATTCTTTAATTTTTTTACGTCCCTCATCATTCATTTTCCACCCGCTCCAGTCTTTATCTCGTCTTTCTTTGGTCCATATTAATTTTATTCTATTCTCAGGTTTTTTATTAAAGTGATTATCACCAGATATACTTTTAGAAAACAGTATTCTAGCCTCTTCATATTCTTTAGAATTGGGAATGTATCTATTTCCATATCTATCTTGATTACACATTCCCCAAAAAGATCTTGTTAGTTTAATATTATTTGAATATAAGTTCGCTAATATTCTATGAGCTAAAAAATGTTCTCTAGCGGTTAAAGGAACTATATTTGGGTGATTTAAGTCATAAGCATGACCTTTTCCTCCCATACACTTAGGAGTTATATGATGTCCCTCATAGTATACACCTAAATCTCCGTTAGTTTTTTTCCATAATTTCGAATTAGTTTTTCTTATTTCTAATTCATTTTTTGCTCTTTGACAAATTTCATTATATATCTTTTTATAGTCCATAAAAATAAAAATGGTCCAAAAAACAAAGGAGCTCTAACCTTCCTAAGTTTAATGGACCAATAAGTTTATTATAGATAGCTAGTTAGAGTAGCAATTCTATCTATAATAAATATGTGGTAATTATATTCCCATCATTCCATTCATAGGATTTTTATTATTATCATTTTTATCTTCTACAGAAAAAACAACCGATTCTGTTGTGAGGATTGTACCTGCTACTGATGTTGCATTACGTAGTGCAGTAATTACAACTTTAGTTGGATCTATAATACCAGCTTCTATAGCGTTAACAATTTTATGATTTTTTGCATCATATACTTCACCTTCGCCTGGTACTCTATTCCACCAATCCTCAATACCTGCGTTTGATAGGATCGTTTTAAATGGTGCCTGAAGTGCCTCTCTTACGATGTCTTTTGCGATTGTTGAAGTAGTGGTGTGTTCATTTACATAATTCAAAGATAGCCTATATAATACACTGCCGCCTCCAGGAACAATACCATCAGCTAATGCAGCTTTTGTGGCAAATAGCGCGTCTTCTAATCTATCTTTTTTCTCTTTTATTTCAATATCAGAGTTTCCTCCTACATTAATGATTGCTACTCCGCCTACCATTTTGCCTAAACGTTCTTGTAACTTTTCTTTCTCAAAGAATGATGTCGCTCTATCAATTTGATCTTTGATTTCAATTGCTCTACTTTCAATAGCTGCTTCATCTCCTTTTCCGTCTACGATTGTTGTTTCTTCTTTTGATACATTAACTAATTTACAAGATCCTAATTGTGCACTTAATTGAGTAACATTAATTTTATCTAGTTTATGACCTTTATCTTTTGAGATTACTTGCGCTCCTGTTAAAATTGCAATATCTTCTAAAATTAAAGTCTTTCTTTCTCCAAAATCTGGAGCTTTAACTGCACACACTTGCACTATTCCTCTCATTTTGTTTACAATCATAGTAGCTAACGCTTCTTCTCCAAAGTCTTCTGCTACAATAAGCAACGACCTATTATTAGTATTAGCAATCTGTAAAACTGGAAGTAGCTCTTGTGCAGTAGAAATTCTACCATCATAGAGTAATATATAAGGATTTTCTAAGTTCGCTTGCATAGTAGTATTATTCGTAACAAAGTACGGGGATTTATAACCTCTACTAAATTGCATACCTTCAACTACTTCTAAACTAGTTTCACCACTTTTAGATTCTTCAATAGTAACTACGCCATCTCTTCCAACTTTTTGTATTGCTTCTGAGATTAGGTAACCCACTTCTTCATCATTATTTCCAGAGATTGTTGCAACTTGTTTAATTTGATCTTCTGTAGAAATATCAATCGAAACTTTCTTAACTTCTTGAATTACTTCTTGAATTAAATTATCAATTTCATTTTTAACTTCAACTGCATTATTCCCCTGTCTAATTTCTTTTAAGCCAGCTTTTACCATTGTTGAAGCAATTATAGTTGATGTTGTTGTACCATCTCCTGCTTCATTAGCTGATTTAATAGACACCTGTTTAACTAATTGTGCTCCAATATCCTCAATATCATCTTCTAATTTATTAAATGACTTTGCAACGCTTACGCCATCTTTTGTAATTTTTACTTCTCCATTTTGCTCTCTAATCAAAACAGTACGTCCTCCTGGTCCTAATGTAGAAGATACTGATGCGTTTAATTTTTCTACTCCAGCTAATAGACGTTCTTTAAGATCTTGTCCAAAAACATTTTTTGTTGTACTCATAATTTTTTAGTTTTCTAATATTGCTAATATTTCTGTTTCTTTGATTAAGATATAATCTTCGTTATTTAATGTGATTGCCATAGATCCCATTTTAGGAATTAATACTTTTTGGCCAGGTACTAATTTTGTTTTGTAATAATCACCTCTATGCCAATTGTAAGTATCACTAGCGCTTACAACTTCGCCCATTTCAGGTTTTTCTTTACCCATGTCTGGAATAACAATGTTTCCATAGGTAACCTCTTGTTCTTCTATTTTTTTTAGAACTACGATTCCATTTAGTGGAGTTAACATATTCATTTTTATTTTTGTTTATTTGGTTAATAACTCTTGTTCTTTTTCTTCAACTAACTCTAGATCTTCTATTTTATCACAAAAGTATAATTTGCCATCTTTTCTAAAGACACTATTAGCATCTAGCCATTCTTTAACTAGATCTACGTCTTTAACGTAAGATTCCTCATACACTTTCTTTAACAGAAATAGGTCTTCGTTAATTTTTAAAAATTGTTTGCAGATTGAAAACATAACTTAAGCACTCAGGAAGATACGTATTAATTGATTTGTACTTTTTTTACTTGTTTTTGTTCAGAGAAAGGAACGCTAATAGTTAGTAAACCTTTATCTAATTTTGCGGTTAATTTTGATAAATCGAATTTAGATGCTAATTTCCATCCTAAATCGAATGAACCTTTTTTAATTCCTTTGTAAATTACTTGTGTGTCTGGAGTATCTTTCTTTTGATACGTAATTCTTAGCGTATCGCCTTCAGTTAAGATTTCAATGTCTTCTTTGTTTAAACCAACCGCGGCGACATCAAATACGATTCCTTCTTCAGTTTCGTAAATGTCTGTGGGGTGTGATACTTTTTGTAATAAATCTGTGAATGTGGATGATGTGTTGAAGAAATCTCTCCACAATAGATCGAACTGATCCAATGAAAATGGTCTAATGTACGTCATGTCGTTTTGTTTTGTGTTCCCGTTATAGGTGAACTGTTTAATAATTGTTTTTTTAAAATTCATAACTTGCCTACCTGAGTGCTTTATTTTTAATAAATATATTACTTTTTTATAAATTATAGCATTTTTAATTCCTAGTGACCATCGCGAAGATTCTTAGCAATCGCAGGTGGAGCAACTAATTCTATGCTTAACTTTGTTGTATTCTCCATTTTATCTTGGACTATTTTAGCTGCTTCTTCTGCTTTAGATTCTTCTACTTCCATTACGAGCTGATCATGTATCTGTGCTATTACTTGGCCTCTTATATTTTTATTTTTAAATTCTCTATTTATCGCAATCGCTGCTCGATTTACTATAGAAGCCGCTAGACTTTGAATTTGGAAATTCATAGAGTTATTTAATCCATTAACATAATCTCTAACTATGCCTTTAGCTTTATCTTTTCCGTATTTATATTCTAATTGTTTTTTGAATTCCCAATCGAATAAACTTTCACCAAATACTTCATGTAATTTTTTAACTTTTGGTAAATGCCTAATTCTTCCAACTTGACTTGTTATATAACCGCTATCTTTTGCTTTTTGTTTAGATTGTTCCATCCACTTCTTAAGTTCTGGAAATCCGTTTAGATAACCATCAACAAGTTTTTGTGCTTCTTTTTTAGTTACTCCAATTGTCATACCTAATGCATACGCTCCCATACCATATGGTATACCTAATGAATATGATTTGGCTTTATTTCTTAATTGAGGTGCTACCTTTTTTAAGAAGTTTGGAGATTTTTTATCTGGTGAGTACTGATCTAATTTCTCTGTTTTAATAGCGATAGTAGAGTAGAAGTCCCAGTTGTTTCTAAAAATATCTTTAAGTCCATCATCTCCTGATACGTGAGAAAACACTTTAGGTTCAAGAGATTCATAGTCACAGTCTATGAAAATGTTGCCCTCTTTTGGTACAAAGAATGCACGAATCATATTATTGTATTCTATAACGATTGGATCATCATCACCTTCTTCTTTAGGTCTAGGTAGCTGTTGAGCATCAGATCCATATCTACCAGAAACTGTAGCATGTTGTTTGTAGTAGAAGTAATAGTTTCCTAACTCTTCATTTTCTAAGAAACGATCAATATACGTAGATTTTATTTTAAGTAGTTTGTTATATATACGTAAGCTTTTTGCCCATGGGTGCTTATCTGCTATTGATTGTATTAGATCATCATCAAATTGTGGCTTACCTGTTTTTGTTGAAGATAATGGTTTAATACCTAAAGCAGCAAAAGCTATCTCTCCCATATGGTCTTTTGACTGTATGTTAAAATAACTACCATTATTATTATCTTTCCATAATTTTACACAAACCTTTATAATCACATCTTCAGATAACAACTTCTCATCTCCTGTAAGAAAGAAGTTTTTTACGTCACCATCAGGTAAGTTTGCTACTGAATTAGCATTTATGGAATATTTACCACTTGCTGATCTTGGAAACTCTAATTTTAATTCATCTATAAGTTCTTGAGCAAATGTGCCTTTACTATTAGGTGGATATGCTTCCATAGCTTTGTAGACTATCCAGGTGCGCACTGCTTGCTTTTCTAATAAAGCTTCAATAACTATATTATGGTATTTTTTTAGATCTTCTGCGATCTTTGTTTTAGCTTCTGTTATAAGCGGCATATCTAATCTAACACCACATTCTTCCATAGGTATTGTAACTTCTTTATATAGTGGCATTACTTCATCTTCATAAAAGAATTTTACTAGACCTTCTTTTTCTAATATTGTAGAAAAGTAGTAGAATATTCTTAAAGCTAAATCAGTATCTGCAATAGCATATTTTGCTAGTATTTCTAAATCTGCTTTATAAATTTCATAGTTATCTTTTGATGTAGATCCACCATTCTTTTTTATTGATGCTTTTAGTTCTATTTGCTCTTCATTCGCTTCTTTTTCTACATCAAGACCTATTTCTTCTTGAACCATTTTAGCAATTTCTTTTAATGCAAAAGGTGAATTAGATCCAAATCCAGCGCCTTCCTCTTTAACAGTATGAACCATTAGCATCGTATCTGCGTGTATGTATGGAGTTAGATCTATTCCATAGAAACATTTTACGAATCTACAGTCAAAGGACAGATTGTGCCCAATAATACTTTTACTAGTAAGTAGTTGAATGATTTTTTTAGCAATATCATGACAAAGCTCACCATGTATTTGATGATCTTTTAATTCATCATTTTCAAATACCATAGTAGGTAAATAATATCCTGAGCCTGGTGAAGTACTTACAGAAAAACCAATTATTTTTCCAGTTCTAGGATTTAATGAATTGGTTTCAGTATCGAATGATATTAGATTTGATTCTAAAACATATTTAGCAAGATCCTTTATTTTTTCTAAAGAATCTACTAATACATAACTTTTTTGTGTAGACATAACTATTCTTCTTTTTTACTTTTTTTATTTTTGTATGGAAATAATTCGTTTAGCTTTTCTTGTCTTCGAGTACAACCGCAATCCTCTTCTCCTAATGCTTCTGCTATTACAGCTGCTAACTTATCGATTTGGAGTAGTTCTGTAAATTTTGCTACAGTATCACCAAGACCTTCAGACTCAACTTTCTTTTTTTCCTTCTTCATCTTGTTTACCTTTGATGTATAATAATACTGCTAATACGTTATTTGCTAAAATATCTATATGTTTTTTCATTCTATTTATTTCGTATCTTTGATATACTTGTAATACTAATAATAGAATGCATATAATAAAATACAAATTTTGTTGGTTTAATGTAAAAGTCATTTTTTGTTTAAATATAACTATATTATCTTATAAAATAAAATAAATATTTTTAGTAGAATTATGTTACGTAACTTGAAATCTAAATTTCCAACCACGATATAATCCTCTTTCATATATGAAATGCGTTATTAAAACTCATTTACAGTACACGCACCACCAGCACAAGCAACTTCATTTTTTAAATCCGTAGTATCATCATACTCTATAACTTTAGATAGATCTATATTTGTTAAGTGTTCTACCATTTCATTATACTTTTCTTCAGTACAATCTTCAAAAGGAGCTTGAATATATGTGTGATCTGAATACGGTAATACGGATAATCCATTATAGTATTTTCTATTTTCCCACATCCATTTACCTACATTATCCCATTCTCCTTGTTTTATAGATACAGTTGCAGAAATATTGTGAGTATTTTGTCCCGTTACGTGACCTGGTTTTATCCAATTAGTATAAAAAAACTTAACTCGTTCTAGTAGATCAATTGCAGATTCTGTTCTTAGAATTGATCCAACTGGTGCTTTTTGTGGTACAGAAATAACTGCGGTATCATGTGGTCTAAAATACTCGTCTTCTACTAATTCTGGATGGTGGATAGATAGGTGTGTATAGATTGCTTCATTTTTACCTACTCTTATTCTTCTAATATAGTGATCATTATGCCAAGCGTGGATTCCACTAGAAGTTCCTAAGGTTAAAGATGATGTTCCAGAAGGTTTGATAGTAGTGCATCTCGCAGCTGTATTGATACCTAGTATTTTTGCTACTCTTTCATTTTCTTTTCTTACAACATCAGCTGCTTCTTTTAGATCTAGATTTTGTGCCTTTCCTGATCCAATACCTGTCATACCAACTCCAATAAGTGCTTCTTTTTCAGTTGTACGTTGCCAAATAGGTCTCAAATAATGGAAATTAGTATAAGATGCTTGTAAAGTTCCTATAAACGCTGCAGCTTTTACTCTATTGTTAAGATCTTCTTGTGATTGTACATCACTGACATTAACTTCGCATAAATTACAGAATTGATAAGGACGTAAAGCAATTTCGCAACACGGGTTTGTTCCCCAATCTTTATCGTTTGAGAAATAAATTCCAGGTTCTCCTGCTCCAGAAGCTTCTATTTTTTTCCATAAATTAAAAAAGAATTCTTCTGTTATTTTATTTCTAAGTAATACAGCTGAATTATTTGCTCTTCCTCTTTGAGGATTTTGTTCCCACCATGCTCCTGATTTTGCTGCGATCATATCTTGATCATCTGCGCTGAATAAGCAAATTAAAGCGGCTCTTCTAATTCCTCCAGCTAATACTGCGTCTGCAATATGACATACTATATCATGTACTTCTATGGTAGTTAATTTGTCATTATCTTCTTTTCTAGATAAGATACCTTCTAACTTAACTAAACATTCTTTTAATGGTTGTGGACCTGGTGCTTTACCTCCAGAAGTAATAAGTGCAGCACCTTTTGGTCTAATGTCTGAGAAATCAAAATTAATTACTGATCCTCCTCCAAAATATGATTTGATTAATACTTTAACAGCGTCTGCCCAACCTTCGATACTATCACTTATTAGGTATCTTCTATGCTTTTTTTGGTTTGGTTTTCTTATCTCTGGAAGTTTATCAATATGATGAGATTGTACTGAATATCCTACGCCTGTTCCGCCTAATAAAAGAAACATAATCTCTGAAAAAGATCTTAGATCGTCAATTGGAAGATAAGCGCAGTTATATATTCTATTAGGAGAAATTTCTATTGATTTACCAGCAAATTGCATACTTCTCATTGAAGGTAAAATCATCTTATTATAAACTAGCTCATACGCGTCTTCTATTTCATTTAACAAATTAGGAAACTTTTTAATATGCATTTCCTTATTTCTATCTACTAATTCTTCCCAAGACTCTCTTCTATTTACTAATTTGTTAAATTTTGCATACTTCATGTATACAGTTAAATCACTAAGAATGCTTTGCGTAATGTGCATTTTAAAATTAAATTTTTAAGTTCAAACAATATTTTTTACCCTCAAGTATTTAACTTGAGAAAATAGCTCTTCAATGTGTTAGCTAATTATTACCCGTAGGTATTAAGGATTGTTACCAGTGTCAGTACTAGTAGCAGTTGCAGACAAATTAGATACGCCAGATTTAGCGTTTCTAGAATTGCTTTTATTTACTCTTTCTGCAAAGAAATATCCAACGTATTTAACTGGATTTTCTACAATTCTAAAGTTATTGCCTTTAACAGATTTTATAAATTTTGTAAGTAAGCTCATAATATACCGTTATTTGTACTAATAAATATGCGACTTTTTGATAGTTATAATCCAAGTTCGAAAAACTTATTAGATAAATATTTTTTCTCCTCTTGATCTATTTTAGAAAATCCAGATTTTCCATTTTTTTCTGATTCTACTACTAAATCACCATCATCTAATTCAGAAGAATCGATTTCTATGTGGCCATTTGCGGTATTAATTTTAGCTGCGAATGTCATACCATCAGACCCAAATCTATTCTTAATAACATGTATTCTACCAGTACCTGCAAGCTTATCACCTCTTTTTCTTGACAATGACATCGCAAAGTCAGCAATCATTATTTTATCATATGATCCTGCGATTTTATCTGCTTCAATAATATCATCTTTCGAACCAGTTCTATTTACTTGAGATACAGTCCATATAGGCGTCTTTAGTTGCCTTGCTAAACCCTTAATTGATGTATATACGTCATCGATTTGATCTTTTCTTTCTGATGATTTCGATCTAGATCTAAGTAAGTCTACATAGTCTATGATAATCAAATCTGGTTTGTGTCCTAGAGTTGTGCACTTTTGAATATGGCTTTCTATTGTTGAAGGCGTAGTTTTACCCATAGGAAACTCTCTAATAATCAATTTAGCGGGTAAACTATCTACAGTACTTTCAATCAAAGATCTATATTCTTTTTTATGTATATTTTGGAATTCTATTCCAGTAAGCATTGAGTCATATCTTTTTGCTACGTACTCTTGTGATAGTTCTAATGTGTAGTGACAAACATTATAACCTGCTTTTACAGCCCAAGCGCCAAGATTAATTAAGAACCAAGATTTACCACCACCTGGAGATCCTAAAACCATGCCTAAATCTCCAGCGCCTAATCCACCCATTAGTAATTCATTAATATGTGGCCAAACAGTAGGAACTGCGCCTCTTTCTTCTAATCTATATCTAGTTTCTATATCTTTTTCGTATTCATGACCTAGATCTCTGCTTTGTCCAGCTTTTAGAGCATTATCAATAATATTTCTAATATCATCGTATTGACCTTTTGATAGTAATTCTACAGAATTCATCAAAGCTTTCTTTAGCTGTTGATTTTTACAGAAGTTGCTAAACTCTATTTCAACATACTCTTGATCTTCATTAATAGCTTTTAATGATTCCTTTAATTGCTCAACGACAGTGATTCTTAATATTTCATTCTCTATCTTTTTTACTTCTACGGATAAGTACTCTGGAGTTGGATTAGTATGATATTTAGAATAATATTTTAAAGTCTCTTCTACAATCCATTTATGCGCTGGATTATCAAACTCTTCTGGATTAAGGAGATCATACACTCCATGAAGAAACTCTTTATGTTTTAAAAGAGATGATATAACTTTTATTTGGAATGAAATTCCGTACGCTTGTAACGTATTTAATGTACCCATATTAATTTGTATATTTACTAAGTTGTTGAAAATGATTGTATAACCACATTCTTGGATCTTTGATGCTAGCGCCTAAATCATCTGCTTCATATAATTTTATGAACTCTGGAGTATTAAACTCTTTATATGGGCTATCTAACATCTCTGAAATGCTATTAATATCTTCATCAGGGATATTAGGGTTATGCAAATCCATTAGTAATTTATTAATTTTAATTTGACTTTTAAAGTTTAATATATTTGTATGGACTTTTTTATTACCCTTAGAACAAATATCAAGCACAGTCTCTAGTTCTACTACATCTTCTTTAGCTAACTGAGGAAACTCTTTAATAAGCGTTTTAGGGCCTAATCCTCCAACTCCAGGAACGTTATCACCAGTATCTCCTAATAACATCTTTTGCATTAGAAAATTATTAGGATGCACTTTATATTCTGATAGTACTTTTGCAGGCGTATAGAATATCTTTTTTGTAGGAGAATACACAGTTATTCTATCGTCTACTAATTGTAAATAATCTCTATCGCTAGATAGTATCGTAACTTGTTTTCCATAAGATTTCGCTAAATATCCAATTACATCGTCTGCTTCTACTTTATCAATAGCTAGAATATCAACTGGTAAACATCTTAGGTAATCAATTAATCTAACTATTTGATTAGTGATAGATTCTGACTCTTCTTCTTGACTTTCATAGTGATCCCAATTAGTAATTCTTTTTATGCCTCTATTCGCTTTATACTCTGGATAGATATATCTTTTATTCGTTGATGAACCTTTTCCATCAAAAACTAAGATTACTCTTGTAGGTCTTACGAGATCTATAGCATTACCAACTGATCTTAAAAATCCAGTCAATCCTCCAATTGGAGTTAGATTTTTATTCATATGTTGTATTACGGCAAATGATCTCATAAAAGTATTTAGTGAGTCTACCATAAGCACACGACTATCTAATGTCAACTCTTCTTTTTCTTGCGTTAAAGAGTTGAATAATTCTTTATATTCTTTTTTCATTACTTATTTTTATTCTGAATCATCATAAGCCACTGATGTTTCTACTGATTCTTCAATTAATTCAAAATCAATTGACCCAAATAAATTCATCCAATCTTCTGAATGATCATTTTTGTATTTATTTACTGATGCTGGAGTATCGTCGATAAAGCCATGAGGTGTCATTATTACCTTTGTAACAGCTGTAACTCCAGTTACGTGATTCTTATCACATGAAATTCTAGTTCTTTTAGCAAATTCTATATCTTTACCACCTTTGCTTGCTTTAATTTTATTGGTACCAGCTTTAGCTACATTACCAAATGTAATAACAAGAGAAGCATCAAAGTACATAGTATTACCGCCTTTATTTTGTAGAGTTGGTTGACTCATCGGATTATCTGGTTTAGCAACCCATACTTTATTTATCGCAATAAGTGTATTTGTATATGGTTGACTTTCCTTTCTTGATAATACAATTCTTTGATTAATGAAGTTACCAAATTGTTGTGACATAGCTCCAGCATTCCATTCATTATTATTAGTAGACTTCTCTACAGACATTCTACATGGAATAGAACCAACTGAATCCCAAAAGAAACACAAATCATATGGTAAATTACCCTTTTTTTGTTCATCTAAAATATCAGCTATAAAAGCAGCAACGTCTTCAACACAATTTAATTTTTCTCTATCTACAAATATAAAAAAGCCATCATAGTCAGATACAACTCCATCTTCATTTGCTACTTCATTAAATTGTAGTCCCATTAGTCTTGCGTGTTCCCATGACCACTTCATCTCTGTGATAATGAATACAGGCAATATATTCATCTTTTGACATGATACAGCGGCTTCTAATAAAGCTGTAGTCTTCCCTGTATCTGAGTGACCTCTTAATAGACTAATATGTCCAACTGGTAGACCTGGGATTTGTAACGCCTCTTGAAAAGATTTTGATAGGGGTATCCATCTATCATCTTTAAACTTAACAGAAGTTGTATTTAGATTTTTCTTCTTTTTAAAGTTATCTAAATTAAATTGCCCTTTTATTGCGCCTGAAATTGCACCATTCAGGCTTGGTTTTTTTTCTTTTGCCATATTAGATTAAAATGCCCCTCGTTTGAGGGGCTTTTTATTAGTTTTTAGAAATTAAAAAGATCATCTATCTTTTCATCTACACTCGTCTTTGTAGTGCCTAAGGTAAATTTACCAGCTGGTTTTTCTTCTTTTTCCCAAGGTAAATCTCCTTTTTGAGGCTGTGTTTCTGTTTCATCTTCAACCTCGCTCTCAGGGTTTAGGTAGTTTAGTAGAGCTGTTTTCATCTCATCATATCCATACTTTTTAAATTGGGCTACTGGATTTGGTTGTTCAGTTAGCCACTTTTTAACTTGTTCAGGATCTTGAGATAATGGAGTGATTTTTGTTCTTACACGAACTGTAGATTTGTTGTAAGTCAATCCTGTTGATTCTTTTCCTAAAGTTTCAATCGTAATATCACGACCTTCAATAGGATCTGTGTAGTCTCCAACGTCTTCATCCTCAGCGATAGAGATTAAGTCCATGAAGATTTGCTTACCAATTCCCCAAAGCATAACGCCTTTTTCTTCCTCGCCTCTTACAATAACAGGAACAAAGACTCTCATCTTAGGTTCTAATTTTTTGGCTAACATCCAATCTTCTCTGTTAGAAGACTTTCTTAAGCCTTGAGCAAATTCTACAATGGGATCCTTTTCTCCAAAGTTGGATAAAGCAATCATTGTTTTACTTCCAATTTCATAGTGGAAATAAAGTTCTTTAAATGGATTTGATTTGTCGTAGCACGATGGCACAATTCGTACCGTGTGTTTACCTACTGTAGGAGCCCATAAAGTTTTTTGCATGTCTCCTTTTTGTGAACCTTTCGGGTTTTGCAACGCATGCAAACGCTGCTTTAGCATTTCTATATTCATCATAATCTTTATTTAACTGTAACAAATGTACATATAAAATCGATAGTAAAAAAATTTATTTTACAAGTTCACGATTTTTTTTATTTCGGTATTCAACTTTTTAAACTTATTATCTTGGACTAATAAGATACAGTTTTTGTAGTCTGGCCAATTGATGGGAAATCTGCTGTCTAATACACCGTTATTTAATGTCATAATCAATGCATTCAGCGAGTTTATTGTGTATAGAGTGTTAGTTTCTTTTTTTCTATGAACAAGTATCGTATTTTTAATGATTCTTGGTTGTTGATCAGATTCTTCTATATTATATGTGCACAACAGTTCATTAGTGTCTGGTGAGCTTAATACAAATATTTTTTTATATAATACTGCGTACTCTCTATTTATAGATTCAATTAATTGATTTAAGTCCTCTTCTGTGGTAAATGTACAGAATAATTTATTCCTAAGCATCTCTTTTGTTACTATACTATTTTTTATGAATTCAATTTTTTCCATCTATAAATATTTACCCGTTTTGTAAAAAGTAGTTTTTTCCGTGTTTGTGCTTAGTTGGCGTATTATTTTGTTCTAAAATCTTTTTTATTTCAACTAATAGTTCTTTTCCATCTTCTACTGAATAATCGAATAAAAACGCGTCATACGTTATTAGTACTAACCTTGTCTTTTTGTTTTGTAATATGTCTTTTATTTTTAGTATCTTATCAACGTTATATTTTGTTTCTAAATTCTGTACGTAATAATTTAACAATTTGCTTGGATTCATATCCTCTTCTCTCTTTAACTTAATTCCAGTAGGCAGTTCTAGGGACTCACCAGGTGCGCATGATTCGCTTAAAAAATTTGCTAATAGTAACATTCTATTAAAGAATGGGATGTGCTGGTGATCTTCTGGTACGCTCCCATACAGATTCTTAAAGCTTATTGCTTTTGACTGTTTATATTCTTCTTCTGTTAGCGTATCTTTTTTAAAATACTGCTTTCCTAGATACTCATGTACTGAGCTATTTGGAAATTCATATTTAACTTCATTTGCAATGATTCTTAGATGATACGCATCAAAATCAAATTCTACAAAAAAGTCATTATCAGGAATTATGCAAGATCGATGCGGTTCATCTTTTGGTATTGCTAAAAAGTTAACGCCATTAAATGTATTAGTTGGTCTTCCTGTTTGGTTATATAGATTATATCTAGTGTATACTTTATCTTCTTTTATAGATATTTTTGGATTACTTATATTATTTATGCTAACAAAATCTTCATATTTTACTTTTATAGGATTTTTTTCTACATAAGAATAAGCTTCTATTAATCTATCTAGATTTTTTATAGGTCTTGCTTTTTTTATTATAGCATGATATTCACTATATACATGTTCTAAGTGTTCATAATGTTTTACTATCGGTATCATTGAATTTAATTCTTCCGAATCATAATACTTTCTATCATACTCAGATTGTATCTTTGTTTTTATTTCTAGTTCTTTATTATCAAAGAATAGTAAATCTATTAAGTTATCAGTATCTATATAATAAGAGTGACGTTTTTTATCAAGTACATAAACTTTATTGTGTTTTCTTATAAAATCTTTTACTATATTTTCTGGAATAGAGAATGCTTCAGAATGATTTACACATATTATATAACCCTTATCATTAGTTCTATAATAGTATGCACACGCTGTGGTGAGGCTCGGATGAAAATTATAGTTATTTGGGATTATTTGTAGAAAACACTCTTGAGAATGCTCAAGCATTTCAAGTTGCTCTATAGTCTCGATAATAAAATACATATAACCTTTATTTTTACAAATATATGTAAAATAATAATAGCAATAAAATTAATTTATTGGGTGACTCTACCGAATTTTGCGTAATCTTCCGCAATAAAAGCTTTTATACCTAAGAAAGTCTTATCTAAATTTTCTACCAATCTTTTATTAGTATCTACGATTCCAGCTCTAATATCATATTGTGATAGCCTAATTGTATTTAATGGTCCAGTTAATTTCCAAAATATATTCTCTATTTGATAATAAGTAACATCATATGGTACTGTGCCATTACCAATAGCATCATACTCATTTCCAGAAATTTCTTTTACATATCCATTTTCATTTATTCTTTTTACAAAATACCTAATTATTGATCCTTTTCTATAATCTTCTTCAGTAGGTTTTGGGAAATAAGACGTTGGTTCAGATTTGAATTCTGAAGATATTACTTCTCCTGTTGATGATATTGTAGTACTCTTTAATCTTGTATTGAATGCGAATTGTTGTCTTTGCGCTTGTGTATTAGCTACTGAAGCAAGTCCTGGTGTATTTGCGTACTCTGATATTCTTACTAAAGGCTTATTACTACCAATAACAGGGTTTGCTCCCGAAAAGAATTTACCGTCATATGTAGCATAGTATTTTCCTGAATAAGGTGCTCCATCTAACAAGAATTCATTTCCGCTAGTTATTAAATTTGTCTTTACTCTAAATGATGGATAATATCTTATTGGCATATTTTAAATTATAAACTATTAAACAATTATCCCTGTTATTTTAGATATTTTTCTACCAACTTGTTCTGCTAGTGAATTTTGGCTATTTCCTCCAATTAATACATTTGTATTATTTATTCTTCTTTTTATAAATATAGCAGCTAATTCATCTGCTTTTCTAGTACCATTATTATATGCGCTAATTATTTCTTTAGAAAAACCTTGAAACCACCCTGGACCATTCCAAGTTGCGTATACAAAATTAAAATAAAGTCTACCATCTGATTTTATTAAAGTTTGAATCTCTTTATTAGGAACAAATGTTGATAGATTATAATTAAATATTGGTTGCATAATTTCAACAGCTAATTCTAATAATTCAGACTTTAATGGATCATTAGGAATATATGACCAAGGCCAACTATTTCTTGCGTTAGCTTGATCAATTTTACCCCAAAATCTTTTACATGGGCCACAATCTGATATTACGCTTCCGCCTCTCTCTCTATCTAAACCATACATCGTTTCTCCACTTGTTCCATATCGACTATCTCGTACTCTACCGTCTTTTAACATATCTGGATGGTAGTATCCGCCTTCTAAATTTGTTATTACGGCTATTGTAACTTCTCTAAAAGACGTCATATTTGCTGTTACTAAACTAGGTTTAAATGTCGCTCCAGCTGATGTTATTATAGATTGTTGGCTAAAAGCAGCTTGATTTATTATTTCAAATTCAACCTTATCTTGTTTGCCTACCTTTGACATATAGTCTCCTGCGCTCTTTAAATAGTACATATTACTTTTTACAGATGTAGTCCATCTATTCGATTCTATAGAATGATCTAATCCAGTAACTACAAAGCCTACAGATCTAATTACATCTTTTGCTGAATTATTCTTAGAATAAGAGTATGGTAATAAATTCTCATTTATAGTAAAACCATTCATTATACCTAATCCTGAAATCCCATCAGTAGTAAATGTTAGAGATAATGGCATTAGCATCGTTCCATTTGTTCCCGTGTCTTTATTTTTTGCTTTAAGAACTCTATCTATATAATAGCTAGTAGCATGATTTACTAAATCTTCAGCAGTTGCAGATGATCTATAAAAGCAATCTATAGCATAATTAAATCTTTGCGCTGATTCTATTTCTGTTTGATTTTTTGATTCATCATTAGATTTAGAAGCGGCTGCTATTATTGGTTTATATCTATCTATAGCATAATTACTTAATTTACCATATGCAGTTGCATCTGTACTATTAGTGGTTTGAGAACCAACATCAGCATTTGCAGAAATAGCTACAACATTTGCTATTCTAGTTGATATATCAGTGTTTATTTGTAAACTCGTTGCTATTGATTCTTTACCATACAATGGCAAATCATATTCATTGTTTTGTAAGATTTTATTACCTTCTTCAGCTGATGGAATATCTTGATCATCTACAACATAAAAACAGTTAGAATCATCATCATAGGCTAATCGTAAATAATTAAAAGTTCCAGTAGATTTACAAAAATCAGATAATAGTTCTTCTATCATAGATTTAAAATACACTGCATTTGTTTCATCTTTACTAGAATGCGATCTAATTAAATTTAATAAATAATCGATACTAATTAAACAATTTAAAAAACGTCCTCTATAGGCTGCTGTATTTGATCCACTAATTTTAAAATCCTTAACTATATCAGATATTGAGTCGCCTGTCCATACGGGTACGCCATCTATGCTGTCATTTTTAACTATAGTAGGATCAAATAATTTTTTAAATGAATCTTTATTTCCAGTAAAAGGCACTATAAATTTGAATGGATCAGTACATAACATAGTATCATTAGATTGACATACATTAGACCAAGTATTAAAATCTAAATAAAATATTGGCTTATTTTTATTTTCAGTTTCATAAAGTAAACAACAGTGGTTAATCAAAAAGAAAAACCAACTTAATGGTATATAAGTGGGATAGTGTATATTTGCATTTTCAAAAAGATCTTGACTTTGATAATACGGTATTAAGTAAGAAGAGAACATAGATTTATAATCTATAGCGTACTTATCTATAAGATTTGCCAAAGATCCATCACTATCATCTATATTAGGATTTTTCATTATATTTCTATGAAAACCCATATAAGATTCTACTTCAAATTTTATATTTTCATTTTTATAATACGCTCCATCTTTAGTAATATAGCCTTTTATAGTATTTTTATAATTATCATCAATAAGATTAGCTATATTATTAGAAAAAGCTCCATTAAGATGAATGTTATTTAAAAAATCTTTATTTTTTTTATTTGCCCATTTTATTTCAGTTATTTTAGCTTCTCCTAGTGATCCAATCGAAGACGCTATAGTATTTAATTGAATAGTCCTAAGTATACACTCTATTTGCGATCTATACTGACTAGCTTCACTTTTTTGTAAAGCGCTTGAATCGATTTTTGCATATTCATCTAATTGTTTTTCTAATTCTTGTCTACCAGTATTTGCTTGCGCTGTATTATTAGGATCTGCTATTTGCGCAAATTCGAATTTAGATTTTGCTTGTATACTTCCTATTAAACTAAAATCATTAATCGCTACTGATATTCTAAGTGTATGTATAACACTTTCACTTCTAGAAATTTCTATATTTTTACCAGTTTCATTATCTATTGGAGATCTAGAATACCATAGATTCTTAACAGGTATATCGGCGTATGCCCATAGAGTAACCTGGTCGTTATAATGATTTTTAAAAAAAACTACTACGTTATATTTACTTTTATTATCATTAACATATTCGTATACTGCGTTTTTTATTAGTTGTAAGTTTTGTTGAGTTTTTTCTGACTTTAAGTTAAATGTAATCGCTTTACTATTTATTCCATGTTGATTTTTATCTATTTGTAATTGTGGATATAATGAATGTCTTATTTTTATTTTATACTCTTCATCAAAATATGATAAACTTACGACACCTGTTTGTTGAAGCGAGGCCCCCGAAAATATAGTTGTTAAAGTGCTATTCCCGCCTATATCTTCTAATTTATATTTTTCTATAATAAATTTTGAATCACTTGGTTTTATTGTATTTGTATCTAACGCATATTTTATATTATCGCCGAATCTAAAAGATTCACGATTATCAGGATTACTTGGATCTGGTCTTTGTACAACACTATCTACGTTTAAATTAAAAGTAATACCAATCCCACTACTCAAAGTTGGATCTGGTGAATAATCGACTACTGTTTTATATTTACGAAAATAATAAAGCTTAGTTGGATTACTTGGATCAGCTCTTTTATCTTGAATATACACATCCACAATATCGCCTTCAGCGTAATGCCCTCTTTTATCTTCTTTAACTACTGATGAATTATTACTTACTAAATATTCATCAATTGTTAATGGTTGTGTATTAGTGATCAAAGTTCTTGTTGCAGCGTCTATAATTCTACCATATTGATCACAATCATAATTACCTATTTTGTCTTTATATTTATAAGTTTTTTGTTTATCTGAGTAAAATTCATATCCTTCCCACGTTGCTGTGCCTTTAGCAACTTGTACATTATTTTCAATTGTATTTATGAGAAGCCTCTTATTTATATAGTTAACTACACATTGAGGAAAATTATTTATATTCTGAGATTCTGCTGTATTAACTGCTTGTATTTTATCTTTTAATTCTGCTTCTCTTTTAAGTTTATTTATTTTAGTAACTACATTTGCAATATTTTCTATTGCGATTAATAAAGATTTAGGTAAATTAGTAATACCATTAATTCTTATAGATTCTCCTAAATAACCAAGTGCTTGTAATTTTAAAGTACAATCATATCCTCCATTAATATTGGATGTAAAAGTAAAATTAGTGACTATACCTAGCATAGCATCATAATTACCATCAGTATCTCTAACGGCTTTCATTATTTTATATCTAATCTTATCTTTATCTAATCCTTGTTCAAATGGATCTATTGCACTATCCTCTGTCTTTTTTAATTGTGAAACTTTTAGTATATCCTCAATATTAGTAGATGATGCTACATTCTTACTATTTGTTTTATAGTAATACGTATTTCCCCATTCTAAAAACATTGTATAACCTAACTTAAAATACAACATATCTACTAAGTCTAGTTGCATTTTATCATTTACTGTAAATTGTATATCAGCACTTCTTATAGATCCTAGTTTACCTTGAGTTATAATTTTTGCACTTTTTATACCTGGCATTGGTCTATAACCGTATTCTTGTACTTCTTTTGCTCCTAATAATTGATAAGCACCATTATTTTCTATTCCACTTCTTAGATCATAATTAGCTTTTCCATCAACTGATTTGTATGCAGAAGTGCCTCCAAATAACACATACTGCTTAGCTAAAGTACTAGCCTCAAGTGCTTGAGGAAAGTCTCTATTTATTTTTTCTATAAACTCTTTTTTTATGTCTATCGAAGATACTAATCTAACCCATCCAGTTTTATTTGCTAAATAAAGTAAATTACCATCATCTCTAACATCTTTAGAATTCATTTTAGATCTAACCATTAATTGATTATGCACCCATTCAGGTATTCTATAACCAAAAATGTTATCTAGATTTATATATCCCATAACTATCTATTTAAGTTTTCTTTTTTATATTGATTTATTACTGATATTGGATTAGCTGGTATTCTTATTTGTGCTCCTATTGGTGGATATATTGAATCACCAGGTAAAGAATTTGCAGATGCTATTATACGCCATAAGTTCATATCTCCATAAAAATCTAGAGCTAGTAAATCTAATCTATCTCCAAGAGTTGTTATAACATAATTATCCCCTTGAACTACAGGAATGCTCGGATATACATTAGTTTCATAGTATTGTATACCTGTATCTGTTTGTTTTTTTATTGGAGTATTTTCGTATTTATATGACATATTATTGAGGTCTTAATTCTCTATTTATTTTAAATCTTAATTGATTTATATCAAATTCATTATTAGCATTTTGTAATAATGTTCTATTTACTAGATTAGTCGCAAATGAACTTACAGCTGTGTTATTAGTCGGTATATTACTACTTATCGTACCTATATTAGTATTATTAGCTTTTAAACTTTCTGTATTTTTTTCTTTATTATATTTTTGTAAAGTCGTATTCGCTAATATTGTTTCATCTTCAGGTAATTGTTTACCTCCAATTCTCATAAATCTTTTTGGTAACATACTATGAATTGGTTTAAATGATATACTAACATCAAGATAGTGTGGAAGTTGTCTACCATCTTCTATATCCCATGAAGTTTCATTCGCGATAGTTATATTAACGCTTTCTAATAATCCTGGAACTCTATAAAAATAATCACCTACAGTTATCTTAACTACAGATGATCTCATAATACCACTATTCGAATAATCTGGATATACTTGAGATGCTAATGCATTTAGCTTACTATATAAAGGTAAAAGTTCATCTTTTGATTGCGCAGCTATTCTAAATGCATATTGTATATTTCTAGTAAATCCTTCATATATATAAAAGTCTTCACCTCTTCCTATATACTTAAAAGCGTTTATTGTTGCTTGGTGACCATCTGTAATTCCACTTGTCAATAGTGCTCTAAATTGTAAAAACATAGATGAACCGACTTCATCATTGCTTAAGCATTCAAATCCAAACTTAATAAGATCATCATTCGCATTACCATTAGTCCATGGATCTCCAGTATTAAGCGCACCTATATCCTTTACATTTATCTTATCTACTATACTATCAGTACCATATGTATAAAATCTATAGTCAATAGTATCTTGATCTGCCACTAATAAGTTTTCTAGACCAACTACTGATCTCATTCTTCTACTCGCACCTCTAGTCTTTTTTGTATATATTTGATCATATGTCGCAAATCCTTCTGTAGCAGCTTTTGTTGTATCTTCGTATCTTCTAATAGTTGTACTACCTATTCCATAAACTGATCCAGGACCGCCTAAGTAGTTTTGTATTATATTTCTATCTAGCGATAGACCTAATTGGTTTATTTTATTTATTCCACCAAGTACTCCGCTTTCTCTAGTAACTGGCGTTAACTTTAGTTGCTGTAATAATAATAATCTATTCTCTAGTCGTACTCTCTCACTATCCATCGTTAATTGACTTCCTACAGTCTTAGCGTAGTATTTAGAAACAGTATCGATAGGCATTAAACCTTGTCTTTGTATATGTAAACCAGAGCCTGCATAACCTACTTGCTCTAAAGTGTTTAAACCATCATTATATAGTCTAGTGTTTTCTAATATATTATATCCATTTATATTTTGACCAAATATATTTACGCTAGTACCAGTTTCCATTTTAGGATTAGTCAACTGTAATCCTATTTGTTTTTTTATAAATGCGTCCCCTCTAGGCTTATCGCTTAAAAACTTTCTTATTCTAGTCTTGTCTATTTCTGCTGATAATGTTACTGTTCTACTTCCTAATTGGATTGTTGTAGATCCGCCTCTTATAGGATAATCTAAGCCAGTTCTATTTAATGAATAAAAATTTCTTATATTATTTGGAGCATTTTCATCATCTATAGGAAATTGCATATAAGGTTGCCCAGACCATCCGCTATCGCGTCTATCAAAAGCAGCAACCCCGTATTTTAAATCCTTTAAACTAGTTCTTAGATCTATTAGTGGCATATTATTTTTTTATTACATTTGTTTTATTTCTGGAGAACTGCTTCCTTTAATTCCTGGAGCTTGGTTTGCTGCTCTACTAGAATCTATACTAGGATTATTTGCATTGTGTTTATGTGTATTTGATGAAATCAGTCTATTATCTACAAGATTATTAACAACTACGGTTGTCATAGATTGATTATTTCTAATATCATATGGATTTACTGCTTTTGTATTTGTATTACTTGCAGTAGCATTTGTAGCTGCAGCTTGTGATATAGTAGCTGCTCCAAAATCTCCTCCTACTGATCTAATTCTACTTGCCATATCTGCTCCTCCTGATTTGAAAACAGCTGCTTTTGTCATCCACTTATTCTTATCTGTAAATGGTAAAACGGCCACAACTTCAAATAAATCTCCAATAAGTCCAGATACCATTTCAACTGCGCCAGCAATAGCATCTCTAACCCATTTTATTATCCCCTGTATAGTACTTGGATTAGTTAACATATTTACAAAACCTTCAATTTTTTCTATAATACCCGATTTTTCTATAAAATCAACAACTGATTGTTTTATTTTTTCTATAAAAGCCATTAACTTTTCTTGTGTAGAAGCCTGTTGCATAGATTGGAAAGCTTGTTCTCCCATGGCTTCTGCCATTGCTTTCTCATTACCATATCTTTTAAGACCTAATTGGTACATTTCTCTGGCGTTCTCTGTTCCTTTTGCGCCTATACTAGCATATAATTCTTGCTTTTTAAGCATATCTGCTAGTTGATCTCTTGACATTCCCATGGATTGTGCAAAAGATTCTGCAGCTATTCTATTCATTTTTAGAAATTCTGCACTAGATCCAACTTGTCTATTTATTTCTGCTGCAGCACCTGCAAGATCATTATTTAAAAATAATTCTCTAGCCTTATTAAAATTCAGCTCTTTACCAGTTAGTATTTGAGCTTCCATTTCTTTAGATATACTAGACTCAAAATCTAGAAATGAATCAGCCATAGATTCTAGATCTTTCATTTCCATTCCCATAGCTTTTATTGTCAATAGACTTTTAGTAAGCTGAGATGGATATTTAGAGAATCTTAAGCCTAAAACACCTGAAAGACTTGTTACTTCTTTTAATACTTGTTGATAATTAAATTGTATGCCAGTTGCTCTTTCAAGACCTTTTACTTGTGCTAATACGCCTTTAACTACGCCTTGTGTTGATTTTCCTGTTATACTAGAAACTTCAGCTAATCTTGAACGAGTATCTAACTCTAATCCTGCAAATTCTTTTAGCTTTATGTTTGTTTGTAATGTCTCATCAGATAATTTATTATTTATACCTAATTGACCTGCTAATTCTGAATAAGATTCTAATAATTTTTTAGAAGTAATAAATACATCTCCTTGATTTAGTGATATATCTTGAAAATGCCTATTTAGTTGCCTTGCTTGACCGCTTGTCATTCCAAGATTTCTGCCAGCTTTAACTATAGCATCATCTACTCCTACTACAACATCGAGCAAAGCTGAAAATCCATCTATTAGACCGCCAACTAAACCACCTATAAATGGTATGTTTTTAGCCATACTAGATATTCCTCCTGTAAGCCCAGATACTACACCTCCTCCTTCTGGAGTTAACGCTTTAAGACCTGAAGTAGCTGCTGAAAGTGCGCCTTGCATTACATTTTTTATAGCATTTTTTGCTTTACTAAAACCCACTACTAAAGCTGTAGCTATAATAGCAGGATCTAATATATTTTGCATAATTGTTTTTCCTGCTGCTTTTATACCAGCTGCTAATACTTTCCATTTACCTACATTTGTAACTTTTCCTGTAGCGTCTACTGTTTTTCTTGCGGCGAAACTCATTGCGTTATACGCTTCTTCTCCTACACCAAGATTATCAGCAAATATTTTCATTAAATTTCCCGATATACCTAATTGTTTAGAAACCATCTTTTCATTTATAACTGCCTTTTCTCCTTCTTCTGTTTGTCTTCTTTTTCTCCTTCTTCTGTTTGTCTTCTAGCTAGTTCTAATTGTTTTTCTTGGGCATAAAGCGCTACAGCTTGTATATCGCCTTTACTTTTTAGTATTCCCATCATTGCTTTTTCTATATCATGACTTTTGCCTTGAGCGGCTAATCTAGCTCTTTGGGATTCTACGATATTTTTTGCGTCTGCTAATGCATCTTTAGTTTGTTGATCAAAATCTTTATTTAAGTCAACTAGTTTCTTCTCTTCTATATACTCTTTTTGTTTTAATTTAAGAAGTTCCTGATTAGTTTGTCTTAGATTTATTGAATCTTTAGATAATGTGGCTAATCTTGCTTCAATTTTTAAATACGCATTATCCATCTTTTTTAAATCAGATAATGCGTTTTTTAGCAGATTATTATAATCCCCTTGATCCTCTAATAGCTCTTTTAAATCCCTAATCAAATCTTTTGATGACATTCCTGGATTTTGTGAGCCTGGTGTTGGTGGTGTTGCCATTGTATTATACTATACAAATAAATATGTATCTAAATTATTTTTTAGATTTAGCTGCGGTAGTCTTATAAGAATATTCCTTAGATGCTTGTACGACTGCATCCGGTATCTTTATTTTTGAGGGATCAGTGTTTTCTGTAATTTGGTTATTTTGCTGATCTCTCATATCTTCTAGTTTTTTGAGATACTCATTAATTTTTTTTATATTATACTTTCTATGCTGTATTGGCATATCCCAAACTTCAGACCATGAGAATCCCCCTCCGCCATGATAAGTTAATTCAAAACACTCTGTCATAAAAATAGCACGGTATTCCGCCCCAGGAAAGAGCGGAACCCATATTATTTGTGCGTTATCCATATTAGTCTTCTATTTGTGGAAAGAAGAATCCTACGCCCATTGGCAAATCAGTTGTAATCTCTTCGCCATTTTTTAGTGTGAAAGTAATCTTTGTATCAATATCAGGAGTATTCTTAGCAATATCTTGTCTAAGAGCAATTGCATCTCTAGCTAATAGGTAACCTTCATCAATAAACTCTCTTACTGTTTTAGTTGAATAATCTCCATTAACAGACGTTATTTGATGTTTAAGCCTTGTACTTAATTCTCCTATTTCTGTCTTAGCAATCTTTTTCATACCTTTGATCTCATCATCTATTTTCTTATCATCAGCTATTGTAAGTATCTTATATGTTACTGTATTTTTTGAGTAAGGTAATTCAAAGCTAAATTCATTTTTATCTGAAAATTTAGAAAAGTCTAATTCTTTATATTTTAAATCTTGCAGATCTACTACTACAGTTTCTTCTTCTTCTAGACTACTTGCTTTATACTTAAATGAATAATCTTTTCCATAACCTAATATACGAGCTGCTATCAGAAGCGCATTCCGATCACCCAGAGTTAAATCCTCATAGTTTATTTCTGATTTGATAAGAGACTTAAGCATACGTTCAATCGCGATGCCCTGACGTAACAGGTTCACATTGGTGAGAATGTCTTCAGTTTTAGCTGTCATATATGCCATTTCTACAGCTCCTGAAGATAGTGGATTTTCTTTTGCATATAACTTTCCTTTACTAGGAAGATCGATCATTTCTGTTGGGATCGAAAATTTTTTTTCTGCCATGTTGTTTTTATATAAATATACGAATATATAATTTTCTGCATAAAAAAACCTCTCGAGTAGAGAGGCTTTTCTTTTTGTTATTATCTAGATTATTTATTAGAAGTTCAAAATACAATAATCCATTCCTAAAGTTAAACTAATTTCAGTTGGATCTTGTACTGAGAAATCATAAGATCCGAAGTTTGTTTCTTTGATGAAAGCGCCCTTAACGATCCACTCAGATACGATGTCACCAACAGGTCCAATGATATTTAAGCTACAATCTTTCTTATAGAAGTCAGAATAACCATCACGACCTGTAACAGACTCATGATGTAATCTTACCCATTCCATAACAGCTTGTTGTCCGCTTGGGCTAATTGGATTGTATAGCGTTAAAGCCATATCTCTCCATTCAGCTTTACCTTTTAGCTTACGATATACGTTGATATGATCTAACTTTATCTCGTTTAAAGTAACACCAGGAGCATCTGCTTTTTTAATCATGAATGTAGGTATACCATCTATATAAAATATAAATCTATTCTGAACTGTTGGTTCAAACGAGGTAAACATTAATTCACTTGTATCTAGTATTGGCATCTCTTAATTATTTTATTTTCTATAAATATGCTCTATATTATTTTTTCTTTGCTGCAGCTTCTTTCTTTTTCTTAGCTTCGGCTTCTTTTTTCTTTTTTGCTTCAGCTTCCTTTTTTTTCTTATCTTCAGCTTCTTTCTTTTTCTTAGCGTCAGTTTCTTTTTTCTTATCTTCTTTTTTAGCTCCTTCTGATAAGATGCTTAGTTGAGACTTAATGCTCTCATAAAGTGCTTTAGGAACTCTGATTCTCAATACTGTATTATCGCTTATATTTTTCATTTTTATTTTTTTATATTATATTAAGAGAAGCTAGCGCCTGTCGGTAAAATGTTAAAGTTTAAGTAAATGTATTCAGCAGCTCTTGTTGGTTGTAAGTAAATAGTACCAATAAGTTGATTTCTATCAATAACGTCAGGGGTGTTATTAGTTTCATCCATTATTACTTGGAATGCATATAGACCTTGACGTTGTTGAACAGTCTCTAAATACGGGTTAACTTGGTTTAAGAATTTATTTCTTGTTGATTGAGTGTTTGGTTCGAATACCAATGTTTCTCCTATTTGACCGATATAGTCTTTTAGTGATATTAATAGTCTTCTTACGTTTACTCTGTCTAAAGCAGATGCTTTTGATTGTAGAGTCTTTTGACCATATATTACTGTACCAACTCCAGGGAAATTAGCGATTGGATTCACTTTTCCTTGATATAGTGTATTTCTTTGATTAACGCTTAACTTTCTTTCTGGTTGAAGTACTGTACCCATTCCACCTCTATTAAGACCTGCTGGTGCGAACCATTCTGCAGATACTTTATCATTATATTCGTATATAGCTGGAACTAGTGTTGAAGCAGGAATAAAGTTTAATTTACCTGTTTCTCTACTTCTAACTTGTAACCATGGCCAGTATGCTGCAGCGTATGAGTTATCGTAATTAGTTGCTTCACTTACTACTTCACTAACATTTTTTGCATATCCTACTAGATCGATTACAGCGATATTATCTCCTCTTTCTTGTGCTAAAGCAACAATGCTTGCAATTTGAGAAGGCGCATTTTGACTTGTTAGACCAGGTGCAAATATTACATTAAATCTGTAAGCATCTTTATTTTCTAAAAGACTAATTGCAACGTTATAGTCTGATCTTAATAGACCTTGAATATTGTTAGCAGCGATGTCTGTAGATACAGATGGAATGCTTTCGAAAAGATTTAAAGGCGCTTGATTATAGCAACCATATAAAGCTCCAACAGCTCCACTGAATGATCCATTTACTGAACCTGAACCTACCATAGGTAGATAATTAAAGTATTCAGATTTAGGTTGACCAGTTGAATCGAAGTAATTAGGTGTTGAGTAGTTAACTTGTTTTACTCTAACATACTTACTTTTAACAGGATAGTTACCTGTAGTTTGTAGATAGTAATCTCCGTTTTCATCTGCAACTGCAGTTTCAACTTGATCACCTATTACGTATGCGATATAGTTACTTTGATTTGGATCTAATGATAAGTTAGTCCAAGTTTCTAATATTGTTTTGTTGTTTGTGTAATCATCTCCTCTACGAACGATTAAGCTAAATAATCCAGATCCAGAGTTTGACGATACTACTTCCCATCTTACGTTTGCGTTAGATCCACTTGGAAGAGCGCCGTTTGTTACAGTTCCACCAGAGTTATTCATTACTTCACCTACAGATATTGTTTCAAGAACAAAAGATGCTGCGTCTGTACCTCCAGAGAAGTTAACTGTAGTGCTTCCTGAAGTATAGAAGTAAGAATTTGCTACTGCTCCTTTTACTGTAGTAACAAAAGTTACATTTGGCGTACTAAATGCAGATGCTGAAATACCTGTAACAGCATTAATAGAACTTGTAGCTCTATTGTAAACGTCTTGAGGTGTAGATCCAGAAAGAGTTATTGATGTTCCATTTAAGTTAAGAACATAAGATGCTGCGGCTGCATTAGTTAGATTTAACGTTGCAGATGCAGTTGTACTAAGGAAAGATGGTACTGATGCCGTTGCTGATGTATATGAACCAGATGCTACTCTAGTAACTATTAAAGAGTCTCCTCCTTGTTCAAAATAGTTTACAGCTGCTAAACTTGTTAAGTACTCATAGTTTGATCCACCTGATACAAATGAAGCTCCGAATATAGCTTTATAATCTGAATACGAAGTAACAACTGTAGGTTTATTTACTTGTCCTATTACAGTTGGTCCTACTAATGCGGCTCCTACTTGTACTGGTCCTTGGGTTATTGGTGATAGATCGTTTTCTTGTGAAAAAACGCCTGGGGAAATTAACACTTCACTCATTATATATTAGTTTTATCTATCAATAAATATGCAAGATTGCATCAAAATCTATTTAGTAAACTCCCCAGTCTCTACATTTATTGAAATAGTTCCGTACTTATCAGTTAGCTCTTTTAGTAAATCTTGCTCTTTTTGTTTTGTTTCTATTGCAGATTTTTTAAGCTGATCTACTTGGTTTTGTATAATGATTTTTTGGTATTCTAACTCTCCTAGTGCGCTTACTATTTCTATAGTATCTTTTTGTAATAGTTGTAGTCTACCTAGTTCAGATTCAGTTAACTTAGTTGTTTCTGACATATTATTTTGTACTTTTTGGTGTAACTTTTTTCTTTTTTGCTTTTGTTGTAGCTTTCTTTGCAGCTTTTTTAGTAGTAGTTGTCTTATTTTCTACTAATGGTATTAATACTTCTGCTGCTTTAGTTTCTTCAATAGGCTTTTCTTCTATTAAAGGTTCTAATAACTTAATAGCTTCATTTTCAGATGATAGTGGTTTTTCTTCTAACTCTGGATAATAAAACTCGTCTGGGATATTGTTAGTTGGTTCTTTAGGGTCTTCGATATTTACAAAGGGTCTTTGTTTGATTTGCCAAACGATAGCCGCAGCTATAAAAACGAAGATACCAATTAAAACATAATCCATAATTTTTCTTTTTTAATTTTATTAATGTATAAATCTACAATTATAAATATACGCATTTTTTAAAAAACACCTATTTTATAATATTTTTTATAACTAATGAATCATTTTGAATGCTATTACATCCAAAGGAGTTAGGTCCAATCCACCAAATACCCTCTCTTGTATATGATACGCCCATAATTGGAGCTATTGTTCCAGAGCCCGGATTGTACTCAGACTTGAATGCACAAGCAGTATCATATAATGCTTGATGATATAGTCCTATAGTATGTCCTGATTCGTGGCTTATAGCTTCTCCTATCTTTTTTTGACTATATCCAAGCAACTTGCTGAATACAAAAGCAGGCACATCAACTCCCCATTTTATTGATTCTACGTATGCAACACCACCTGCTTGATTAGAGTACCACGAATTGTTTTCTGTTACAATTATTCTTTGTCTTCTTAGCGGACTTGCATTGTTGTATACAGTGGAATCGGTTGTTATTGTTATATTGAAAAATTTGAAGTCTTTTTGTACTTCTAGTAATATATTTGCTATTTCAGTTGAACTAAGACCTGATGGTGTACAATAAAAATAATTTCCTCCATACCAATAGGGTGTTTGTACATTAGCACCATCAAAATCTATAAATAATGTCCAAGTTCCTGTTATTACTGTTGATGGGAATGGACTTGAATCACATGCGTCTCCAATACCGTCTTTATCGCTATCTTTTTGATCTGGATTGAAAACTCTTGGGCAGTTGTCTTTTGTATTTGCTATACCGTCTCTATCTCTGTCTGCTGATATTCTACCTTTTACATACTCAGGTAATATTTCATCTTGCCTACTTGTGTAGTTGTAGTTCCCTTTTTCAAAATCACATATTTGGATTTCTCGATTTGGTTTTTGATTTTCCTCTATTAATGCAGGCGTTTTTTTGCAAGTAGCAAACAGTGTTATTGCGACAATAGTAAGAATCAAATATCTCATAGTCCTAGAAATTTAATTATTTTTTGTGTAATTTTATACCAAACCCACCATCCAATAGCTCTAACAACAAAGTATCTAACGTAGTTATCAAGCTTATTTGAGTTTGTTATGTTGGTCCAAAAAAGCATCTCTTTGTCTACTTGCTTTCTTGTCATATTGTGATCTCTTATAACGTATAGCCTATCATGTACTAGATAACCAAATAAACCGTCATTAAAAGGTCTTACTATGCTCCACAGCCACTTTGGTACAGTTGACATATCATAAACAAATCCTCTTGGTATTGTGTATCTTCTTCCTGTACTTAGTGTTACACAGATCGGTTCTGTGATCTTCCAATACTTCTCACTCTTATCTGAGTATACATATGATTGATGTATTAGATCATCAGATAATAGCTGCTCTACTACGTTATCTTTTGTTATGAAGTTTGTTCGTTTCATTTCTTGAATGCTGTTAATAAATATCCGACTATATCTACTGTTGATATGTTTCTTAAACGCTGTGCAAACGGGTCTGTACTTGTTTGGATTTCGTTTGATAGTGATTCCATGCTTAGGATAGCTGACCCAGTTGTATTGTCTATTAATACACCGCTTCTAACGTCTTGCGGTGAAGCCATTCTTAATGTACCTGTGTTTCCAGAACCAGGACCGTATGTTGTTCCAAATCTAACGTTTGATGCAGATGGTAAATTAGGGAATGTATCTACAGAATATAAAGTTCTATCCTGACCCCCAAAGGTAAAGAATCTTGCTTGTGTTGTTGCAGTATTGTCTAAAAATAGATTTTGACAGTATATTGCTTGTTTACCGTTTACGTTTACTATGTTGCCTGCTAGGTTTACTACTGCAGATGCGTTTGTAGATGATATACCGTTTGCTGTAGCTGATGCTATTACAGAGCCGGATACATTTATGAATATGGCTGATGTGGATGAGATTGCGGCTGCAGCGCCTTGTGCTACTACTGAGCCTGATACTATAACTGGGGCTGTTGTGCTAATACCTGCTGCTGCTGAGCCTGATACATCACCTACTATAAAGATTGGTGCTGTAGAGTCTATAGCAACAGATGTTGTTCCACCTATCACATTTCCATTCACCCTCATACTAGTGCCAGAGAAAAGAACTCCTTGTATATCACTACGTATTTGTCCACCGGTTATATTACCAGTTATTGTTAATATTCCTGCAGTTTGTGATATCCCCCTATTACCACCTCCACTAGCATTAGAACCACCTATTACATTGCCTATAACAATAGTGTTACCATTATTAGATGTAAACGCTTCATTACTTGCAATACCTCCATTCTGTTGTGTACCTCCGTTTAGATTTCCAATTATCGTAATGGTACCTGATGATGTTTTTGATATACATTTTGTTGTGGACGCTACAGTACTTCCTCCTAATCCATTAAAATTACTTCCGGTTATATTAAAATTACAATTACCTGAGTGGAGTATTAATACGTCGCCATTTGATGCTCTTGGCGTAACAGCTCCACCTAGGGATAATGAGACACTTCCCGTAGTAGCTGTTACTGTTATTAAGTTAGTTGCACCTGCTGATAGCGGTGTTGCTGATGTTACGCTACCTGATATGCTACCACTGTTAAAGTTGAATGAGCCTCCTGCTGATATGGCTATTTTGCTAGCTTCCCATAAAGCTAATTCAGCAAGCTGTACCCAAACCATACTATTAGTTGCTGTTATGTTTAATCTATAATACCTATAGGCTGTTGTATTTGATAATATAGATGAGTTATAAACAGCATTTGAACCTATACCTGTACCCAATGTTACGCTGTCTAAAGTAGTCCATGTAGAACCATCATTACTTCCATCAAACGTCCATACTCTAGGATTTCTATTACCGTCTGATGTTCCGTAAATGCTATATGCTTTTATTATTCTCGCATCAGCTGCTGAAAAATCAAATGTTAATGTTGCAACTCCGCTTGCTGCACTTGAAGTTCCCCAAAAATCTGAAATAACTCTATTGAAAGCTAACCATGCCGCCCCTCCTACTTCGTTTGTGGCAGATGCTGCATAGGGGCTTGGTGTTGAATTACTCGTCATTTGTGGTGTAGCTACAGCGCTTAGTGAAAAAATATTGTTTAAACTAGTCACTACAGTACTAACATCCATGTTTACAGTAAAACCATTCGTAAATACGTCATCCGACCCAGTCGGTATGCCTAATATAGCACCATCGTTCCATGTTGATGTACTACTAAAATTACCACTTGCTACTGCCCATCTTACTGCCATACCTTAAAATCCTCCATTATTAAATCCGGTTAACAATGAGCCAACGGTATCAACCGTAGCTACGTTTCTTAATCTTTGTGCATACGGATCAGCACTAGCGCTTATTGCAGCTAGGAAATCAGCTGCCGTTAGTGATTGTCCTGTTCCAACTGTGTTGTCTGTTAATACATTTACCCTCACATCGGATGGTGATGGTACAACCATGCTACCTGAGAGTACGTTTGATGGGCCGAATAGGCTACCGCTTCTAACGTTTGCCGGTGTTGGTTGGTTGGGGAATGTATCTGCAGAGTATAATGTTTTATCTTGACCGCCTGGTGTGAATAGGCGCCATTGTGTTGTTGCTGTGTCTGAGATGAATAGGTTTTGTGCGAAGATGTATCCCACCGATTGTTGATGATGCTACTACTGTACCAGTGACTGTGAATGTTAAGCTAGGCGTACTAGTACTAATTGTTGCACCCGCACCTATTGATCCCCCGGTAACATTACCTATTATGGTAGCGTTATTGTTCGTTACAAGTCCACCTCCTGCGCTTCCAACTACATTTCCGGTTATACTCACTATGCCTGTTGCATTAATACCATGAGCACCACTTCCTGCTCCTCCAGTCACAGTACCTGTTACGCTGCCTGATGTTCCTGTGAAGTTGATGCCGTGTGCACTAGTAGCTGTTCCGCCTGTTATATTACCTATTATTGTGAATTGGGAGGATGCACCTGTTAGTACTATTGCTGGTTGTGCTTGTGCTGTAACATTTCCTGTTATTGTTACATTTCCGGCTGTTTGATTTATACCGTAACTAAGACCGCTTATGGTACCGCCTCTAACATTTCCTATCACCACAGTATTTCCATTTGTTGAGTTTAATGCGTGTAGGGTATTCTGGTTACCTCCAGTAGAGCCGATTAAATCGCCTATTATTGTTATTGTACCAGTTGATGACTTAGATATACAATTTGTACTTGTTACTGATATTGTGTTAACAGCATTGAATATTGTTCCGTTTAAATTAAAATTGCAGTTGCCTGAATGGTTAATTAAATTAGCAACACTAATTGCAGGCGCAGTCACAGCACTTCCCAAACTCAACGTCACAGTACTACCCGTCGCAGCAGTCACCTGTATTAGGTTAGTTGCACCTGCTGATAGTGCTGCTGTGGTTGATGTTACACTGCCCGATATACTACCGCTGTTGAAGATGAATGAGCCACCTGCTGCTAGTGCTGCTGTGCCTCGTTCGTAGAGTTCTATCTCTGCTACAGATGTACTCACGTTTCCACCGTTAGCCGATATGTTCAACCTATAGTACCTATAGCCTACTGAGTTACCTATAGACGCTACAGAGTAGTTTCCACTCGCTACAATTGCAGATGCTTGTGTAACAGTGTGTAAGACAGTCCAAGATGAGTTATCGTTGCTTCCTTCTAATGTCCAGTTTCGAGGATTTTGAACTTGAGTTGAAGAACCGAAAACTGTATAACCGTCTATAACAACAGAACTGCCACTACCAAAATCCATCGATATCCAGCCTGACATACCTGTACCAAGCGCAGTTGTTGTGGTATTTCTATCAAATGCTTGCCAAGCAGATGCAGCAAAACTTGAAGCAGCAACATATGGACTGGGTGCTATGTTTGATGTCATTTGCGGTGTAGCAATAGTCCTTGCTCTAGCTGTACTATTCAAACTAATAGCAGTAAATGACTGATCAATATTAATGTTATTATTATTTGCCCATATATCATCAGAAGCAGTAGGAAACCCTAACGATCCGCTATCGTTCCATATTGCTAAATTGCTAAAATTACCTGATGCTACTGCCCATCTTATTGGCATATCTTATAATCCTTTACCGTTTATGAAATACTGTATTGCTCCCATTATTTGTGATACTGCTTGTCCTAGCACCATATCACCTTCATCGATATCTTTAAACACATCTAGATACACTACGTTCTTAGCTTGATCGTCTAAGAATTCAAAGCCACCACCGTCTGCTGGATCTACTTCTCTATATGGTGTTAGCTTTAATGCTATTGAACCACCAATATAGTCTTCCACTAGCGGTGAAACAGCTAAGTTTACGCTTAGATATGGATATGTGTGTCCGTTTTGGTTGATTGGTTGTGTTGATGTTATTGGCATATAATATTATTTATCTTTTAATCTTGCTTTACCTGTTCCTGATTCTAATAATCCTTCTTCTGACCATCTTTCGTAATCTTCTATTTCATCTGGTATGCTGTCTACTATTTTTACATCTTGTCCTCCCATAGCCCAGCTCATTCTTAAAATTGTTTTACCATGTACACACTCGTCTAGATTGTACTTAATCATAGAGAAATATTCATAATTCTCATCATAAATATGATACTCGATGCAACTGAATGCCATTGCTCCTCTGCCAGTTGAAAATTTTGCTTTTAATGCCATAATAATTTGTTTTTAGTTTATTATGAATATATGGTAGAATGCCTATTGTCCCAAACAGCATTTGATGCTGATGCTACATTCACAGCACCTGACTGCGAAACAAACAAGCGTGTTATGTTCCAAACAGGATCTGATGTTACTGAACCAGTAAACGCTACACCTGCATAAGCGAAGCTTCCACTTGAATCGTACAGTCTAGTTGGATATATTTTGTTGTCGATGTAGGTACGTGTAGCACGCTGTGATGCTACTAGATAGTCACTATTTGCTGTCATCTGTGTATCTACATCTACCGCTATTCCTCTTGTTGTTCCTTGTGCCATAGTTTTTACTATAATAAATATGAAGCTATTTGAGCGCCTGTTGTGCCAGTAGTTGATACCCTAGCTAGGCGATAACCAATACTCCCTGTTTCTGTCATTTGTGATAAGTCTCTACCCCACACTGCATTTTGCAGTTGTGCTGCAGTTAATACAGCGCTGCCTGTTGTATTATCTGTTAGTGTACCAGCTATTACTGCTGTTGCAGGCGGCATTTTAAGCGATCCTGATACTGTGCCGTCTGCGTATGTTGTACCTTGACGTATGTCTGATGCTGATGGGTAGAATGCTAGGCGCTCTGGTGAATAAAGTATTATGTCGTTGAAATCCCAATATGTGTTTGCATCTGCTGTTAGTACCATATCTACACATTGAACGGCCATCGTGTTATTTGTGTTGATAAACGGTCCTGTGAAGATGTTTGTTGCTGCAGCGCTAGTTGAAACAACCGCCGGTGATGCAGAGTTTGCAGTTACACTTCCATTAATTGTTAGTAGCGTGTTAGATATTGAATACACCGATGGTCCTCCAGAACTAGCGGTTACGTTTCCTGTTATTACATTGGTAGATGCCGCTGTAAATATTACAATACCTGTTCCTCCAATGATATTTCCATTTACAGTCAATAGTATACCGGCCTGTAAAAATATACTAGCATGAAGTGATGTAGAGGTAGCAAAATAAAAGACACCGGGCGCATTAACAGCACCGTTTACGGTTAAATTACCTCCAGTTATTCTAATCATACTACATGATCCACCGCTATTAGTAATACCTCCACCTAATATACTATTAATAACACCGTTTATAATAACGTCCCCAGCTGAGGATAGTATTAGATTAATAACAGAGAATCCTGAAGAGCTATTATTGAGACTTAGATTACCGTTTATTGTTAAAGTGCCGTTACCTGTTTTACTTATCCCAGAGTATCCATTTGAGTTACCACCAACTGTTGTAAGAGATAAACTAGGCGCTGTAAGTATTACATTACCATTACCTGTAATATTGATATTGATAATACCTACAGTTGTTGAAAATATAATTGGATCTACTGATATTAAGGTTGCATCACCACTGGCATTTGCAAATATTATTGCATTTGTTGTTCCGAAGGTAACGCTTGTCACATTTCCTATAACACCTGCTGTATTAAAATTAAATACGCCTCCTATAGTACCACCGCTTCTTTGCGTATTTCTTATTGTAGCAACAGTAAAGCTTTCATCTACGTTCAATGTCTTACCATCAGCATACACATCATCTCCAGCAACAGGTTTTGTTCCTCCGTTCCAGTTTGCGGCATTGCTCCAGTTACCGTTTGCTAAAGGCCATTTATCAGGCATACTACTTACCTCCCAGCTAATGCTGCTATTTGTGCACCAGTACTAGCTATAGTGGCGCTGTTACTTAATCTTGCTCCTATTGTGGATGATCCGGTTAAGCTAGTTACCGGAGTATTCCATATTTCGTTTGATACATTATAATTCGATGATATTAGTGTTGCACTACCTGTGTATATGTCTACCGGTACACCAAACGCTACAGATGATGTAGATGGTACAATCATTGTGCCTACCAATGCACCTGATGCATATGTTATGCCTTGTCTAACATCAGACGGTGATGGTACCCCTGATATTAGGTCTGTGCTATATAGTGTTTTGTTAACTGATACGCTCGGTGACGTAAATGTCCAATACGTAGCACTACCTGTTACTATTGTTAGTTTTGGTCCATAGAATGGTTGTATGCCTGTTGGTCCTGTGATGAATGGACCCGTGAGGCGGTTGGTGGCTGATGTTGATGTTGATGATATACCTACTGCACCTGAGCCGCCAGTTACTGTACCATTCACATTTAGTACTGAAGCACCTGTTAGTGAGATGCCTGATGCTGCTCCGCCTGTTACAGACCCTGATACGTTCAGTGTTATGGCTGTTGCTGATGATATGCCTACGGCTGAAGCGCCATTTATACTGCCTGATATATTTACTGTTGGAGTTGAAGCTATATTAATAGCAGTTGCGGCAGTAGCACCTGAGCCACCTGTCACTGAGCCAGTTACTGTTAATGATGTGCCTGAAAAATTGATACCGTGGTTTGTTGCAGTGGGGGAACCGCCTGTTACATTTCCTATAACAGTTAAACTTCCCGCTGTTTGAGATAGTCCCATATGTCGGGAATTACTATTAACCAAACTTCCAACTATATTACCTATAATGACTGTGTTTCCATTATTTGATAATAAGGCATAACTGTCATTAAAAGTAGCACTATTAGTTATTCCTAATAGATTACCTCTCACTGTAATAGTTCCTGTTGATGTTTTATTAATACAGACTGCATTTGTAGTAGCTCCTCCTATAAAACTACTTCCAGTAATAATAAAATCACAAGCGCCTGTATGGTTTATTATTTGTGATGTAACGAAATTTAAACCTGCTATATTTGCGAATGGCGCACTAATATTCACAGTACCGGTAGTTGCTGTTACTGTTATCAAGTTAGTTGCACCAGCACTAATACCAGCAGCAACGCTAGCAGATATGCTTCCGCTATTGAAATTGAATGCTCCACCTGAGAAGTTTCCTGCGCCTGAGCCTGTTGATTCTGTTAGTTCGAGTTCATTTACTTGAGGAGAAACTCCTGTATTCGTCGTTAAAGTTATGTTTAACCTATAAAACGTATACGATAATGGGTTTGCTAATATTGCACTTGTATATACAGCGCTTGCTGCAAGAGAAGCTGTTACTGTATCTAATACTGTAAAAGTTATATTATTATTACTTCCTTCAAAGGTCCATTGTCTGGGGACAGCATTACCGGAATTTGGCATCCTTATAGCATACCTTTTAATATTTCTTGCTGTTGGAAATTCGTATGTTAGTATGCCTATATTAGCTGTATTACTTGCCCATGTTGTATTTGTATTTTGATCAAATGCTCTCCAAGGCTCAAATCCGCTTTGGAACGAACTAGCATATACAAATCCACTTGGTGTAGCATTACTTGTCATTGGTGGAGTTGTAATGTTGTCTACTATAAGCGGTGTTGTAGTACTGTTTAAGCTTTTAACACTTACACTTTGATCCATATTGACAGTATAGCTATTTGTATACACGTCATCCTCACCATTAGGAAATCCTAATTCGTAGAAGCCATTCCACGTTGAGCCAGTTGACCAGTTACCACTTTGTATTGCAAACCTTATTGCCATATTAGCTATATATTACACTAGCTCTATTGCTCCATGCTACGTTTTGTGCAGTAGCTGTTGCAACAGAACCAGAATCACTTATTGTTAATCTTGTTATTGACCATACACTATCACTTTCGGATGCACCTGAGTTGGCATATCCTGCGTATTGCGTTACACTGCTTGTTCCGTCGTAGCGACGTGTAAGTGTGTTTGCAAACGGTATTGATGTTGTTGTAGAAGTTCCTTGTGCCATTTATTATGTTGTTGTTACTTCTTGTCCAAATAAATTAAATGAGCTTGATACTGATGAAGCTACAGTTACTACGTCTGTAGCAGCCATCGTTATACCAAACGTTGCTGCAAAGGTATCGTTAGCTGGTAGCGATACATTCTTATAGATGTAGTGTTTATCTTCTATAGCAGATCCACTTACTCTGATAGCTACATCGAACGTTCCTGATCCCGCAGTTAGGTTTGCTACTGTGAGTGTTGATACTACTGTTTGTTTCAATGCAGGTACAGTGTATAAATCTACTGCGCTACCTGTTGATACTATCTGTCCTAATACTTTTGCTACGTTTGGCATATTGTTATCCTCCCATTAATAGGAATATTTGTTGAAAATTGTCGTTTGATGCACCACCACCTATTGCTGATGATGCGGTGTAAAAGAATTGACCGGATGATGTGTTGTACATTATCACGTGTCCAGATCCAGTTCCATCAGTTACGCCGTTTACTGTTAGTGATCCGCTTATTGTTGTGTCAGTATTTACTCTAAATCCATTATTCGGTGATATAGATGCAGATACTGATCCTGATGATATTTGGGATAAGTTTAGGCCTACGATACCTGATGCTGGTATGTCGTATAGGTTTGCTCCTGAGCCTGAGAAACTAGATGATACAGATTGGGCTACTATACGTTCTGTGACGTTTAATGAGCCTGTTACAGTGGAGTTATTTAGCGCAATTATACCGTTGCGCGCTACGAATTCATTAGCCATGTTTTGTATTTTAGTTTTCCCTATCCAACCAAATACTCAGTAATAAATATGTTAAGTTAGATAAAAGTGCCAAGCATTTTTACAGTCCAACCAGATGATAATGCGTCAGCATTTACTTGAATATCGTTACCAATAAGCGTTGCTGTGAAAGATATATCTAAAGTATTTCCTATGTCTGTTGTTGATACATCTGTGTATACTACTGGTAGACTATCGTTCCATACAGCCATAAATTCACCTGCTCGTGCATTTGTGCTCTTATGTATTGTATATTTTCCAAAGAATGCTGTATAGGAACCAGTTGGTGTGCTGTATATGTTGTTTGATCCAACAATAGTTGATAATGCAGACTGTACGTTTGTTGCTGTACCATCTATATGTAGTGTACTGGTTACAGTAAAGTTGGAGCTGCTTTGTGCATTTATAGCATTTATAGCATTAGATGATGATACAGCCCATGAAGCAGTACCATACAGGCTTCCGGAGAAAGCAACTGCTGTTACCGTATCTTGTACGCTAAGCGAAGAGGTTACTATGGGTTGAAATATTCTCATTTTATGCTATCTGTGTTACTGTTGTTATTATTGATGGTATAGCTGGTACACTTCCTGCAGCTGCTACTGCTCTAAATATAGGCGCATCTGCGTCGTATAATTTCATCACTTCAAAATAATCTCCTGCACTAGCACTTACTACATGATTTAAAGCCAGATAGTGATACTCTGCTCTTCCTTGAAAGAAAACTGTACTATTACTAACATTAGTTCCATTTTTTCTTAGCCATAAATACACATTTGTAGTAACATTAGTAGTTATCTCAACAGTTGTTGTTGCTGTTATATTGTATACTCCACCGTGTGGGATGGTAATTCTACTTCCGCTTACTATATTAACTCCTTGTGAATATACCGTCGTATCATAGTTAAAAGATGATGTTACGTTTACACTTCCTGATTGTGATGTTGTACTGCTAAACTGACCGTAGTTGTATTGCTTTGTACCGTTTACATAAAATCCATCGTTTAGATTTAATACTGATCCTGAGTTTAATGTTAATGACCCTGTTATTACTGTATCACCTACTTGTGTAAGTGTACCTACGTGTGTTAGCGATCCGCTAATATACCCAAATGATCCAGTTGCTGCATTAAATGATCCACTACCTAATAGTTGCATACCACCAGCTGATAGTAATATATTACCTCCTACATTTGAAATAAGAGTTGATGGGTTACCAGGCACATCTGATTCTATACTGATTGATCCTGATTTTACAAATATGTCTTTCCACGGATTAGTTGCTGATCCTAAGCTAAATGAACTAGATACTGCTGGTATAATACTTCCGGCCATACTCACGCTGCCAGATATACCAACGCTACCAGTAAATACAGCGGGGCCTATGTTGGTAAATGTAGATGAACCTGATATTGTAAGTGATCCAGTTACGCTGTAACTTCCTGTTAGTGCTTTTGAATTTGTCCAAAGAGATGCGCTATAAACCAATAGATCACCGTTACTCTCTGATGTTGTTCTTACATCATGTAGCTCTGTTAATTCAAAACCGTTTACTATGTTTACATAGATAACGCCTGTGGTAGCATTGTTTACTACTACAACACCTAATCTAACTTCGTGTAATGGAGCATCAGGTGCTACATCTGTAAAAGTACCACTAGATGATAAAAATAATCTACTACCAACAGCTATACCGTTTGTGTTTATATTTGTTATTAACCCATTTGTTATAACGTAGCCGTGTCTATTACCACCAGAGCCTGATATTGTTGTTGCTGCGAATCCTATTGTGCTTGCTGATGATGGATCTATTTCCCAGCTAGCTGTAGCTACTGTAGGTGTATTTCCTTGAGCTCCGTTTATATACACTATCTTACCTGCCTGTATATCCGCTCCTGTATTATTGTAAACTCTAACAACATTCTGATGTCCAACGTCAATACTGAAGTTGGGGCTTTCAGTATCAAGCTGCAATGTTTTTACTGTATCATCCCAATGTACACGACCTTCTAAATGAGATGGGTTAGTTGTTGTATTAAAATCAATATAATCTACTGTTGAGATTGATCCCGATACTACTAGATTTTGCGAATATGACGCTGTTTGAGCGTATGAAGCGCTTAGTGCATTTAAAGTGTATGATGCTGTTGTAGCAAATGATGCTGTTCCTAATAATGAACCAGTAGCACCATTCACTAAAATCATACTACCGCTTATTGTTTGTGTACCTCTAAATATATTAGAACCAGTAGTCGCTAATGATGCGCTTTTAGCTACAAATATAGGATCTGTCTCAGCATAATAAGATGCCGTGTCTGCGTATGTAGCTAATAAAGAATATGAAGATGATAATGCATTTCCTGTTACGCCTCCAACAGATGCTATTGCAAATCCACTTTCTAAAGTTGGGAATGTAATTATTGCACTTGCAGTATCTATTAGTTGTATTGATTCTGGTATTACTTGATTATAATTTGAATCAAATACATTTATAATTGGAGTTCTAACGCCTAGATTATGAGTGAAATTCCAAGTATTTGAGTTACTAAATGATTGTGTTACATTAGAACCAGATAATATTGTTACACCTCCTACTCCAGTAGCAATCACTGTTACATTACCTACTCCTGTCGATGGTATTAATGATACTCCAGATCCTGCTATAAGTTGTGTTACGCCTCCGTTTGCCGCTATACCTGCTGTTTGTGCATAGCCAGCAAAGTCTGAATTAATTGCATGAGAGGATGATATTATATTTTTAGCCCAACTAGCAGTTCCTTCTAAGCTACCTGTTAAGTTAGGTGCGTTTAATCTTGTATTAACATCAACATCGTTAGACGGTGTTATTGTTACAAGCGGATTTATACTAGAACTATTGAATAAATGTAGATTATATCCATCATTTATATTTCCTATCCACATATCATGACCATGCGAATAGAGATAAGAATCATTTGCATCACCCAAGAAACCAGCATAGTTCTGGCTGTTGATACCCATGTCAATGTAGTTGTCTAATTCACTACCGTTATTGGCAGTTGCAACTACATCTGATGATGCGTTTGGTCCTTGGTTTGTATTTTGAATGTTTAGCTGTAGATAGTTATCTAAGTTACCTTTACCACTTATTACATTAATTGATGATGTGCTCGGTTGCCAAACATATAAAGCTTCAGGATTGGCTTCTGTTGCTGCATCTTGGTTTATGATAACAGTTGAAGAGCCTGATTGGTATAATGAACTTGTTGCTAGTGTTGTATCTGTAATAAAATAAGGTATATGCGGTGCTTTACCACCTAATATATTTGACGCTGTTGCAGCATTAGTTGCATTTACGGCATAGGATGATGACAGAGCATATGAAGCACTCACAGCATTTAAGACGTAGCTAGCAGTTTGAGCTAGTTCTACGTAAGAGGCTGTGTTTGAATACGATGCACTTACAGCGTTTAAAACATAAGAGGCTGTACTGGCGTATGATGCACTTTGTGCTTGTTGTATATAACTTGCTGTCTGAGCTAACACTACGTAAGACGCTGTTTGTGCATTTTTTACATAGCTTGCTGTAGCTGCGGTTCCTAGTAACGACCCTGTGAAAGAGCCTGTGAATGATCCGGTGTTGTATGATGATGTAAAAGCATTAAAGGATGCTGTTGTAGCAAATGTACCTGATACTGCTGTAAAGACTGGGTCTGTTTCGTTGTAGTTTTGTGCCCAACTAGCCGTTCCTTGTAGAGAGCCGGTAAATGTACCCCTAAAACTTCCTGAAAATGAACCAGATGAAAGCCCAATTGGTACTACTTCAATCCCACTAGAACCTGATTTTTTCATATAAGCCAAACCATCATATGTATTAAGTGCTATCTCACCAAAATCAATAGATTCTGTTGTGGGAATTTTGCCTGGTACGCCACTACGACGTAGCTTAAGATACTGGTTTGACATATGTCAGGTATGGATTAGTATGTACTAATATTATGTATAGCTATGTAGCTAGTAATAAATATGCTATTAATGTGTTCTCTCTATATTTGCTGCCAAGTTCCTATCCAAATAAACATTCCTATCTTTATTTTACCGTTTCTGTTAAATACGTAAAGTAAACCGCTTATGGTGGAGTTACGGGGATGAGGGATGCATATGTCCAACCTGTTGCTCCATTTCCGGTGAATACATAAAATAGGTTGTTTATTGGATCTATAAACATAGAACCAATCTTAGGATTTAAAGGAAATATTATTCCGCCTTGAGAATCATTGCACGGTATCATTATCGATCCACTTCCGTTTGAATCTACATCTACTGTGAAGCCATCTTTTCTAGAAGTATCATCTAATCCTATACCTACTACGAAATATGATGTGTCGTTGTTGTGTTGGTTATATTGGCCTGATACGTGTTGGTATGAACCTGATGCGATAGTTCCTTGTCCTTCTGCATGTGAACCGAATCCTATGGTTACTGCTCCTGCTCCTTCTGCATGAGAATAATCTCCAAATGCCAAAGCGCTGAGGCCCTCTACATGGGAACTATCGCCTATGGCCATAGTACTAGAGCCTTCTGCATGTGAACCCACGCCTATAGCTTGTGTTAATTGTCCTTCTGCATGCGAATATGATCCTGTAGCTAGCGTTAAATAACCTTCAGCATGTGAATAAATGCCTGATGCTACAGCCCCTGTACCTTCTGCATGTGAACCTTCACTCCTAGCCCTTGTAAGACGACCTTCTGCATGTGACCAGTTAGCGCTCGCGGTAGTCAAATAACCTTCAGCATGAGAATAAGCGCCTGACGCATATGTCATATTGCCTTCTACATGTGATCCCTCTCCTATTGCTTGTGTAGAGTTTCCTTCAGCATGGGAATAGTCTCCTATTGTTTGTGTACTATAGCCTTCTGCATGTGAGTAACCTCCTATTGCTTGTGCGCCCCAACCTTCTGCATGTGAAAAACCGCCTATCGCTTGCGTAACAATACCTTCAGCGTGTGAGTAATTTCCCATTGCTTGTGTACTATTACCTTCAGCATGTGAGTAACTTCCCACTGCTTGTGTACTATTACCTTCAGCATGTGAGTAAGAGCCTGATGCTACTGTGTCTGTTCCTTCAGCATGTGAATAATCGCCAGATGCAACTGTATTAGATCCTTCTGTATGCGAATATGCTCCTATAGCTTCAGTTGTATACCCATGTTGTAGGCTTTGACTTTCATATATATATTTAAACGCTTCACTGCCAAAGAGAGTACTTCCACTATTAAATTGAATTTGAGTATCAGATCCGCCTGGTATAGCTGGACTACTTGGTGCCCAAGAAGCTGATATAGCAAAGCTAGAAGTACCTCGTAATGAACCAGTTATACTAATGGCATTTAAGCTTCCAGATATATCTACAGATCCACTTAAAAGAACACCATTATTTTTAAGATATAATCCGCTAGCGCTTCCACTACCATCCGTAATATTTTTAAAAGCATTAGTTACTAAACCATTATCGTCTGTTTTTAACAACGATTGGTATGTGTCTTTAATTTTTTGTCCAGTTAATGATGACATAATCTTATATAATTATTTAATATTCTCCTAAATCTATTGTGTCAAAACTACCGCTATCTCCAAATGTATCTACGCCTTCTATAGTTATTGATCCAGTTGTATATACACTTGATGTTACATATGTAGATCCATGTATTACAAAATCTGGTATATTTGCTCTGCTACCTTCCCAAGTACCTAATGCTTCATTCCAATTTTGATCAACATCTTCCCAATTTTGTAAACCCGCAGGAGTTTTAGATCCACTAAGAATTAACTGATCATTATTAGCATCATAATGTAAATTGGATAATATTTGTTTTAATTTTAGTTTTGCCATATTATGCCCATTTTCCTATTCCTACTATTTCATCAGTTTCTTCAAAAGTATATTGTAATATAACTGGATCTATCACTAATGTTGATACTCCACTAAATTGTGTGAAGCTTACAATAGCTGTCTTTTCTATGAATTGACCATTACAGAAAAACGTAAAGTTATCAACAGAAGTTGCCGGAAGACCTGTTGGTGCAGTAAGCCAAATAGCTGGAAACTCTATTGTTGTTTCATTTATAAATGCGCCTTCTTTTTGCGTATTTGTATTTAAGTATGTTACTGTTGTAGGATCCACGCCTTGATTTTGTGTTATTTGTATTACAGTATTTGTAGAATCTGCAGCAATAATATTCGATAGTTTCTTAGATGAGCTTCTTTTAGCAACATCTAGATTTTCTATTGGTGAATTTGTTGCTTCTAATCCAAAAACAACTTTTGATACGCCATAATATTTATTAGCGTTTGCTAATTTTTTATTTATTGTATCAGGTATTAGATAACCATTTAAGGTTATATTAAAATTTGTTTTTATTAATCTATCTTCACCTTGCGCATAAGTAGTTGTATCAGTAAAAGTTTCAATAGAGCTATAAAATTGAAATCTATTTGGATCTCCCCAATAAGCTCTGGATGAAAAGTTTAAAGCTTCTATTACTTTATCCATTTGTTCTACAAAATGTGTCCATACTACACATTCATATTCTATAGTCACATAGTCAGGGGTCACAACTGCTATGTATTCTGTTTCTGGACTTCTATTAGAAAGCACTGAAAAATTACTATAGAAATTTCTGTTTGAATACTTTTTTTGAAATAGTTGTAAATTGTGAGCTAGGTTACCATCTAATTTAAACCCTAAATCTCTATTTTGAGTAACGCTATTTCTTTTAAAAATCAAAAGTGGAGCCATTAGCTTCCCTTCCTTATCTCTATAGTATCCGTCTGCTTGAAAGTTTTTCCAACTCTCAGCATTTCCATACATTATAGGAATATTAACTTTTGTATTATTTTGTATAACATATAGCTTTAACACATTATTAAAATAATGCATAACAGCTTCATCTATGTCTTTTATTCCAATAGAAAAATCTTTATCTAATTGGTCGTCTGAAGATATTTGATATGCTCTATTTATTTCAGGTTGTCCAGATTTTTTTGGTTCAGAAAATACTTTAGTGGGGTCAGTATATCCACTAACATATGGCTCCGATAAAGAAGTCATAAATTCTCTGCGTGATCTTGCTCTGGTTCCTTGATTCATTATAATCTATTTTCTTTTATACCTAATACATCAGGACTTGTTAAGTGAGTTGATAGTATTATAGAGTATGAATCACCAAAATTTTGTAATCCACTCTCATAAGAATATTCGTTATCTTTACCAACTATTAATTGGTTTTCATTTGTATTATCTACTTGATAATATGATTCATTGTACATTATAACATCTCCTACTTCAGGGACTATATTTGCTTGTACTAAATGATATTTTAAAAATCTAAAAGTAACATCTCTATCTACATCAACTCCAAATTCTTCTTTTTTAAACGTAAAATCCCCTCTTTCTATAAGGCAGTTTATTAATACTGGTCCTACATAATATTTAGTTTGACCTTCACCATATACATTTATTTTTGTATCATTTAACATCACTTTATAATACCCGCAATTTTGAGATATTATATTTTCTAATAATTCTCTTGATATGCCAGTAAAAGTGCCTATATCGCGTCTTGATCCAAAAAGTGCCATTATATTATAAATATTGGTATTGGTATTTGATTTAAGGTATCATTTAAAGATTGGTTCTCAGATTGCTTTCTTTCTAATTGAGATCTTCTACTCATGTCTTCTAAATCAGTTCTAAGTTTTTCTCTTAAAGAAGTTTGCGCATCTTTACCTTTACTTACTAAATCATTTGCATTTAAAGTAACATCAGCTCCAGGTATTGGAATATTATTATACTTACCTCTAATTAGTCCTAATAATTCTGAAGCTAATGCTAAAGTGTATTCATAAATCCATTGTTTTCCTGGATAATTTATTTCATTATAAGTAATAGTACCATAAGGCACATTTGAAGGATTCGTTACTAAGCCTGAATTAGTTCCATAATAACTACTTGAGGCGATATTAGATGATTCACTTCTTTTACTATATTGGAAATAAAGCATCATTCCATCAACCTCAGGTATTGGGAATATTCTTAATTTGTTATTCACTAATTCAAAAGAAAAAGCAGATCTTCTAACATGATTTGACATCTCGATCTCTTGTATTCTTTGTATGTCCCAATAAATCGGAAATAATACAAAGTTCAAACCAGGAGAATAACTCGCCCATCCAAAATTTTCAGTAGCGCCTTGATAGTTTATAGATCCACCTATATATGGATCATAGTATTGATTAATCGCAGGATTTGCTTCGTAGAATACTCTCTTTATTTGTATTCTATCTGTTGCGCTCATACTAGCTGAAGCAATCGCCCACTCTTGTAAATCATAAACTTGTTTATTTTTAGTCATGTAAAGAGATCCTGTATACCATTCTATATTACCTCCAACGCCTGCTGCTTCTCCATAATCATCTGCTATAGCAATAACATTACTTAAAGATGGAGTAACAACTATATTATTAAGTTGCGTATTAGTAGGTGATCCCTCTAAACTTAGATAGTTATCTTTTATTTTGTGTTGATACACTTCTTCTGCATAAACTGATACAGCTTCTTCAAAACATGCGTAAATATTTAGATCATCTAATTCAACGTCCATTACGCCATACCCTAATTTTCTCGCAACAAAATTAGCAACTTTCGGGCCGTCTGCCTGAAATCTTGCATCGTTATCATAAAATCCAAACGGAGTACTACCAGATATTGGTATAGGAGTTCCGTCATATATGTTAGGGTTACTCATTATTTATTTTTTTAATCTCTATGATCGTTATATATTTTTAAAATCTCTTCAACTATTGGATCTCTATGGTTTGTTTTTAATGTAACTACAGAAAATCCAGGTACTAGTGTTAGGTTATTGCATATAAAAGAAAAACCAGACTGTTTTCTATCTTTTAAATCAACTTGTGCTGTATCTCCACAAATAATCATTTTACTTCCTTCACACAATCTACCTAATATTAGTTCCATTTGTCTATGAGTTATATTTTGTCCCTCATCAACAACTACACAACATTTAGATAAATTTCTACCTCTCATAAAAGCCACGGGTATTACCTCTATATTACCTTCAGATATTTCTTTATCTATCTTTTCTTTGTTATATAACCTATACATATTATCATAGATAGCGGCAGTATATGGTGCAAGTTTAGCATCTTTATCTCCAGGCATAAAACCTAGTTCTTCTCCTGAAGTAACTGCTGGTCTTGTTAGAATTATTCTTTCTACTTGTCTAGTAAATAAAAGATCTAATGCAACCTGTGCCGCAACCATCGATTTACCAGAACCTGCTCCACCTTTTATAACAGTTATTTTACTATTTAAAATAATCGCTTTAGCTGATTTTTGTTCTTCGTTTAATGTAACTTGAAATCTTATTGGATTTTTAGGCTTTCTTTTTTGTTGACTAGCTTGATTTTCCATTGTGTAACTGTGTTTGATATAAATATGCAATGACTGCAAATAAACTAAAAATAGTTTAGCTCTCCCAAATCACACCAGAAGCTCATTATCAGTCTATTTTTTTACCTATATGTTATACTTAAGAAGAAATAATACATTAATCTAGAAGCTTGGGTGAGTCTAGGCATAAAAAAGGCCAGCTTACAGGCTGGCCAATTTTATTTAAACGGTTTATTATTTTAAAGTAGAGAATTTTCCATCATTTGATCTTTTTAGTTGTCTATTTTTTAAAAACTCTCTTCTATTTTCATATTTAATTTTACCTTCATGTTCTCCATATTTTTCTATAAACCAAGGAAGAGAAAACCGACCTTTAGCTTTTTCTTTCTGTAATTTAATAGTCTTATCTGAATGGGATTTGCCATACATACCATTATTTTCTCCGCACATTATTTCGCTCATATATTGTTTAAATTCTAAAAATTCTCGAGAATCTTTTTTACCTATCCAATTATTACCACCCACATTCGTATTTTCTGTCATATTGTATCCATTTCTTATGCTATTGTATTTAACTATATATTCATACTCCATTGCTACTATTTCGTCTAGCGTATTAGCTTTTTCTAAGACTTCTTTTTTTATATTATCCCAACCATATTTTTTTATAGCCCAATACAATTCGTGTTTAGTTTTTTTATTAGCTTTGTGTTTATGTGTAGCCAACCTTTGCTCATAGTCGTTAGTTCTTCCTACATAGTATTTTCCATTTGGGAATGTAAAAAGATATACGCAATATTCCATAGAATTCTTTATTATAAATATGTGAATTTTATGGATACTATAAAAAAAAGACCCAAATTAATGGGTCTTTTCGTTTTAGTATATGGTGTTAATATTAGATAACATTTGTATCTGCTACTACAACTAAACCATAAAACTCCGGCCTGATCATTGTCATCGCGTAACGAGTCATGATACCTTTTCTTGGAGTGAAGGTATTAGGATCGTACACAAGAGGAGTCATGATCAACGGAACATACGGAGAGTAAACGGCACCACACTCAAGGAACTGATTACCACGGAAACCTAATAGGATTACGTTTTCAGTCATGTATGGGTTTTTGTATACTTTGTAACGGCTATTTAAAGCACCGATTTTTTGTACACCATAAGCATACTTCATTGTATCAGCAGCTCCGTCTGTATCAGCAGCAAATCCAGGGATCGATTCAAGGATAGTTGCAACAGTTGGAGATACTACCATGAAGTTAGCACCGCCACGTAAAGTACGTTGGTGGATGATGTTAGATACTTTTTGTAGTTTGATACCAAGAGTTTGGAACCAAGTCATTTGAGTGTAATATACACCTGCAGTATTTGAAGTGAAATCAGTTGCAGCTGCATTAATTTGGTTACCAACCTTAGCTGACCAATACTCAACAGTAGGTGCATTACTGATTAGCATATCCATTACTTCAAGATCGATCTCAAGAGAGATGTGCTCAGAAAGGATACCTGTTAATTCAGCTTCAGCATCAAGAGATTGATAAGCATTAAGATCTTGTGCAAATTCAGGAGTCCATTGTGCTTTTAACTTACGAGTCTTAGCAGAGATGGTTTGGCTCTTCATTTGAACGTTGATCTCAGGGATAACGATTGAAGTTGCAGATGCAGCGTTAGGCACTGAAGGAAGACCAGTTCTATCTTCGAAATCACCACGTGAGTTGAAGTCTGTTTCCTTACTGTAGAACACTGTCCAAGCAGTACCAGCAGCTTCAGCTGTAGATGCAGTTACGAAGAACTCGATATTAGCTCCGTTTACTTTTGTAAAGTTTTGTAAAACTTTAGTTCCAGTTGTTGTGAAATTTGAACCAGAAGTAGGAATGAAAGAACGTACAGCATCTAAATCAGGAGTTAGTAAATTACTGTAAGCTATAGCTACCTTTTTAACTTGACCAGCAACGTAAGAAGCTGAAAGATCTGCGTTAAAATCGATATCTGCATAAGAAGCAGAAGTGATAGTTGCAGTTCCAGACGCGCTAAATTGGTTAAGTGAATAACCGAATTTACCAGCGCCATAAAGACCACCAGCAGCTAAGTTACCGAAGTTAGCAGAAGGAGTACCATAAATAGAACTACCTGTAGTGAATGGAGTTTTCTCACTTCCGTATTGGAAATCAAGATAGAATACTAGACCAGCAGGAAGATTCATAGGTTGTACAGAAACGAATTCTTTAGATGCGATCTGACCCATAATCTTACGAACTAATGGAAGAGCAACGCCAGCCCATTGTTCACCTGTTCCATTACCACTCCAAGTAGAACCCCCTTGGTTTGTGTTTGTAGTTTCTACTACTAATTGTTTAGCTTGGTTCTCAAGCAATACTGCCATGCTTTTTTGATCATAATCATGAAGACCTTCTAGAAGTCCAGATTTTGCCCACTTTTTCGTTAGTCTGGCTGATACACCGTCTTGACTAGCGAAGGCAGTTTGAGCAGATTCGCTTAAAAGCGATTGTACTAAGTTTGCCATTGTTAATTGTTTTTGTTTTTGTTTTTTTATTTTTTTTATTTAATACCAGCTAGAACTTGCCATCTATTAACAAAACTATCAGATTCGATAATGTTATTTTTAGGCGCAACTCCAAGTGATTTTGACGCAAATCCAATAGATTCTTTTAGTTGTGATTTTTTAGAGCTAAAAGATTCCTTAAGGGTTTCGTACGTGTTTTTAACTTCAGTTACAGATGCATTTCTGTCAAAAGCTTTAATTACCTTAATTTTTTCAGACTCAGTTAAAGATTTAGCTTTGAAGATTTTATTCATATAAAGAAGCTTAGCATTAAGAAGATTAATTTCATTGATGCTTTCTCTTAAAGTGTTAATGGTTTTTCTAGCTAAATTTAGCTCTTCTTCCATTTTCTTCTTTTCTTCATCTTCTTCTTTTTTGCCTTCTTCAATTTCTTCTTCTTCCTCAACTTTACCGTAGCCTTCTTCTTCAAGTTCAGCAAGAATTTCATCTAAAGATACAGGAGATTCTTCATCGCCCATTTCTTCTTCTGATCCTTCTAAACTTTCTTCACCACCTAATGCGCTAAGATCTGGTGCTTGTTCTCCACCCATTACAGATTGTAGAACTTGTTTTAGATCTCCAAGAGTGATGTCAATAACTTTAGTGTCATCTTCAACTTCTGCTCCTTCAACTTCTTCTTCGCCTTCTTCATCTTCAGATTCTTCATCTTCTTCTTCAGATTCTTCTTCTTCGGCTTCATTAAGACTTTCGTCTTCTTCTTCCTCTAAAGCGTCAAGTTCAGCTAGAATTTCGTCTAAAGTAGCATCAGTTACTTCTTCAACACCTTCTTCAGTGTGTTGCATTCCTTCCTCTTCGTATCCTTCTTCGTAAGTACCTTCTTCAATTTCTTCTTCGATACCTTCTTCGAATTCTTCGGAAAGTTTTAAACGCATCATTTCTTGAATTTTTGGTTCGATAGCCTCTTGTAAAGTGGCTTTTGCTGTTGCGATTGCACTAGCACGAACTGCTTTTGCGTCAAGAATCGCTTCTTTGTACAATTTGTTTTGTTCCATTTTTTGTTTGATTTTTAATTGCTTATTAGTAGATTATGAAAAGCAATATGAGGATTTTTTATTTAGCGCAATAGTGGGATTCGCGCATTTACCAATAAATATGTAAGTTTTTGGTAAAATTCAAAAAAACATAAAAAAACCTCCTGAAAAGGAGGCTATACTTTATTTTTTATTTTTAATTTAAACAACAAACACCAGACATTTCGCATATCAGATCTCTCATTATTAAATTCGCTTTAGAGTATTTGTTAGGATTTTGTGTAGTATACTGATAAGATTCATTTATTCCTGATACGTGAGGTCTCATATAAGCTCCATAAGTACTAGGCTGAGATACGAAATCCCAACATATGATATTTAGATCGTCTTCTACTTTTACTAGTCCTTCACCGATAGGCGTAACTGATCCCATAGCTCTTGACGATATACCTACGGTTATTTTATTTAAGAATAACTGCGCTAGTATATTACCTGATGGTGTTGGAAGTATCTCTACTTTTCCATATAAATCTTTTCCTTTCCACCAAAGCTCTAATATATTATGAGATACATTTTTAAGATTTATTATTTCACTCTCTGGATGATCTAATTCTCCTAACGCCCTATTTTCTGATATAGGACCCGCAATATATTTTTCTACTTGAGAATATAATGTATCGTATGGATATATTCTTCTATTTGCGTTTGGTTTATCGCAAGCTTGCACTAATCCAGTAACAATTATGTTTCCAGCTCTCGCTTGAGTAGATTCTTTTAGTACATTAATTGGTTGGAATAATGAATAATCTATTAAGAGTTGTTTCGTCATTATTGTATTTTATTTACCTTAACTGATTTTGCGCCTTGAGACTTTAGTTTATTAACCATTGATTGACCTTTTCCGGGTTGAGTAACAGCTAAAGTTATATCATTGCCTAAATTATCTTTACCTGTAATTTGTTCTATTGCTTCTAGCATTTTTTTTGCTTTTTCTTTATCTTTTATTTTAGATATTCTCTCAAAAATGCTTTTAAGTTTTTCTTCAGATGTTAATTCAGCTTTTTTAGGTTCGCTAACTTCTTCTTTTTTTGTTTGTAAAGTGTCTCCAAAACCTTTCATACTATCGAATTTTGTATCTCTAGTAGCTTTATCGATTACATTTATTTGAAAATCTTTTAAAGATCCATCTCCTAATTTTACAGTTAAAGTTCCGCCTATGACATCATCTACTATACCTATTCCATCAGGAGTATGTACTTCTGCACCTTTTACGTAAGTATGCATCATATTCTCTAATAAAGAAGATTTTAATATGCTTAATACGTTTTCTTTTATAGAAATATTACCTATTTTCATAGATTTTTTCTTTTGAAGAAATTCTTGATAATCTTCTGGAGTAAAATATGTAAAGCGCGCTGAACCTACTTTAATATCCTTTACTTTAACGATTTTTCCTGCATTTACAGCTCTATTTATCATATAAACAGCACCTTGTAATACTTTATCTTTATTATTACCATAATTATAGCCTGTTCCATAAGCTTTTAAAGCTAATTCTTTTGTAGTAATACCAGGATATTTTTTAACAAAATCAACTATATCCTGCATTTTAACTTGATTAGCACTATATTGTTTAGTTGGTAAGTGTTTATAATCAAATGATCTAACATCTTCTTTTATAACCTTTTCAGTTCCAGTAACGCCTTTATCTTGCATTACCTTTACACCTTTTGGATTGCCTTTTTTATTCTCTTTCTTTGATGCTTTTGTATTAGCTTTTTCTGCTTTGAATCCTTTGGGTTTAACCATAGCATTCTTCTTATCTACTAACTCTTGCTTAAGTTCTTTAGTTTCAAGATCTTTATCAGTCTTATCAACTTCTTTTGCATTTGATGTTACTAGATCTTCGTAAGCTTTTGGATTCTTTTTTAATTTTTTAGCAACACGAGTTTTAACCTTATCAATAGTAGTATTATCAAAAGTCTTTTCTTTTTTTAGTTCTATCTCTATGCCTTTTTTAACTGCGTATGGAGACATACGATCTAATATTTGTTCTGTATCAAGCTTATGCGCCTCTTGTAAAGGTTCTTTATCTTCATATAGACGCGCATCAAACATAGCGCCGCTAACCTCTTTAGTTAATTCTTTAGTTTCATTCTCAGATACTAGTCGTTTGCCTTTCAATATATTTATAGCATCATTAAAAGAAGTTACAGGACTAATAAATTGCGGAAATTGTCTACGAGCTTCTCTAATAAAATATTCGCGGGTAGTTTTACCTTCTTGTAGTTGTTGATAGAGTTTAGTTATGTTTATCATACTAATAAATATTATCTACCTTGTCCACGATACGCTTTTGGACGAGGATTATGTTTGTTATAAGATTTTTGAGCGCTACCTTTTTTTCTTTTACCGAAACTTATTTTTTTAGCGTCATTGCTACCTTTTGCCTTTGCCATCTTATTTTATGCTTTTGTATTTTTTGTATATTTCACTAATCGATACTTGTAATTTTTCCATCAACCTATTTGTATGACTCTTATACTCTTGCAATCCTAACTCCTCTTTCATTGTTTTTACATAATCAATAACCTTCTCTGCTTCTCCTAATTTTTTTCTAACTAGCTTCATAGCTTCATGCATTTGTTGCTCCTTACTTCTAACGCTAGTTTCTTTTTTAAAGCGATTATAGTTTTCGTCTATTTTTAGTATTTTTTGTGGGCCTTTTGGCTCTGAGGGTCTTACTAAATCAGATTCGTGATACATTCCAGATTTCCCGTTTTTAAATTGTATTTTGTACATATTAGACTTTTCATCTATCGCATCTATTGTTCCTATCTTATTATATTGAATGGAACCTTTTTTTGTTACTCTAACTTCATCTCCAACGTTATATCGTTCATCTGCTTCATTAACATTCCATAAATCACTATATTGGAATCCGCCTGTATCTTTAGTATGACCAGCTCTGAATCCTTTTACTGGCTTATATCCTGATAAATCATCTTCTACAATAATATTGTTTTCTTTGATGTCTCTCATATATCCTTTAGCAGAATCTTGATCAGATGAACTTAGTTTAGCATATGCTGCGATAATATCATCTTTTCTACGAAGACCTCTTTTAAACTTTTCAAATTCATTTTTAAAATCTTGTAAGGTAATCGTATCGATTCTTTCTGAAACGCCCTTATACTTTTTTTCTGGAACGTTTAATGATGGCTTATAGGCTTCTCCAGATCCAGTAACACTATCTTCTTCTATTTCTTCTCTTAGTTTTATAGTTGCAAATTGGTTATTGAATGTCTTATTCATATTATTATTTTTTTAAAATATCAACCAATTCAACATACTGTAATATATTTGAAATTACTTCGTCTTTTATAGATTCGTTTTGCTTAATTGGCTTAAGTAGTTTAATAGTTTCATTAAGCCTAATTTTTGTAACTTGATCATCAATTGACTCGTATATGGTCAAAAGTTCAGACTTTATTTCTTTGATTATTTTATTTAAGTAAGCTTTTAAAGATTCTGTTTCAGATACATTATTAATGTATTCTTTTAGAATTTCTTTTTGTTTAGTAGAAAAGTTAGCATACTTTGTATTATATTTTTCTACCATTAGTTTATATGCTATAAGCCTAATCTCTTTATCCTCTTTCATAAACTCTTCAACTATCGTTGCGCTGGCAGTTTTGTTCTCAATTCCACCTTCCGTTATATGCTCTAGGATATTAATTTTATTTAATAGAATTTGTTTAGTATCTACTTCTTTATTTTGATTAGACTCAAATATAGTATATATCGCAGCGTAGATTTTATAATTATCTATTTTAGCTTTAAAGAAATTATCTATATCATAGCTTCTTTTAATCTCTTTTATAAGATTATACTTTTCTCTATTTAGCTTATTATTATCTAATTTCTTTCTTTGCTCTAGTATTGTATTAATATACATCTCTGCTTTTGCTTCAGAAAGTTTTTGAGTAGTATTGAATGTCGAATACAATGCATACTCTTTTCCCAATTCTGTGTTAGTAAAATACTTTTTTAGTATTTTAACTGATACTGAATCTTTGTTTTGTATCAAATCTGCGGTGGTTTGTCTAACTAATAATTCAAACAAGATCGCGGGATTTCGATATTTACTGTGCTTTATGCGCATATTTGTTGTTATATTCTACCTATAAATATATAATTAATTACTTAGAATCGTCTAATATGTTTTTTTCATCTAAAACACTTGGAGATTCATACAATTTTATTTTTCTATTAAAATTTAATGACTCTAGCATCTTTTTATTTTTCATATACTCACTCATAGTTCCTTCCATAGCTAATGGTCCTCCTCTATAAGTGGGCTTTAAAGCATCTTCACCCGCATTTGGTTTAGCTTTCATATCATAAGCACCTAATGGATCTCTTCCAAATGGACTATCATCAGTTTTTATTTTAGACGCTTTTGTTGAAGGTCGACCTGGAGATTCATATTGATCTTTTGGCTTAGTTTCATCATATCCAGTAGGAACGTTTAATGACATATCTCCTTTTCCTCCATATAAACTAGCTAATTGGTGAGGCGTTCCAAATGCTTGACCTGTTTCAGAAGGATCATTTCCTTCTTCTGCAATTTGTTTAAATCTAAATGCTCTCTTTTGGTCTTCTACGATCATATCTTCTAATTCACTATATTGATCTTCAGAGAAGTGGAATACTTTATCATATATATAATCTTTAGGTAATAATTGACCTTCCATCGCAGCTTTAGCTAATTCAATCTTTTCTTTAAATAAAGCAACGCGTTCTTGATCATATATGATAGATGGATTCGTAAGCGAAATTGTAAAATTAGCAGCTGATTCGTTTGTGTAACCATGCGCGTATAAATGTACTAATCCTATCTTTGTTAATTCAGATATAATGATTTTTTGTATACGTTCAATAGTTCTAGCAAATCTAATATCTTCAGCCGCTAATGTTGCTTTACCAGTTAAATCTTTTTCATATCCCATAAATGCTTTAGGCACTTTAAGGGCAGCAAATAGCTTTTCTCTAAAATAAGTAACGTCTTCGATACCATTATAGTCTAAACCTTTTGCGGTTTCTATTTTTGTAGTTTGGTCATTTCCTCTAACTGGTATTACGAAATCCTCTAACATATTTTGTACGTTATACTTTAGATTGTAATTTCCAGTATTTGGATCAATCAAAGGAGTTTTTTTCATCTTATTCATCATCCTTTGAATGTAATTTTCTACTTCTGCAGGAGGTATTGCTCCAACATTAACATAGAATACACGTCTTTCTGGAGCTCTTGCTATTCTATGAATTAGCATCGCATCTTCGATAAGCGTATATTGCTTAAACAGTTTTCTAGCAGGTTCTAAGTAAGATCTACCATAAGGCAGATAATTTACGTCTCCTGCTAATCTAAAGTGAGCAATTTCGAAATTATCAAAATAAATTCCAGTATCTTGATTATTAAAAGCAGAACCATATCCAGTAGTTGATGCAATCGCTGCATTTGGATCGTACTTAAATCTAACTTCACTTGGGTTTTCAGGATTAAAACCCTCTTGTCTAACTATATTATACGCTGAGAATGGTATTACATTGTATACTCCAAAACCTTCAGCTATTTCTAATTTAAGATAGAAATCTCCATATTTGCACATGTAACGTATCCATGACCATAGAGAAAATTCTATATTTAAAATAGAATAATATAGGTTGTATAAAATCTTTTGTATGTTCTCATCAGAAGATCTAATTTGTAATACTTCCCCTTGTTCATTTTTTAATGTACACTCATCACATATAATATCTAAAGCAGATGCTACAATTGCATCTGTGTCCATAGCATCATAGTCTGCGTATATTTGAACTCTCGCTGATTGATAGTTTTGAGCAAGATTCATATTAACACCATACGCAGTAGACGTAGTGTATACTTTATGAAATCTATCGATTATACTATTAGTCTGTATTACACCTGATGTTTGTATTTTATCAGTGTCAATGACTTTTACCATACCTCCGCCTTCATTTCTTATGATAACGTCAGTAGAAAATAGTCGTCTTAGTGAGCTAAATAAATTAGCTTGTGGTTTTTTTTCTTGTTCCATATTATTATTATAATAACCAAGTTAAGTCTTGATCTCCAACATTACCATCGGGTAATTGAAGTTTCATACTCCATTGATTATAATTATCGTGTATAAAGTTTTGTGTAGGATATTGATTGCTTGTATTGCTTATATTATTTATAGAAGCAGCAGTTAGGCTATCCATAGTTTTTCTAAATCTTAAAGATGTTTCTCTTAAGTACATTCCCATTGAGAATGACATTACCAAATCATCATTATAACCTTGCATCGCTTGTTGTTTACCATTTTTCCATATAAATACTCTAAGCTCTTCTAATAATCTTATAGATCTTATAGTTACTACTTTATTTTCTATAAAGTCTCTCATTTTATCTATAGCTATTGGTCTAGTTTTTTGACTCATAGTGAATCCTGGAACTAATCCTGATCCTCTATCAAACTTATCAATATACTTTTCAAATGAGCTATCAGCTTCAATTCTATGTCCATAATGCATATTGGGATAGCCTTTTTCAATTATGCTTTGTATAACGTCCCAACCAATATTTGCATTTTCAACTACTAAAAGAGCTTGATTATACTCATTCGATATAGATAATAGTATATTTGCATATTCTCTTGTATCTATTTGTGCTTTATATTCTGCTACTTGAGTGAGAGTTTCTACGTCTATAACATGAAAAGCAGAATAGTCTGATCCATCTCCTCGAGCAACGTCAGCTAATACAACATAGTACCTAACTGGATCAGGATATTCCCATATCCATAAAGATTTATCCATACCTCTACGTTCTATAGGGTCTGAGATCATATTCATTTCATACCATGTCAAAATCTCTGGTTCAATTACGCCCGCGCCTGATGTTGCGAAATCACAATCACACTCTTGAGCTGCATTTCTAACGCCTAATTCTTTTGTTTGTTGTTCTCTCCACTCTTCATCTCTTTCTGGATGTACTGTCCATGGTAGAGATATTGGTAAAAATCTATTCTCTCTTTTTTGAGCTTTTGTGTAAGTTTTGTGAAACCAGTTTCCTATACCATTAGGCGTAGATAATGCTATACATCTACCACCTGTAGCAAGAGTTTGTTGAGCCGCTGTAAATATTTCTTCGATTCTATCAATAAATGCAGCTTCGTCTATTACTAGTAAAGATACAGCTTCAGAACGAGTTGCATCACCAGCTGCAGATACAGCTTTTATTTGGGAGCCATTTGTTAATCTTAAACTAAGTCTATTATCTTCAGTATGACCTATTTTTAACCAAGTAGGTAGATTTTGGTATGCAAACCTTACTTTGGTTACCATGTTTTTTGCAGTAGATTGTGTAGTAGCGACTACGAGTACGTTTTTATCTTTATTAAAAAGCATCAACCATAGTGAGTAAGCTGATACTAGCGTAGAAATCCCTAACTGTCTAGATTTATTAATTACGCAATATTCATTACCTTGAAAAAGCAATAATACTTTTTGTTGGAAATCATATAAATCAAATAACTGTCTCCCTTTTGTAGGATGTTGGATCATGTAATACTTACGCATAAAGTACACAGGATCACTTGCGCATTTTAAAAATTCTGATTTGATTCTATCTCGTATGGTTTGTTTGCTTTCTTCCATATTACTTTAGCATATACAATACTGCAAAGGTTCCTGTAAGAACACCTATGGTAATTTTAAAAATTGTATTTTTTGCAATTGTTTTTTTATATTCTACTTGAAGTTGTTTATATTGTCCTCTCCATAAAGAAGCTCTTGACTTTTCAGCTTGTATTAACTGCACATAATAGTCTTCTTTCTCTTGATAGAATTTTATGATAGTATCTTTAAGAGCGATTTTTTCTTTTGTTAATAGTAATTGTTGGCGAGTTAATTTTAATTCTGCTATTGCGCTATCTCCGATGATTAGATCTTTTACTACTCGTTTTGCTACATATCCAGGTAATTTTATTGTATCACTTATAAAATAAGTTACGTTACCATTAAAATCATATACTGGCTTTGTTTGTGATTTTACAGTTAATGAAAAAAATAAAAGTATTAGTAAAATGCATTTATTCATATTATTACGATTTTAGTAATTATATCTAATTTTAAAGAAAGAATCTATTTGACTTGAGTTATAATTATCCGCTTTTTTACTTATTTCATGATAGTATTCTCTAACAATAGTTGTTTTTTCTTTTATGTTATCTATCTTATAATCAATATCAGAAATTTCATGTTTCGTTTCTTTTATTAGACTATCATATTTTAGTTGAGCAGCTTCTAATTTTTTTGTACTTTTATCGATCTCCTCTAATTTATAATCTAGTATAGAAGTGTCTATAGGTTTTTCAAAAACTACAATAAATAGTAAATATGCAATAGACACTAAAATTATTATGTCTATAATATTTCTACTAGTAAATAATGAATTTATTTTATTTTTCATATACTTTTATTAATAAATATGTATACTAGCTATATAGCCAATTAGGGATATTTTCTGCTCTATCGTATTTTAAACCCTTTATTAGTATCTTATCGTATAGATAAAAGTTTCTATATGCTGTTACAGTATCTACATTTTTATACTCATCAGGCATACATTGTGGTGGTTCTACAAATGCTAAGTCCGGTATATTTGGTTTATTTTTGTCTAGCCATGCAATTACTGATTCAGTTTTATGAACTTTTTTGTATCTGCGATTGTACTCTTTAAATATCTCTTTCGCGTGATTTAATAACCATTCGTAGTGATAAATTGATTGTCTAGTCCAAATTGTAGATGGATGATTTACGTGTGCTTTTTTATATGGAGCTTCATTATCAGTTAACCAATGCGCAGTACACATCATTTGTGCAGACTCTATACCCATTTTTAAAATGTGTTGATCACATAAATCTTTAGCTGCTAATATTGGGTCTTGATGGAGATAAAAAATATTCATAACTTTTTTCTTAAATATAACAATTATTTACTAATCTATATATTTTATTTTTATTGTGCTTTTAATTCTTGTACCTCTATTCTTATTTCAGAACCAGAAAACCTAAATACCAATTTCGTAGAATAATTTTTTTTACCTAATTTAGTAATATATGATAGCATAAAACCAGCTTGTTTTGGAGAATCTATTAAAGTCATTTTTGTACTACTAGAATCTATATCAACTTCTGATTTTGCATCGAAATAATCAGTATGTCCTATTAGTGTTTTAGAACTACCAATAACTTTATAAAAACTCGGACTTAAACCAGCTTCAGCTATAGCAAATGCAGTTAAAGCAACGAATGGATTTGTAATCTCTTGTATTTTTTTATACGCTGGGGATATTTTAGCATTTTTATCTGTCCATTTATCAATGATTAAACTTGCTAATTCATACGTAGCAGTCTTCATAGATAATACTTTTATGTAATCTTCATTTTCTTTTTCTATCTCTTTAGAAAACTTATTATTATCTTCTGCGCTTACTTCTATTTCATATTTTTTTATATCATCTATAAATTTATCTCTACTAGTAATAAATGACTTTTTTACCTTCGTTGTAGAATCACCCCCAGTCATTTTATTTTTTAAAGATTTTATAGAAGATTCTATATCATCAAATAATTGTTTATTTGCTTTATAAAAAGCATCTTCTGATTGAAATTCACTTTTTATATTAGTAGTTTTTATTTTTGATTTTCCTGCTGCTTGAAGTATTGAATTAACCGATCCATGCAATTTTTTATCTTTTGTTATAGCATTTATATAACTTTGAGATCGTCTTCCACCTCTTTTTGGACCATAATAATAATCTTCAAATCTTGCTATTTTTGCTGATATTTTAGCTAAGTCTTTATTATCTGATGTACCATATTTATCATCTGGATTTACATCAGCATCAAAACTATTACTAAATACAGTATTAGCAAAAGTTGTAGCTTTTCCAGCTTGTGCTTTTTCTTCTTTTAAAGATATAGCTATTAAATCTCCATCTTTTTCAAATTGATGATTTAAACTTGATTTTCCTATATTAACAGTATCTGCTTTTAAACAATTTGATATACTTGATTGATTTAATACTAAATAAACGTCGCCTGGACACCAGTTATCAGCTTGTAATGATACATTATACTGTTCTTTTATTAATGAAACAGCTTTTTGTCTAATCTTATCAAAGTCTTCATTCCTAATTATTCTACCTTCTGTAGAAATATCTTTATGTATAGATGCGGCTGCTGATATAGCGTTTGTTAAAGTGTCTACCTCTTGTCTAGATAAGAAAACATATTTAATATATAAATCTAGATTCTCTGGCATAGATTTGCCTACGCCATAGTATTGTTTATTTTTATTATATACTTGAGCTATTTTATCAACTATTTTTTTTATATCGTCTTCTACAATTTGCTCAGCCGCTTGTTTTGTTGTAACTATAGCGTGTAATTCTTCTATATCTTTAACTAAAGAAGAGTCTTTAAAAACATCATAAAATAAACAAACTAATCCCTCTTTTAAAGAAATTTCATTACCAGTATTTGGTCTTTTCATGTCTGTTGCGGCTTCTGTTAATACTAGCTTTTTTAATATATGCTTTAATATTACTGATTCTGCCAGTGTCTCTTCTTCACCTCCCGCTTCTGGTGTAGTTTCTGCTGGTTCTGTTGTTGATTCTCCAGCATCTTCAGCTTCTGGACCTTGTTCAGATCCTTCAGGGCCTTTTGTTTTTAATGGAGATCCAAATCTTAACAATCTTGCAATAGCTTGCATACATAATTGCTTCTCTCCTGTAGTCATTAGGTAATAATTTTTACCTGATATTGTAGCTTGATACGCCTTTTCTAAATACGTAAGAAAGAAGTATTGTCCGTTATGTAATAATATTTTAAATGTTGTTGGTTTTGGAGCAACGATAAATATGGCATCTAAGTACTCTTTAAATGATGGAGTCATTAATTCACTTAATAACTCATTCAAAGTTACATACTTCTTTAATATAAATCCCATAGGATCTTTTTCAAATGGAGATTGACTTTGATCTTCTTCTTTTTTAGCATCTTCTTCGTCTATCTCTCTTAATAATATATTTTTTAGTATTAAAGAGTCCATATTCATACTTATGTGTTTTTACTTTATATAACTTTATTCACCTGAGTGGTCTAACTCATGAAATCCTTGATTTGCTTGCTCTATAAAATTTTCAGCGTTAGTTATGTGATCTTGAATCCAGCCGGGAATGTTTCTTTCCATTCCACCTAATTTATCCATAAGTTGGGAAGCATTACTAACTATTTCTTTTAGACTGCTCATAGCCATCGCTACTTCATGATCAGCGCCTTCTTTAATTTCCTCTTTATATGGTGATAGTTGATCAAGCTTTGCATTAGCTGCTCCTAATCTATACTTATTTTTTTGTCCTTTATTAAGAATTGGTTGTATATTGTAGCTACCATCATCTTTAATTGCGATGATTTTATGTTTAAGCCCTTTATGTGCACCTACATTAGGAACAACAAAATCTCCAACTTTATGATTCTCTGATAATTCTGCCTCTTGTTCTTCTCTTAGTAAGCTTACTAATGATTGTAATGATACATTTTTCATTTTACTATTAATCTAGATGTTTTATTTCTTAGTTTTTTAACTTGATCTCTTATTACAATTAGTGGACTATCAGGATTTATGTTAGCTAAAAATTTATAAAGATCAGATAGCTTTTCATACACCTCTTTTGGATCTACATCATAACTTACATCCCAACCCATTTTTCCAGTACTTGGATCAATATCAGTTAATTTTGTAGTTATTCCTGAATCTGTAGTAGTTTTACCTATATTAGTTTTACTAACATCTACGTAAGGTTCCTCTTGTAATATGGTCATTAATTTAATCATCCTACTCTATATAAATATGCTAAGATCTATTAGATGCTTTTTTGAATAAGAAATATAATCCAAGAAATAAAAGCGCAGCGAAATAGAAAAGTAAATCCGTAATTAAGTAAGAATCTGTCAAGTCCATTACTAGTTTGAATAATATGTCGAAGCCAAGCGGGTTGAAAAACATCGCTAGCATCAGACACGTTGTAGCTACATTGCTTAAGAATTTCGATCTCCAAGTCATTTATTCTTTTTTGGATTTTACTGTCTTCTTCCATAAATGGATTTTGGTGAATAATATCGCAACTTAGTTTATCGTTTAAATTTTATACAGATAAAGGAAATACTAAAAAAAGCCGCTAGGAGGAGTTGATAACTCTTCAGGAGTATCATTTCCAAATATAGTTTGAAGAACTAAATCAGAACGAAGCGACGGAAAATCTTTTTCAATAGCAGCTCCTAAAGCATCGTAATCTTTATTAGCAATTAAGCTTGAATATTTTTTGGTTATATAATTTATTACTGGAGCCATAAAATCCTCTTCACTATGCATCTCCCCCATCATTTCCATATTCCTATCTTCCTTAATAATACCAGCTAATTGCTGCATTCTTTTTGTTTCGTTAAGTTGTTGTTTCATATTTTTATTATTTTATATATGTGATAATGGTCCTCTACCGCCTGCTGGATCTAATTCATCATCCCACATACTATCAATAGCATCGTCTTCATCTGATGTATATGTATCTTCTATTCCTAGTAAACCATTTAATAATTCTTCTCTATTTGCTAATCCTCCTTCTCCATCAATAACAATAAATTCTTCCATTCCATCTTGTTTCGCCCATTTAATAAGATCAGCATCAGACATACTATCATATCTTGATAAATCAGCTCCTTCTTTTAAGATACCTGCTAGTTGCTGCATTCTTTTTGCTTCATTAATATATTTCTTCATATTTTTATTATTTTGTATATTTTTATTTTTGAAATCCATCTTTTGAATACTTCTCAAAATAATCTCTAGCTAAATCAAAAGCCATAATTGATATATCATCAGCCATTTTTTTATCAAATGGTTTTCCAATAATAGATTTTAAATACGTATCAATTTTTTTATATGTAGGAAGCCGAAGCCGATTTTTATGTATTGGAGATATTACTTCATTTAATTGAGATTGTTTATCAACGCCAGCTAACTCTTGCAGTCTTTTAGTTTCATTAATTTCTTGTTTCATATTTTTATTATTTTATACTACTTTAATACCAATTTTATTAGCTACTGTTTTAGCAATTCCAATAATCTCAGTAGCTTTAATTCCACCTAATGTAGCCTCTATTGCCTTAATCACTGGTGATGCTGGTGATAATATTGTTTTTAATGCAGTACCTGCTGCGAGTGCTAGTATTAATGCAAATATTACTTTTGCGACAAGTTCTAGCTTTTCTTCATCAACTTGTTTTTCTTTTTTCCAAAGATTTTCTAAAAATCCAGTATATTTTACTGCTTTTTTTATTATTGTTATATATAATTTTTCCCACTTATGTGCAAACTTTTCAATAGATTTAGCGATTTGACTTTCATCTTTTTTAGAAAAAGTTTTAACTAAATAATTTATAGATTTCGCTATCCATTCAATTATTTTAGGTGCGGCTAATAAACCACTAGCAACCATTGCGCCTAAAGCTTCATTTATTTGCCCTTCTTTTTTAGGTTGTTTAGCTTTATATCCTTCTAAAATAGATAAATTTGATTTTAGAGCAGTATACGCATCTGACATACCTTTGTCTACTTCGCTATCGACTTCTGCTTCTGATAATGTCTCTAATATTAAGTGTTTTACGAAAAGTTTATTATTCATGTTATATATTTTTACCATTTACGACAACTCCAATATCTAGGTGTTGTTCTATCTTTAGCTGTATGACATTTATGCCTTGCTCTAAATGATTTTCTTCTTTTTGGGTTACTTTTTTTTATTTTTACGCCTTTTTGTCCAAAATTAACTTTTACAACTTTACCTTTTTTATTTTTTACATATACTTTAAACTTTTTAACGTCACCTTTCATAGGCTTACCTAATGGCACTTTTCTACCTTTATATTCAGCTTCAAGCATTAGATTTGACATTTGCTGTATGTACTCTTTTAAGCACTCAGAACAGAATTCACCTTCGTTTAATTCCTCTTCTAACCCAGCTGCTTGCAATTTATCGTAATAATTTGGATCTTCTGCTAAATGATCTAAGGCAATTTTTAGTGCAGTCTTCCTATCACTGGTATGTTCCATCTCAACTTCTATGCCTTTCTTTATTTGTTGTAAATTAGGCTGATTTTGTTCATCTATTGGTACACAGTTCGGAACAGTCTTTCCATCTTTCTCTTTAGTTCCTATAGGTTCATACCCTCTCCAACATGGATTTTCTCCATTTAGATCTTCGTTTAGTGTATTAATAATGCTTATCACTTATTGTAAATTTATAAGTTTATATTTTGTAGTTTCTATTAATGATACTACTTCATCCACTTGATTTTGAATATATGAATCTTGGGGTATTTGTTTTCTTATTACTTCAACAAACTTACAAAGAGTTTCAAAATAAGCAACTGCGTTGCCATCTTCTTTTATTGTACCCGCCATATTATATCCAGTAATTATTCCATAACGACCTTGCCAACCTTCTGCTAAAGCATCCACTAAAGGCACTATATCTTCATAATAAGCTTGAAGTGCTAAATGAGCTGCATGAGAACCTGGTCCTGTTGCTTGCAAATGATACACATGGGCTTGATTTCTGCTTTGCATCAATGTACCTAATAAAAGTCCTATGTTTTCCATTGTAATTATTTTTTAATATCTTTTGTACCAATTTTTATCTCCACCGTGGTTTTTATCAAATGCTAATAAAAACGATTTTAGTGCTTTTGCTTTTTCCAATGCTTTTGATTGGTCGTCACCACTAAAATATACTCGTTTTATTTGTGCCTCCAATTTGCCACTACGAATATCATCTACTTTAAAACTATCTCTTGGAAATAAACTTGCAAACTTAAATATATCGTCCGAAGTTAATCCTGATGCTTTTACATCTTTCATAGCTGCTTGGATTTCTTTTTCATCCTCATATGCAGATTCTGCATTTTTTTTCATAAACTTAACAGCACTTGCTAATTTTGAATTTGTTGCGAAAGATTCAGATAATAGGTCTATTAGTTTCATTTATTTATTTTAATAGTTTAGTCTAGTTTCTATTTTATTTCGTAGCGACTTTAGATTTTGTATAGTGTCATCTATGTCATTCAGCTGTTGTCCGTATCTGTTCGCGTCCTCGTCTGACCAATCTTCTCCTTTCTCACCAGCTTCTTCTTCCATATCGATAAATAATGCATGTCTTTGTTGTATTGCTGACTTAATATCATCATTTATGTCGATTAATTTATCTTCCAATGCTTGTCTTTTCTTACCATAAATCCGTTTTTTTGCGGCAGCCTTTTGAGCAGAAAGCTTTTTATCTCTACTGAATTTAGAAGCTCTAGTGGCCATGAGCACTGGATCATTAAAATCACCGTATTCGTTCATTAGCTCTGTTAACTTTATCATTTTTTGTCTTTTTTATCTTCTTTCTTTTCTTCAGCCTTTTTGCTCTTCTCGATCTTTTCTAACTTTGTTATATAATCATCGATTCTTGTAGCTAAATCAGCAATCGCAGTTTTATGTTCACTAGCAGTCTTTGGATTTTCTTTCATCGCATCCATGTGCTCTTTACGCTTCTTCTCAAGCTTATCTATAGCTTTTTTTATCTTCTCTGTAGTAGTACCTTTCTTTTCTTCTAACATTTTTTGACCTTCTTCGTACTCTTGGCACATTCTTTCAGCCATCATTCCTGCAGAATCAGCATCAGGATATACCCCGTGCACTTGGTCAGGACTTAACTGTAAATCCGATATACCATTAAGCGGATTAATTGGCGCTACCAGATTGTCTCTGGTGCAGCCCTGATCAGGTTTCTTAACTACAAACAATTGAGAAATAGATCCATCGTCCATTCCTTCTTTTTTTGGCTTCGAAGCCATTTTTTCTAGTTCTTTTTCACTAGTATTCTTAGCTATATTTGATACTTTTTTACTCACTGGTTTTGATTCTCCACGTTTAGCTGATAATGCTGCACCAAATAGTTTTCTTTGCGGTTCGCTTGTCGCTGGCATAATAATTGTTTTATCTATAAATATCAACCGTTTTCTTCCTTTATTTTGGTTAACTGTTTTTTTAGTTGATCATATATTTCTTTTTTATTACCACCTTTCCATGTCTCTACATCTCCAGCTTCAGTAATAAAAGACTCGTTTTCATTGTACCATGCCTCTAACGCTTGTTCTACATCACCTAAATATACGTTATGATTATTAGATAGTACACCTTTTGTATACTCTTCCCAATTACCGCTTAACTTTATTTTTTGTTCTTTTTCTAAAACGCAATCAAAGCATGTAGAGTGAATAGCATACATTTTTTTATTCAAATCATTAAGTTTCATTGGTTTATTACAGTTTGGACAACATAATGGAAGCACTACTAACTTCTTAAATCGATCCATAACAGTTACGGTTTGCTTAATTCCATTTTTTATAGTCCACTTTTTACCGCTTTCTTCCCAAATATCTCCCTCTTTGTGTTCTATTTCTTGTTTTTGATAACCAGAAAGTACTTGTGTTCTATCACCAGCTTTACCTGTTATGATATTGCGCATTCGTTGTACGTCTTTTTTACTAAATTCTCTCTTTAAGTTTGATTGTTCTTTCATAACAGTATTTTATTTTTATTGTTTATGCCACCAGTCGCAGCAGTATTGATTACCTGCATGTGGTATTTTAGCTTTTCCTTTATTCCACTTTAACCAGTATTCATTTTTACACATATTACCATCTTTTATCCAATATTCACAATTAGCGCACATTGAGCCGCCAGTTGGTACTTTTAAGCCTGGCTTATGATCATCTGGATATTCAATTGATCCAAGTTTTTTGCTTTCTTCTAATATTTTAGTTAGTTTTATCATTTTTATCTAATGTTTGTAGTATGTGAGAAGTATTTGATTCATTTTCATGTTTAATTCCTATACCACCCATCGCCATCCAAGGTTTTAAATTAACTGAATAATCATCTATTAATACAGAATGCTCTATTTCTACTTGAGATTTACCTACTAATACGGTATGCTTATCCCCTGTCTGTTTAAATATTATTTTTTTAGGTTGTGGATTTAAGTGTTTCTTTATCCATAGCAGCTTTCCTTCTTTTGCAGCTGAAAAATTGCTAGGGCTTGATAGTATGTTTACTCCAAACTTACCTATTCTGCTCCAAAGTTTTTCACTATTAGGAAACCATGGCATAGTAGACCAAAATTCTATCCCACCTTCTTCTATAGCATTCTCAAATGATTTTTCTCCTCGATCTTGTATGTATTCTTTTGGATTTAAACCAAAGTAGTGATCAAATTGAGCATCAAAATCGCAAAGAACTCCATCCATATCACAATATAACTCATATTTTTGTAAATCCTCTCTAAGAATAGACATATCTACTCTTTCATATATGATAGGATTGACTTTTCCGTAATTTCTAAGTAAAATTCCAGCTTTTGAGTTAGCCTCATTCTCAATATCAGACCCAGTTTCACCCGATTCTTGAGTTAATAGTCCATTTTCATTCTGGCTATGATGTACTAATTCATGTGCCAATGTTCTTAATACATCAGCGATATTTCTATTGTTTATATATACAATAATACTTTGTTGAGAAGGTACATATCCACCAAAACTATGATTAGTAGTTGCAAATTTCTTATCAGTAGTGAAATCTATCTTAGGCGCTTGTTTTATGCCTAATTCTCTATAACAATACTTTAAAAAGTCAGTATAAATCGATATTCTTTGTTGATCTTCCATACACTACTAAAATGATGTACCTAATCCTCTTAAAATAAATGAACCCGTTATCTTAAAGGGCTTATCATATATACTTTTATCTCTTATTACGATGCCCTCTTGTTGATCTACGTCTCCAAGTGGACTTTCCATTGATTTTAATACTGAATCGCCTAATTGCATTGTTGCTAGATAGGTAACATATCCATCTATTGCACTCTTGTATTCGTTTTTATTTGCTACTAATTTATCTAAAGGCGTTCCATTCTTTATAGCAACAAATACCTGCTTACTTAAAGCATCTACTTTTTTACCATCTGCTAAGGTTATTTTTACGCCTTTAGGAACTTTAGTAGTTTTTAACCAATCTTTTAAACTTTTAGTCTCTTTTTTATCTTTTGTGTAATTAACTGTGTAAGATTTTGATAATTCACTTGAAAAGTTTGGCTCATTTTTAAAAGTAGCTGGTATAGATCCTAATACTTCAAAATCCTTTGACTTAGCTATAGGACCCATCTTTTTTATCATCGAATCTAAAGCTTTTTTATCATAAGATGTCTCTTTTGCAGCTCTTCTAGTTGGAGTAACTTGCTCTATTTTTAAAAGACCATGTATTGCTAAGAAGTTTTTACCATAATCTTGAACATTAGTCTTTCCTGATACATATTCTATATTTAGTAGTATATTTGGATCATTAAGTAGACCTAAAACCTGTAGCTCTTTGGTTATTTTTGGTAAAGACTCATTAAATATGTCTAATACCTCTCCTCCAATCTTAACCATACCATGACCAGGCGCAAATCTATCTTCTAAGTCAGCTTTAGTTATACCTTTTACGTCTAAAGGCTTATTAGAGCCTCTATCCATAACAAATTGTTGTTTTCCGTCTAATTTAACTAACCTAACTGATGCATTTACTCCATCTATTTTAACCGATGCGGGATTTTTTTGTAATGATTTTACTGCATATATAAAAGACTTTAGTAACTCATTTCCAGTATTTACTTGAGGTAAATCGAATGGATGTGCCATATGACCACCAGTTCCACCTTCGCTTAATAAAATTTTAATTAAATTCATATTTTTATTTTATATCTTAAAGGAAATACTTTTTATAGATTTTATCCAAATACTGCATTTCTTTATCATTTAGCTTTTTAGCAATTAATTTTTTCCAATTACCAATTTGTATATTTTGAGGTTGCTTTAAAAAATCTAGAATTTCTGGATCATCTTTTAATTTATTGATAATGGGTAGCACCTCTCTCTTGAATCTAAATTTTTTCCACGCTGTTTTTAAATTATTGAACCATCCTTTAAGAATAGATGCATTAGGATCATCCATCCATGTACCAATATCAGCACTTAATATTACTCCACCCATAATAGCTAAAGTTATTAGCCCATGACTAAGATCTTCTTCTAATAATTCCATAAGACTTATTCTTTCTTCTTTCATATGAAATTTAGATTTAATCATTTTCTCTATTTTTGGATCATACCAACCAAATATACTTTTAAATTCATCTGGTGTTGATTTAGGATTAGATAACACTGAACGTATACTTGTTCCGCTCATCTCTTGTCCATCTGGTGTTTTAAGAGATACGTGAGGAGCTACTATTAAATAACCATGTTTTGTAAAAGGCTGCATTTTCTTACCTTGTTCATACTTTCTAAAATATCCGGGCGTTCCATCTTTCTTTACGCCTATCTTAAATCTTGGATCCTCTTCCATATCTTTTTTACCTACCATAAAAACAATGGCAGTAGTCTCTGGATCATACTTTGAAGTTACTTCTTCTGCTTTATATGGGTTTTTAACTCTAACAATATTGTCTCCAAATCCATATTTGCTCGCAATTGTAGCTTTTTCTGAAAAGTTTAATGGACTTTTAGGCATTTCTACCTTATCAGAAGTCACTATGTAAGAGTTTTCTTTACCAAACTTGTCTTGAAGCCACTTAAATGTAGCGGCATGGTGTCTTCCCATAGGTTGGAATCTGCCTGGATATACAGCTATTACTTTATTTACCATATAAATAAATATACATTAGTTGTGCTTTACGTTTGACTTTCCATTGATTTTATTAACCTCTACATGTGAATCAACTATGTCTCTCATAGAATCTATATGTGATATAATTAGTATAAACTTAAATTGAGATTTTAAATAATCAAATAGCATTGCCATAGATGATAAATTAGACTTATCTAGAGCTCCAAAGCCTTCATCAATCGCGATGAAATTAGGTCTAGGCAATGTAGATATTCCAATTAATGATGTTCTAATAGCTAAAGAAGATATAAATTTCTCCATCCCAGACGTTAATTCTAATGGCCAAAAGTGATCTTCACTATATGCGATATAGGCGTTAACGTTCTTATCATCAGTTTGTAATACTATTTTAAAATCTACTAACTGTGATAGTATGTTATTCACCTCTTCTTCTATTTGAGGTATAGTTATTGCTATTAAGTCATGTGGTATGCCATCTCTATGTACCGCCTCTAAATAATATTGATAGTGCTTATATATCTCTTCGTATTTATTTCGTTCTTCTATCTTTTGATGTATAGATCTTATAGTATTTTCTAGTACCTTAACATCTATGCTAGTTTTTGATATACAATCATCTATTTGGTTTAAACTATCCTCTACTGTTTTTAAATTTAGTTTGACTATTACTAGTTCGTCATTTATTTTTTGGTTTTGCTGAATAGTTTTTTCTAATCTTTGTCTTTCTTGTAACTTATCTTCTATTTTTTGTATGCCTTGTTTTATTTTTTCTATTGTATCATTTAAACTTATGGATTCTTTTTGGTATATTAAATTATTTTTGTTACAGTTATTTAATTGGTTTATTAGACTAGAATATTCGCTTTTTATCGCTTCATTTTTTTTTGTAGACTCATCTAACTTATCTTTTAACTGACTTTTAGCTATTAATATTTTACTAAGAGCTAATTCATCCTTCTCTATTTCATCTTTTGTCTTAATAGCGTCCTTAACGAATACATTTTCCATGCAATAAACGCAATTAGGATCATACTTTAATTCTTTAAGATTTTCCATTTTTTTACGCTTATGTAACATATCACTTTCCATCTTTTTTACTTCTAAATTAAGATTGTGATACTCAGTCATTTGAGCTTTTAATTCTTTTTCATCGCTTTCTATTTTTGTAACATCAATTAAGTCTAAACGTTTTTTTATACTGTCTAATTCTTCGTTATTAGTGGTTTGTTTACCTTCATTTATCTTTAATTTTACTAAGGTTGAACTAAGTATAGAATTAGCATCATTTTTTCTATCAATAAGCATAGTCTCATCTATTAGCGACTCATCAACTAATTGTAATTTTGTTGCTAATTGTAATGCTCTATCTGATAAATTTGTTCTATCTTTTACAAGTTTATTACGTTCTTTTTGTTTTAAGTCTAATAGCTTTTGCTTTTCTTTAATTTCAGAGTCTGCAATAGTTAATTCCGCTTCATAATCTGTTTTTTGGTGATGTTTAAATATAGTTCCTGCTTCTTTTGAACTTTCATTAGCAATACTATATAATTCTTCAAATACGCCTATGTCTAGAAACTGGGAAAGAAGATCTTTCCTGTCTTTTTGATTCATATCAATGAAGCCAGAATTACCACTCTGAGTAGATAAAGTAGTCAACACAAAGTCTTCATAGTTGCCAAGAAGATTTTTAATATTATTATTAGTATCTGTACGCTCCTTGCCATTTAAAGAAGTCTTATTACCTTCTCTATCTAATTGATAAAAATCTACCTCAACTCTAACATTTCCATTTTTTTGTCTTTTTGCATTTCTTTCAATAAAATAATCTATACCATTCAATTCAAAGTTTAATTTACAATAAAAAGAATTACTAGAACTATTCATAACTTGATGTCCTCGAGTAGTCTTAGTACATTTATCGAATATACAATAGGTTAATGCGTCTAATAGTGTAGATTTACCGCTTGCATTAGGCGCAAATATACCATATGTCCCTTCCATTTTTGAAAAATCTACATGGTTATCTTTTCCATAACTAAACATGTTTTCAAACTCAAAGAATTTAGGCAACCATAGACTATTTCTAGGTATTTCGTTCTTACTTAGACTTTTATTTACTTGATCATTTATAGCATATATTATTGATAGTGATTCTTTACTTAATTTATATTTTTGATTTAGATACTTCTTTAATAATAATTTTTGTTGATCTACAGATCTAAAATCTACGCCTTTTACTTCATTGGCACTACTACTTCTTGCAGAAAAATCACGTATTGGTTTATAAGATAGTTCTACTATATTATGATCTTGCTTTATTTCATTAACAATAGTTTTTATAGTAGATTGATCAGTATTTTTGTATTTTATTCGTAAATACAGATTTTTTTGTAAATTAGTTGGTAATTTTTCATATATACCATTATTAATCTCTATCGTATAAAAAGCAGTATCATTAACCACCTCAACAAATTCAGAAGATTTATTGTTTAGGTCCCATATCATATATCCATGCACTAAATCTTCACCATGGTTTTGTTGAATAAGTGAACCTGGATATGCTATAGTTTTATTTTCATCTAAGTATTGGTGCTTATGTATATCTCCTAATAGAGTTAAGTCAAAATCGCTAAACATAGAAGCCTTAATGCTCTCAGATTGTAATATAAAGCCGTCTTCGGTTGTCGAATTATTTACTAATCCATGAAATAATGCTATGCTGGTGCACGTATCTTCAACTTGTCTTTTAGGGTACTTAGAAATCTCATCAAACACAGACCAATGATAGAATTTAACATCTGCTATTTGAAGTATACCAGAATTTTTAAAGTATACAAAATTATCATTATCGATTGCATTGACTATTGGCGTTAATGCATCCATTCTATGCGCATTATTTAAGTTAGCGTCGTGATTACCTGGAATCATTAATACAGGCGCTATCTCGCTTAAATTTTTTAATAGATCTTGCACCTCTTGAAATAGTTCAGGACTAACATCAGTTTTTGAGTGCACAATATCTCCAGTCAAACAAATAAGATCATTCTCTTTAATCGTTTCTCTTAGTTGATTGTACAAAGTATGAAATACTCGTCTATATTCATCATGTCTTTTGTAATTTCTTACATGTATATCAGATATATGAATGATTCTATCTAATTTACTAATCTTTAATTTACATTTTTTTACTTTACTCATGCTCTAGCTATTATCATTTGCATTTTTTTAAAAAATAGGTCTTCGGATTTTATAGGTTTTGCTTTTTGTAATATTTTAATCATACCATTAAATCCAATCTTCGAAGGATCTTTTTCTTCTAAGTTTATGTGATACACATCTTTTCCATAATTGATAAGAGTCTCTACATATTCCATAGATTTTTTAAGTGCATCATTATCCAATACTACATAAATAGTTTTTACTTTAGATTCTACTAATTTTTTCATTAACGCCTTAGATATTGTCTTACCAAATAATGGTATAGCGTTTCTTTTTATCGCTATAGCATCGAAAGCGCCTTCACATAATACGATTGGTACATCCCAATTAATATAGTATTCAAATCCAATCAATGAATTCTTATCTACACTACAAGCGTCATGTGCTGACTTAGCTAATTTATCTATAGATCTTGCTACAAAATAATTTAAACGACCATCTAAATCGTATGAAGGTATGATGACCTTATTAGCAAATTTTCCAGTTTCACAATAACCTATATTGTACTTAATAATATCTAATTTTGACAAACCTCTATCATTTATTAAGTAATTTACTACCTTTTTTTCTAGTAGAGACTTACCTGGAATATTAATGCTCTTATATTCAATTGGTAGTGCAGCTACTCTAGTCTCTTCTTTCTCATTAAGATCAAACTTCTTTATATTATAATAAGACCTAATCTCTTTTATAGCTTCTTTTGAAGCATTTGCCTTCTTTAATAAAGAGTCTGGCTTTGTTCCTTTCGTTGCAGGCTCACACGTCCAACAGTTATACTTTCCAGTCTTAATATTGACAACTAATTTAGGCTTTTTATGATTACAAAATGGACAATGGAATATATAATTATCTTTTTTATCGCGTTTTGCCTTACCAAAACTGTTTTCTAATACGCCTAATACTAGTTGTTGCGTTGTTTTATCAGAAATGTCAGTATTTATTTTTAGATTTTGTCTAGTCATAAGTACTACTAATATAATACAGTATTGTTTAATAAAAAAAATTAAAAATATTGTGAAATTAATTTTTTTATATCAATATTATTTGTTATATTAGCTGTATTAATGTTTTGATTTAAGCTCTATACCGTAGCTTGGTGAAATTCCATGAGCGAGTTTTTAGATTAAATGGCAACAAAACTACCAGGTGTCTTAATAATATAGCGTCAGGTATATAAATAGATATAAGTTATAAAACCTAGTTTAATATCGGATAGGAGCCGACGGATAAAACCGCTAAGGGGAACTAGAAATAAAACAAATATTAAAACGGAAAAAAACACAACCCTTTAAAGCGGGAAGTGCTTATAGAAAAAAAGCTATATGAATATTGATGAACTAAAAAGTAATTTAAAAGAAGAAGACATAATAATGTTATATTACTACATAAGTGAAAATGAAGATGATTTTTCACCTGAAGAGAAAGTAGCATTATTTAATTTATTGTCTGAATTAGATCAAAAACTATTAGATGAAGATGGAGAAGAGTAATATTATATTGTACGCATTATCTGCTTGTTCTAAATGTAAAGCTATGGTTGAGTACTTAAATGAGGCTGGAATAGATCATAGATTAATCTTATGTGAAGATAGCAGCTATAAATGCGATGAAGTTGAAAAAACAACAAATTGCTATATGTACCCTATGATAGACGTTGTAAAAAAGAAATATGTTGATCGTGGAGGCTTTGGTGTATACATAGATGATCACACTATACTATACTTAGCTTCTAATTATGAAGAGGATTCTAAAAAAATTAAATTATCACAAAATTATACAGGTATTCCAGTATTAACTCTAACTGAGATGTTAGAAAAATTAAAAAAAGAAATAAAAAAATGAGGTACAAACAACTAATCCAAAAGAAATTGGAAGAATTAAAAAATCAAATCCATTCTCAATCATCTAGCATCTCTCAATTGAGATCTCCAGAAGAACTTAAGTTTCAACTAGAAAGAATGCTAGAAAAGATACATGAAGTGCAAGTATTAATTAACACAGAACAAGACAGCATTTAATAATTAAAATATAAGTTATGGCAACATTTAAAATGAAATCTCTAACTGAAGATGAGATTAGATCAAATTTAGAAAGGTTTTACGAGCTAATTGACAAATATATAAGCTCTCCAAGAAAAGAAAAACTAACTCAGTTCTATAACTCCATAGAATTAACATTAGCAACTAGTCCAGCCTCAAGCAAAATCTCTCATCATAATTGTTTTGCTGGTGGATATGTAGATCATGTTATTAGAGTTACTGAAGCAGCTTTAGTTTTTGATAAAGTATGGGATAGATTTAATCAGCAAAAAGACTATACAACTGAAGAACTTGTATTCTCTGCTATTAACCATGATTTAGGCAAACTTGGAACTAATGATCAGCCTTTCTATCAACCAAATGATGAAACTTGGCAAATAGAAAAACAAGGTACTTTTTATAAATATAATAAGAGCATACCTCATATGAGAATAGCTGATCGTAGTTTATACGCATTACAAGAAGCTGGCATTGCGGTTAATGAAACAGAGTTTTTAGCTATTAAATTGCATGATGGCTTATATGAAGAAGCGAACAAACCTTACTATATCACTTACAGTAGCGATTTTGAAATTAAAACAAACCTAGTTTATATACTGCATCAAGCAGATCTTATGGCTAGTAGAGTAGAAAAACAAATAAAATAAAAAAATGGAATATATCATAGCATCAGTAGCATTATGGATAATCTCAATTGTAGGGTACGTTATCTACAACTTATACAATAAAAATGTAAAGTTGGAAAACATGCTAATTAAACAAGCAGAATTCACATTAGAAATGAAAGCTAACTTAAAAAGATTTAGTGAGTTAGTTAACAAAATAGACTCTAAAATTTGGATTCAATCCGATCCTGAGTTCATTGAACTATTTGAGAATATAAAAGAAATGCAACAATTAGCGCAACAATACGAAGATTAATATGGAAGGATCATTAGAGACTATAGACGATAGCTTATTGCTCACAAAAAAAGGGCAAATACGTAAAAGAAAACCAAAGAAGAGTAATGATTATTTTACAGAAGAAACTCAAGCAGCTATATTAGTATTTCGAGCTAGTAAAAACCAAGATGAAAGGGACAAATTATATAGAGAGAAAATACACTATGCTTTTTATAAGTTAGTTGAAAATATCATACATACATTTAAGTTTTACTATCTTGATTCTGAGTCTATTGAGGACTTAAAATACGAAGTTATATCTTTTTTATTACAAAAAATAGATTTATATAACGAAGATAAAGGTAAAGCATATTCTTACTTTGGCACGATAGTTAAAAGATACTTAATAGTTTATAATAAAAAGAATTATTCTAATAAAGTAGCAAAAGTAGAAGTAGAAGAGATTGATAATGAAAACAAAACAATTGATTCTCTTATTTATGAAGACTTTAGTTCAGAAATAGATACACAAAAAGTTGTAGATGAGTTTATAAATTATGTAGATACTAATATGTTCGAACTCTTTAGTTCAGAAAATGATCTTAAAGTCGCAGTTTCTATAGTAGATCTATTTCAAAAAACAAAAGATGTTGATGAATTTAGTAAACTACTTATAAATAAAAAATTAATATACATCTACATTAAAGAAATGGTTGATGTGCCTACAAATTCTATAACAAAAGTCATTAAGAGATTAAAGACTATATATAAGCAAGTATTACAAGATCATATTAAAAAAATGTATTACTAGATATTTATATAAAAAGCTATGGAATTAGAAAAAATAGTGTTTGCTGATAAAAAAATTTCTGATATTATAGAAGACGTGTATAATAAACAGAAAGATCAAGAGCAAGCAATTAAACAAGAAGTTGAACGTTTATCTTCTTTTATAGAAGGAGCTGGTGATGCTATTGTTATTATTCCTCATATAAAAGAGCTTTTTGATACTAATGTAAAAAATAATGATGTTCTTTTAAAGATATTACAATTATTTAAACAAAATTCTGAAGCTAAAAAAGCAAGCGATCAAGATTCAGATTTACTATCTGAAAAAGATATACAGCAATTATTCGAAGAAGTATCATCAATAAATGTGCCTGTAAATCAAAAAAAATTACCTGAATAATGGCTCAATACTATTATGGACAAAGTTCTAATCCTCAATCAGGGAAAAGCAAAGGTTCAGGCTTTATAATAGGTCGTGTTAAGAGCATTGTTTTAAGTAAAAATAAGTATGATGGTACTCCTAATGAAGAGTATAAAAACCCAAAAGATTTAGGAAAAATAACCTATGAAATATTATACACTAATATAAGTGTAGGTAAATCAAACGTAGCATTTGAATCAGCGTATCCTATATTTAGTTTTATTAGACAATATCCATTAATTTCAGAGATAGTATATATAGTTCCAGGTCCTAGCTCAAATCTAAATGAATCTTTAGATAGACAAGAATATTATTACTTTCCTCCTTATTCTATTTGGAACTCTTTAAATCATAATGCTTTTCCTAATATGGAAGAGTATGCAGAAACTTTAAGAGAACTTTATAATAGTGATGAATATAGTAATAAGTTAAGAGATGCTGCAGATTTTCCTAGTTTACCAGTTGGTATCACATTTAGCGAAAATACTAACATTAGAAGTTTAAAACCATTTGAAGGAGATACTATAATTGAATCTAGATTTGGTCAATCCATAAGATTTAGCAGTACTATATTGGCTTCTAAAACTCAGAATCCATGGTCTAATTCAGGAGCTCCTGGTTCTCCAATAACCATAATCAGAAATGGTCAAGGTCAACAAAAAAGTAAAGATTACTTTGAACAAACAGTAGAAGATATTAATGTTGATGATTCTACAATATGGATGACATCGGGTCAAGAAATAAATATAAAAGATATATCAAGTTTTCCATTAAAGTCATTTGGTATAACTGCTATAGAATCTAAATCTGTAATTAAAAAATATAGTGTTGCAACTAGCAATAGTGCGACTAGTGCTGCTTCTCAAGATATTGCTAATTTAAAATAATATTTAATAATGGATTATAAACCTAAATTTCCATATGATGGTAAACAAGTAATAGTAGCTTCTGATAGAGTACACTTACTAGCAAAAACAGATTCTGTATTTTTATTTGCAAAACAATCAGTTAGTTTATCGTCAACAAATACTGTAAATTTAGATGCATCTAATGGTATTATATTACAATCTCCAAGTGTTAAGTTAGGTGATGTTAATGCTAAAGAAAGAGTTATTTTAGGAGATACATTTGTAAAAGAGTTAAAAGAGTTTTTATCGTCTTTAATAGCAGCTAGTGATTTTTTAATGAAGGTTTCAGCTGGAGCGACAGCACCTACTAAAGAATTAGGTTCTAGTATGACGTATATAGCTTTATTTGGTAAAAATGTCAATATAAATGCTACTAATTTAAAAGAAAGACTTGATTCTACTCTATCAAATATAACACGTACCGCGTAATGTCATTAAAAGAAACATACTCAAATAGTTTAAAATCATATTTTAAAAGTGACGCTAAAGGATTAGAAGGCTTGATTCTAAAAAGCTGTCTTACTGTTATGGATCTTAGTGAAGGTATGAACACTATTTTTTATGGAAAACCTTTAACTAGTGCTAGCTTTGCTAAAAATACTAGTAGACCTAAAAACCCATTAGACTTAGGAATAATACCTATCTTAGATAAAATAGTGTCTGTAAATTACTGCGATATAGTTAATTATGCAATAAGTAATATACCTGTTGCGTCTAGTTTTGATCCAAATAAAAAACCTACAGACACATTTGGACTTGTTAAATGGAATTTTCAAAATACCGCATTTACTGTACAAACAGAAATAGATAAGTACTATAGAAATTATACAGATCCCAATAATCCAGAAAGTAAAAACGCTCTATTTAATTTAGTGAATGATGTTAAACATAATTTTTCAACGTTTACAAATAAAATTAAAAAAGACATAGATAGTCAATCATCGACTACTCCACAAATTCCCGGAGATATTGCAACACTTGCAAATATTGCTACCCCTGAACAGTCTATTGATTTACTTATTACTACATTTCCAGTATTAAAAAAAGTTGGTAGCTACGTAAATGATAAAATTAGTTCATATGAAAAATTTACTGACTATAGACAAATACCTAGTAGTGATTTACAAAAAATCATAAATAGCGTAGATAAAATACGAGAATATTGTGTATTAATACAAGCGCTTAATACACCAGCATCAGTAACAGCTGCATTAGGTGCACTTGGAGTAGGAAACGCTCTTAACGAATCTATAAAAAGGATTCAAGATATAATAAATCCAGCTCAAGCTATACCAACATTAAAAAAAATAGTGAATGCGTGTGTAAAGATACAAAGAATTTGTACAAATATATCTACTATAATAAGATTTGGTCAATTAATTATAACATTAGCTACTACTTTAGTAAAAGTATTTAAAGCGATAATAACATTTTTTAAGGTTAGTCCAATCCCAAACTTATATACAACTAGTGGTATAACAACAACGTTTTCTACAATAACAGAAAAGTTAGAAAAACAAGGTGTAAATGGATTTATAACTAGATTAAATCAAGTAAATATACTTTTAGGTTTAATAGTAAATTTATTAAATACGTTAATACCTATTCTAAATGATGTTATTGCTAAGTTAAACCTATTAATAGCTAATTTACAAGCATGTAATAGTCTTAATACATTAGACGAGACGGGTATAATCAATCAATTACAAAAAGTATCTAGCGATTTAAAATCTACTGTAGATTCATTTAATAAGTTTTTAGAAAATAAACAAACTAATGATAAAGTAAAATCAAGAAATAATCAATTTGGAGAATATACTATTAGCATAATAGAAGAAGAAGTTGTTGATGAAACGTTTACGCTTAGAAGAAGATACGGTGTTGCTTTAGATAATAGAGGGATAAAAATACTGCAATCAACTCCTACATTTGCTTCTGATGACAATATTATACTACAAGAAGTAAAACAACTATTATCAGCAAAAAATTTAGTAAAAGCAAAAATAAACGTATATTCGTTAGAAGAAGAGGATGCTATTAATGAGTCTACTGCATATCTGTATGATGATAGTATTAATTGGGATAATATAGAAGTAGGTGGTTATTCATTAGATTCACCAAATAGTAATACAGAGAGTGATGATAATCTAGGTCTAAATGCATTCTTAAATAGTATTAAAGGTAGCAATAGACTTAGACGTAGAATGAGAAAAATGATGGAAAAAAATAAAAATAACTTACAATCTAACTTAAGTTCGACAGATCCATCAGGAAGATTATCAAATAATATCGCTAGTAGAGTATAAAAATTAAATCATAAATATTTATATCAATATGAGTAAACTAGATTCTTTTAGAAAATTAATAAGAGAGGAACTTAGAGCAGTTATTAAAGAAGAACTACCTAAGATTCTTAAAGAAAGTGTTATGCAAAAGTCTGACTATAGACAACAATTAAAGGAAAAGGTAGAAGGTAAAACAGTGCCATTAACTCTAAATACATCTGTACCAAAACCAAAACCTTCATTTAATACAAAAAATCCATTAGGTTCTTTATTAAATGAAACAGCTATTTCAATGACAACTGATGATGTTGCTGGTTTTGCAAATACGCAAGGTGGATTTATGGAAGGAATGCATCAAAAAGAAGCATCAGTTGGTTCTGTAGATGCTATGCTTGCGAGTGCTAAAAGAAGTAGTGCAATAGAGATGGTAGAAATAGATACAGTTCCAGATTTTTCTGGAGTTATGAACGCGATGAAGAGTAAAGGCTTAATATAATGGCTTACGGACTAAAACAAATATCTCCTATAGACCTTAAACCGTCTACCGCTATTGGCGTAAAACTACCATTTTCTGCGGGTAATGTATTCACTAGCGTATATACAACAAAAGAACAGACTAAATATAACTTAATAAACTTTCTTTTAAGTGATCCTAGAGAAACACCATTAGTTTTATTCGGTGCAGGTTTAAGATCTTCATTATTTGAGCAGATAACTAGTGATTCTTTAGATGAATTAGAAATGTCTATTACATCTAAAATAGAATCTAATTTTCCTAATGTAGTTATTAGTCGATTAAGTGTAAGTGGAGATCCAAGTACTTTAGCAATAACAATAAATTTTAGTTATACTTTAAGAAATACTAATGAAAATGATAGTATCATAATAAAAATAGAAAACGCATAAAATGGCCAATAAACCAGATATTAAGTACCTAAATAAAGACTTTAATACTTTCAAAAATGATTTGATAGAGTATGCGAAATCTTATTTCCCAACGGTATATAATGACTTTACACAAGCATCTCCAGGTAGTATGTTCATAAACATGGCTTCTTATGTAGGAGATGTATTATCGTTTTATTTAGATAATCAAATACAAGAAACATATGTTCAATATGCGAAACAGAAAAATAATCTATTCGCATTAGCATATACTTTAGGGTATAAACCAAAAGTAATATCAGCTGCTATAGCAGAATTAGATGTATATCAAGTTATCCCCGCTAAAACTGTTGGAGGATTAAAAACGCCTGATTTTGATTATGCATTGATTATACAACCAGGTATGGTAGTATCTTCTAATGTAAATCCATCTGTTGGATTTTATGTATCTGAAAAAGTTGATTTTAGGGTTTCTTCATCTTTAGACGAGACAGAGATTACTGTTTATGAAGTAACTGGAAATGGATCCCCTAATTCATATTTGTTAAAAAAGAAAGCTAATGGAATATCTGGTTTATTAAAGAATCAGTCATTCTCTTTTGGGTCAGCTGAAAGATTCCCTACGATAACTATAAATGACACAGATATTGTATCAATTGTAAGCGCCGTAGATTCTTCAGGCAACACTTGGTATGAAGTTCCATATTTAGCGCAAGATTATATATACAATCCAGTAGCTAATACGTTTTCTAATTACCCAGGAATGTATCAAGATTCTTATCAAGTTCCTTATATTTTAGAGAAAGTAAAAGTTGATCGTAGATTTACAACTAGATTTACTAGCAATGAATCATTAGTTATAGAGTTTGGTCCAGGTGTTAATAGCGTTGCTGATGAAGTTATACTACCTAATCCTGCAACAGTAGGAATTGGCTTAACTTCAGGATCTGATACGATTAATACAGCTTTCGATCCTACAAACTTTGTAACTACAAAAACATACGGTATAGCTCCATCAAATACATCTATTACATTTACATACTTAGCTGGTGGAGGCGCTAGATATAATGTTTTATCTAATGAATTAACGGTTCCAAGCAATATTGTAGCAACAGGTATTAATACAACTAATGTTGGAACAGTAACAATAAATAATCCTAATCCTGCTACAGGTGGAGGTGATGGAGATACGGTAGAAGATCTTAGATTAAATATACAAGCGACTTTTGCAAGTCAAATGAGAGCAGTTACTCAAGATGATTACTTAGTTAAAGCTACTTCAATGCCCGCAAAATATGGTAAAGTATCTAAAGCATATATTACAAAAGATGATTCTACATTTGCAAACTACTATAAAGGTGACCCATCAAATAAAGATAATTCATTAGTTAGTATGTACGTTCTTGGATTAGATTCTAATGGAAATTTAGCTACTCCAACGAATGCGTTATTAACTAATTTACAAACATATCTTAATGACTTTAGAATGATGACAGACGCCATTAATCTAAAATCAGCATATATAATTAATTTAGGTTGCAACTTTGATATTACAATAAGACCAAACTATGTTGGACAAGATGTAGTAGCGAGGTGTATAGTTCAATTAAAGGATTTCTTCAATATAGATAATTGGCAAATAAATGAGCCTATTATAATATCAGATATTTATATTCTACTTGATAGAGTAGATGGTGTTCAAACAGTAAAAAATGTTGAACTAGTAAATAAAACTGGTGTATCTAACGGATATTCATTATATTCATATGATATTAGTGCTGCAACAGTAAATGGAGTCGTATATCCTAGTTTAGATCCATCTATATTCGAAGTTAAGTTCTTAGATACAGATATTCAAGGTCGTGTTGTTACATACTAATAGATTTAAAAAGAAATAAATGGCAATATATAAAATATTCTCATCGCAAGACGCTAGTATATATTCTAAGTTCCCCGCTATGAATACAGGACTAGATGAAATATTAGAAGTATCAGTAAAAAATAGTGAAGATCAAACAAATAGCTTAGTAGCAGGATATGGACCTATTTTATCTGATGACTTAAGAAGATCTATTATTAAATTTTCTGATGTTGATCTAGACTTAATTAAGCAATACGCTTCAGGATCTTGGAAAACTTATTTAAAACTGTATATTGCTAATGCAGAAAATCTATCTACTGATTATACTTTAGAAATAAGACAAGTATCGCAGTCTTGGTCAATGGGTACAGGACACTTTGGAGATTCTCCACAAACTAGAAATGGAGTTTGTTGGTATAATACATCTGCATACTATAGTAGTGTTACAGATTGGATAAATCCATCATACTATTTAACTTCTGGTGGTGGATCTTGGACTAATACATTTGCAACTCAATCTTTTAATAACGAATCTAGCAAAGATGTTGAAGCTGATGTTACTTCTATAGTTAGCACATGGTTCAATGATTCAGCGCCTAATAACGGATTTTTAATTAAGCATCCTACTGCGGTAGAAAATAATTCAGGTAGTTATATAGCTATAAACTTTTTTAGTAATGATACACATACTATATATCCTCCAACTCTTGAAATGCGTTGGGATGACAGCGTATACATTACTGGAAGTTTAAGCGTTCTATCAGATAGCAACTCTGTTGTCACATTAGCTAATAATTTAAGTGTATATAAAACAGATACTACTCTATATAAATTTAGAGTTAACGCTAGAGATAAATATCCAACTAGAGTATTCACCACATCATCTCTATATACTACTAATAAAAGATTACCACAAACCTCTTATTGGTCATTAATAGATGCAAAAACTAATGACATAGTTATAGATTTTGATGATAACTATACTAAAATAAGCTGCGATGGAACAAGTAGCTATTTTAATATGTATATGAATGGATTAGAACCCGAAAGATATTATAAAATATTAATATCTTCTGCTCTACCTTCAGGAGAAAAGGTTGTGTATGATAATGATTATATATTTAAAGTAATTAATTAATGTCAAAGGTAGATTTAATCAAAAAAGTTAGAGGTGTCAATACTTACACAAAAGCAATTGATACTGAGTTTACTGAGCTTATTAGTCCAGAGGTTCCAACTGTAGAAGAAGCTGTAACTGTAGAAAGATTTTTTGAGTTATATGATCAATTATTTTTCGATATACCTGTAGAAGGTGAAATAAACTCTCATAAGTATATTATAGAAAGAAGTACTCAATATTTAGGCGGTTCTATATTTGATGCAGAAAAAGCAGCTTTAGTAGAAGAAATCAATTCACTTAGACAACAACTTATTGAGTTAGGTAATACATTTACAACAATAAATAACATAAGCGCATAATGGAATTAGTTAATATTTTTTATAAAGGTGCTGGGGTTTCATATCAAGACTATAATACGTCAGACGATAATCTTGTAATATCTAACTATATATTCTCATCTTATGGCGCAGTTGATGATACGATAGAGTATGTAATATACGATGAAACTGGTCAGTTTTTAGATATTAATTATGATCTTAAGGATTATAAACCAGAGAGTGATAGCGTAAATCCTGTAACTAATACATATTCTTCTTTACAACTAGATCCAAAAAAGAATTTAAGTGATTTAGGATATGACAGAGGTCTATTAAACATACAATATAACTTCTTAAAGAATCTATTTAATTCAAGTTATCTAAACAACTACTGGATTAAAGAAATTTCTACGTCTAGAACAGAGTTAAAATTAGCTAGTCAAGTAATAAGTAATGATAGTATAGTTGACGGGTTTAATAACTTTCAAACTTATATCGCAAATAAAAACTATTTTGCGGACTTCTATCTAAATTTTGGTTTAAATAGATTAGTAATCGCAAATAATGTTGCTTTATTTACCGAAGGAGAAGAGACATTCTTATTAGTAAAACTTTATGAACCTCTTCCAGTAGATTTTAATGTAAAAACAACTTTATGGATTGTTGATAAACTTGCAGAGTCTGTTAGTTTTGACGTAGATACACAAGTAGAAGCAGAAGAGGTAATATTAGAGAATAAACTTAGAGGACCTAATTTTAAAATTAAAGTATCTGATAGAGTTGGTCAAACTACTCCATATTACACATATGATGCATTATTTTCTAGTACTGTATCATCATCTATGCAAAAGTTATCTAGCTATTATGATGATAAGGCTATAGCTATAAACGTAGATTACACTAATTTTTCTAATTTTATACATTTTTCTAGCGCTGTTGAAAGGCTAAATAACTTTGCATATAAATTAAGATTAATAGAAGATTACCAAAGTGAATTAAACGAATCTCTAACGTTCACTAGTATGAGCGCTAATACGCTATCTTCGGTAACCCAATCAAATATATTGATTCAAAATAATATAGATAATATCATTAAAAAATTCGATACTTACGAATACTATCTATACTATAGTTCAGAATCTTTTGCGTGGCCAAAAAGTACTAGTACTGTACCTTATAAGTTATATTCAGTGACTTCGTCTGAAGCTATATCTTGGTTAGGATCGGTAGACAGCATGCCAACCAACACTTCAGTGTCTATGTTGTATTCTGCTTCATTTTACGATGATACGAATAAAGATAAATTATCTAATGCTATTCCTCAATATCTTTTAGATGATCCAAATAATGCTCCATATGTCACATTTATTGATATGGTTGCGCAACACTTCGATAATATTTGGTTATACTATAAAGACGTAAGCAATCGATATGATTCTAGTAACAACCCTAATACGGGAGTGTCTATGGATTTAGTTGCAGATTCATTAAGAGCATTAGGTATCAAATTATACACAAATACAAGTGTATCAGATAACCTATATTACACATTATTTGGAGTAAATCCTGATGGATCTTTACTACCTCCTACAGGTTCTGAATTAATCAACTCTTATGTAACTTCTAGTATCGATACAATATCTTCTAATGATCTTGAAAAAGAAACATATAAGAGAATTTATCATAATTTACCGTATCTCTTAAAAACAAAAGGTACGCAAAGAGGAATAAAAGCTTTAATAGCTTGTTATGGTATTCCAGAAAGTATATTAAGCGTTAATGAATTTGGTGGTAATAATAGATATACTGGAAGCGGTATATATGAAATAAATGATGAAAAGATAAATGTAATAACAGCTAGCGCTCAAATACAATCAAATCTTTTATATCCTACGACAACATTACAAAAATATAATACCGATTATAGATTAAATACTACTGATATTGAAGTTGGATTTTCTCCTTCTGACGCTATTAATGCTAATTTTGTATCTTCATCTGGATTTGTTAGTCTTGATCAATTAATAGGAAATCCTGAATACCAAACACTTAGTACATATCCTGCTTTAGAGGAAGAAAAGAAATCTTATTTTAGTACTTACACATATCCTCATAGCATTTGGGAATACATGAGACTTGTTAAATATTACAATAACTCATTATTTAAAATGATTAAGGACTATGTACCAGCTAGATCAAATACATCTACTGGTATAATAATCAAAAGTCATATCCTAGAGCGTAATAAGTACGCTAGGCACGAACCAAGTATGAGCTTTGATAATAACCTATCAGAGTCAATAGATATGCTAACCATCAGCGCGGGTGACGCAATGGCGATATTTCAATCTACAGCGTGGTCTAATAATGTAATGACTCCTTTAGGATTTGCCGCTTATAGTTCTTCACAAGATGTAGAAAAGTATAATGGAGAATTTAGTGGTAGCTTCATACAAGTAACTAATGGAGATGCTATATCACAAACAGAATTATCAAAAAATTCTAGTGGATCTTCTCAAAATATACAAATTAACTATGGAGCTATTTATCAAAATGTTAGTTCATCTGTAAGATCAACTAGGTTTTTAGATTTAGACTACTCTTATGATCAATCGATGCCCGTTAATTTAGGATTGATAACGCAATCTATATCTCAATCGCAAGGTGATAACTATAATACATACACTAATCTATATAATCCTTATGCTCAACTGCAAGATACTAATTATGCTAGCAGGGCATTTACAGAGCCTAGATACTATGGATCAAAGACTATAAGTAAATTATATAATACTTATACAGGACCTGCAAGAAGTTCAATTGAAGAAACTGCATTTAGTTTTACAGAAACTAATCCTGGTGGTTTAGCGTGGTTTTATTTTGCAATACAGCCTACAACTTACTCTAATCCTAATATAATAGGATTATCGAATATTCAAGTATATTTAGGCGGATACGGACTAATTAATCCAAGCGATTATACATATTATCCTGATACAGGCACTATAATATTTACTCCAGGAGGATATTTTCCTCCTATACCAACATATATAAGAGTAACCTCTAATGTTGAAGTAGATACATCTTATACAGGAGATAAATCTTATGGTAAAACAGCAGCTATTGATAAAATAAAAAATAGTTTTGCGTATTTAAAAGATATATATACATCATCAATATACTTCCCTGGTAGAAGTAATGCACAAATTAAATACTTAATAGATAGCAATGAAAATGTATTAGATTTAACTAAAAGAAATTCTAATATCTTCGATATTCAAAACGTATTTAAGAGTGGTGAAAATTGTGATGTAGCATTATTTCAATATGATGAATTGAATCCTTATTCGCAAATATTAGCAAATAATTCAACATTAAAAATATATGATGGAGGATTTAGATATTTGCCTATATTACATAATTTAGGCGGAAATATGACGTCTTCTAGCTTTAATTTTGATGATCCAATTACTGTAGAAACGCCTTACGTAGAACCCGGAGGGAATTACAATCCTAATGATCCTATTTGGAATGTCTCAAATTGGAGTTTACCTGTTAGATTTTATAATTCTTCAACTCCATTTGAATATTTTGGTGCTGTAGTATACTATAATGCCACATGGCCTACAAATGTAACAGCTAGTGTAACTATTACTATGCCACCAATTACACCAGGTACTGCACCGACTTTAACTACAAACTTAGTTATAACAGCATCTAATTCAGTATATAGCGCAACTAATACCTCTAATGCTATATTTACAGTCACTGCAAATCCTGGTAGATATAGCACATCTTCTATGTATATATCAATATTGCAGCCAACTGGTTCTGGCATAGTCGCAAGTTCTGGATCTAGTATATCATATACATCACAAACTAGTACTACACAAACTTGTTTATATTATAGCACTTCATCAAATCAAATAGTTATAAAGCTATCTGATTATGATAATCAACTTTCTACAGAAGACATTTATACTAATAATCAACCAATATTTGATTCTAATAGCGATTCTACTTGGAAAACATCAAATTTAGTCGGATTAGAGGGAAATTTAGAAAGAGTAGTATACCCGTTCAATCTACAACCAGGAGATAAAATTTCACTATATAATAGCGCGTCTTTAGGATGGAGTGATAAATTTGAATTAACTGTAAAATCTATAGGTTTTGCAGGTATACCAACTTCTGCCTCGTCTAGATTAGTTGTAGATTTATTAGAAACCCCAGGTTTAAATTTATTTACACAATCAGCATCTCCAGATAGTACGACATTAGCAAATTTTAAAGCTTGTAAATACGTAATATGGAAAAGAGTGCCAGACGAAACTAATATTGTTTTAAAATATAATCCAAAAAATTCTACTTTAGTAGAAGAAGGTTTACTATATCCTCAATATATTGATCAAGATCTAAGAATAAAATCAGGGGATATTATTAAGTCATTAAAATCTCAAAACTTAATATAGTTTATCTACCAATAATAAAAATAGTTATGAGAAACAGAAAAATATTATATTTATATTTAAAGAAAAATAAAACATGTCTTATTTAAGTCAAACTTCAGTAGTAGTAGACGCAATACTTACTAAAAAAGGTAGAGAGCTTCTTTCAAGAAACGATGGCTCTTTTAGAATAACTCAATTCTCATTATCTGATGACGAAGTAGATTATACATTATATAATCCTACACATCCATCAGGATCTGCTTTCTATGGCGAAGCTATTGAAGCTATGCCAGTTTTGCAAGCGTTTCCTAATGATAATGAAATTATGAAGTATAAGCTAATTACTCTACCAAGAGGCACAGCAAAAATACCTGTGATTAGCATACCATACAATACAATACAACTTAAACAGGGTGCGTCGCTTTCTATAACTCCTCAAACTTTAAATTACCTAAGTGCTACTACACAATTTGAACCATCTGGTTACATCGTTACTATAGGTGATGTTAGAACTATGAGTTCATTTACTGGAGTTGGTATAAATACAGCTGAAGCGACTGCTTTAAATGCTACTACAACTATAGGAACTAATGTTAGTAAGACCGTAATAGGAACTACTATAAATCTAACAGCAACTACTGTTAATACATTATTCGGATCACAAACAATCTTATATACTACTTTAATCATCACAGGAAGAGACTCAGGTGCTAGAATATCTATTCCAGTTCAAATAACAAAAGTTAATTCATAATAAACTTCATTTTAAAATATGTCATTTACAACATTAGCTGCAACAGATTTTGTAGTATCCGCGGATTCAGTAACTGCTCCAGCATGGAGTGGTAATGTTCCTACACTAAATACATTTTATACCGCTTCTACTGGAGTTTCTAGTAGTTTTTATAGAGATGTATATAACTTAGATCCTTCTAGTATTAATTCTGCTATTCAATTTTCAATAGCTTATGGTAGAAGCGACGGATCAGGTTCTGCTCCTATAAACTCTCTTATTCCTGGAAACACTCCAACAAGAATTAACTTTGGACAATTTAGAAATTTAGTATTTGGAGATGCAGAATCTAGCTTTAACTTTGGAGATGGAAATCCATCATCATATGATCTAATTGCAATATCAGTTGATAGAAGCCGATATAAAGAGAGCTTAATGCCAGGTACATTCAACTTAGCGTTATCTAGCTCAGCAGGTAAGATTCACTTAACTGACAACTCTATAGATGCTACAACTATTAATTATCTAGATTGTGGAAGAGTATTTAACGTAGTTTCTGGCTCTAATGGTAGTTCTGCTACTGTTACTGCACCTTTAGGATCTAGTACAAAAGGGTATACAGTATCTGGTTCTTATGGACTATTCTTACCTGATATCGGCACAATCATATTGAATCCAAGAGCATTAGCATTACCATTCGCTTCAGGAGGATTAGCGATTCCTTTCTATTCAGGTAGTAATGCTAACCAAAACTTAGCTAATAATGATTTAATTTACTCTGCAATATCTTCAGGATTAGGTTTCCAATTACAATCTCAAGAGACAATATCATCTAATTATATATTTGTTAGAGTTAGAAATAGTGATTATAACTATACGACTAATCCATCATTTATAACAGGATCTGGAGAGATGGTATACACTAATTTCATTAACAGTCCACAAACATATCCTACAACTGTAGGTTTATATAACGATAATAACGACCTTTTAGCAGTTGCAAAACTTTCTAAACCGTTAACTAAAGACTTTACAAAGGAAATGTTGATTAGAGTCAAATTAGATTGGTAATATGAGCATATGCAAAAATAGTATATTTACATCTGATGTATCTACTGTTCCAATAAAGGTAAAATATTCGCAATCTTTGTTCGCTTTTGATCCTACTTATAATGCGCATGTGTTATCAGGGTCAAATGGAAGCGTTACAAATAGCGGATCTTTAACCTATTCGACCTTATTATATAGAATGATACGTCAAATGTATTATATGAACTACTTATCAGGCTCTTTATTAGGTTCTGGAAGTGGTTGGGATTCTTCTTTGCAATCTACAGCAGCATCAGGCACTTTGGATGATGATTATAGATATTTTCCAACAGAATCTAACGCAAATATTCAAGTTTTATATATGCCAAGAGATCTTGTAGGCGAACAAATATCTCCAAGTAGCTTAAGAATTTCTCACTCCTACTCAAACTTGCATGTAATAGACGATGGAAATGGAAATTTAGTAAAAGTTAGTGGAAGTGAAAGAGTTGGCAACGTTATATATTCGCAGGGCGTTGTAATATTTACTAAAACAGGATCAGCTTTAATGATTGAATCGCCTAATCCTGAAGGTATAGATAATCCATTAGTAACATTTCAAGCTGAGAGTACTATATATGAGAACTCTGTTAGATGTAGAGTATCTGAAAATGACTTTAATTATACTTTAAACCCAAGCGCGAACAAAGCAGGCAGTACAGGATCATATATAGATGCTGTAACAGGTTCAGATTTTAGACCTTATGCGACTACAGTAGGACTTTATAATTCAGCAGATGAACTTCTTGTTGTTGGAAAACTCTCTACTCCATACCCTATTCCATCAAATACAGATTTAACTTTTATAATTCGTTGGGATAGTTAGATATTTATTTAAAGATTATGATTAATTTAATAAATATACTTAAGAGTGTTCTATTAGAATACACGCCAAGCGATCCATCTAATATAGATAAAGCAATAAATGATATAAGTAGTTTAGGTTATAGAAATCCTTTAAATCCTAGTGAAATTGTAATAGACGATAAAGTAATAATTGAAGTTTCAAATTGGGATAAAAGACTTTGGATAAGTAGTTTAAAATCAATAGAAAAAAAAGAGGGCAATGCTACTAAAGTTATGACTACTATTTGTAAGATAGCAGATAAACATAATGTAACTATAGCGCTAGATCCTGTACCTTATGGAAAAGATAAAAATAAGCTAAATTATAAGCAATTAGTTAATTTTTATAAAAAATTTGGTTTTAAATTTGAAGAAGGGGAAGAGGGTTTTGGCGATATGGAAAGAGTTGCTAATCAAAATAGCTAGATATTTATATAAAAACAAGTATATGTCAAATTGGTTATATGAAGGGAAAGAGATAGTAACTATTTCAGAATTTCCAGAAGGTTGTGTAGGTTTTGTATATATGATTACAAACACTACTAACGGAAAGTTTTACATCGGAAAGAAGACACTCCACAACACACTTACTAAGAAGCTTACTAAAAAAGAAACTGAAAGCTGGGACAAACCAGGTAGAATTCCAAAGAAAAAGAAAGAGAAGAAAGAGAGTAATTGGATTGACTACAATGGAAGTAATAAAGCACTACAAGAAGACATAAAGCTATTAGGTATTCAACATTTTCACAGAGAGATATTAGAATTCTGCTTTAATAAGAAACAATGTACTTATTACGAAGAGCAGTGGCAACACAAATTAAGAGTGTTGCATGTTGATTCATATAACGATACTATCGCTGGAAGATACTATAGACGCGATGTAAAAGTTGATCCTGAATTATAATAAATATTGAATTAGTCCATTTTAGACCCTTGAGGATAGATATTAGCTCTAGGATCTTGTGATTTTGGTGTGATGTCGCCTTTACCAGTCATAAGGCTATATGTTCCAAAAGTCTCTAATCCGCTATTAAATGATATAAATTTTGGATAAACTGTTGTAGCATTTCCAAACTTATAAGCTTCTAGATCTTGGTTAACTAATTTACCACTACTTCTAACAGCATCCATAAATTCTTCAGGAGTTACTATATTAGCATCTACTCCTAGTTTATCTAGGTCTTGTTTAATGTAAGATCGTCCACTAGATATATCACTTAGCCACTGATTAAATGATGTTTCGGCTTCTGTAAGTATGCCTGCTAATTTTTGTAATCTTTTCGCTTCGTTAATTATCTGCTTCATTTTATTGTTTTTATGTATAAATATGTAATAAATGCTTATAGTATGGCAATATATAGATCTTTCCCAAAAGCGCACCCGAGCTCATCCTCAGAGTCTAATTAAAGGGATAATATAACATATAGGCCATAAAAAAGAGCTCTGGTGAGCTCCTGGTGTGTCTTGGGCGTATTGGTTATCAATGAGTTATAACTGATTGACTATCAATTAAATATGCAGTATACTATTACAATTACTTTACTGTAAGCGAATTCGCTGCTTGTTCTAAATGTTTAATGCAATCTTCTTTTGTTGCAAAAGGTTTTTCAGTTTTATATAAAGTATCTCCATAAGATTCACTAAAAGATGGCCGACTTCTAAATCCAGCTGCTGGCAAATCACTAGACACATACTTTTTTAAATATCCAGTAAATCCGCGTTTAGTTGGTACTATAATACCAGCGATTTTAAAAGCTGATTTATTTAAAATCATAACTTCTTTTACAAAAATATTTTCACTATCTGTATCATTTTCTATCAATAAATCTGTTAAATTAATCATACTATTATCTTTTACATAAATATCAAGCATTTTAGTAAAGATAGTATTAATACATCAAACTACTATCTTTTATGTCTTGTAAAAACTTAGGATTATTACCTAAATTGAAACTATCATTAAATATCCATGTGTAAGGAATGTTTTTAGTAGGTCGTTTTTGTCCATGAGATATAGCTATGTGCTTCCAAAAAAAGCACGTTTTATCTTCTACGTTTAAATACTTCTGTTCTTTCATAGGATTATTAGGATGCTCTACTAAAATTTGCATCTGTCTTACCCACTCTTCTGCTTGTTTATTTTCAGGTATAAAATCGCCTAATTCATTTATAGTATATTTAACTTTACCATTTAAGTTCTGTCCACCAAATATTTGATGTAGCCCATCGAAATGTCCAGTTCCTCCAAATAGTATAGATTCTGGGTCTACTAAATGAGGATATGACATTGCAATGTATCTTGCTGTATTTTTACATGGATATAATGGACTTCTAAAATTTTGATGTTCTTTAAAATATGACTCAAGGAATTTAGCAAATTGCATCATAGTCATTTTAGGTCGTATACCGCTTTCAATCTCATCTAATACATAGAATAAATCATCCGCAGCTTTCTTAGGTCCTGTGAGAATCCACTCTTTTACATTTGTGCCCTTAGGATAATATATTTGAAATAGATCATTACGAGCATGCCTATTTTCTTTAAAGTGTTCTTTAGTGGCTTGTATGCCTTCATTATATAATTTAGTGAATGTACCCCAATGTTCATTTGTAAAACTAAAGACTAAAGTTAAAAATAATCTAGCACGGTTATCAGTAACATTTTGCATCCACTCGCAATATGGATGTTCATGCCAATGTAAACGATGTGAGAAGATCTGGTATTCTGATTTTAGTAAATCATCTTGTCTATCGTCGAATTTATGACAGAACTCAAAAAACTTATCTAAGCGTTGATCTAAAGTCCAATCCTTCATCCAACTATCTATAGGCTTCTTTCCCTTAAAAAGTACTTCACATGTATTTTGATATATTATATTGCTCATGATTTCTTATTGAAGTATGATATTTTATGTTCGGTAATTGCTGCAACTTCTTGTTGATCTAGTGTGTATTCTTCTGATATATACGTAGCGTCTCTATTGATAACTAGAGATGGAGTTTCGCTCCCTTCTAATAGTATTACGTCTTTTCTAGAAAGTTTTGACGTGTCTATTTTTATTATTTTACCATCTGTTTTATGAGGTTTTATTGTAGGTATACTAACAATATAAAGATAATCACACTTAAGTATGTTTTCTATATTTTTTCCTGTTTTCGATTCAGATATGCACCATGAATTATGTTTTACAAATGGAGTTAACGTCTTTACTTGACACTTAAGATCTTCTATTTCTAAATCCCAATAACCAAATTCTTGCACATTCCACATAACTTTTTTACCATTAGATGTACACTTATTAGCTATAATTTTCTCTCCTATTGTACCAATGGCTTTTTGTTTAAAACTTCTATCCATGATTATAGATTTATACTTATTGTTATTTGCACTTTATTTTCAACTTCAAGATGTTTTCTTTTGCTGAGTATATAGTTTAGATCTTTTTCATCATATCTTTTAACTTCTATAGGTTCATTAGGATCAATAATTTCTATATTAATAAGTTTCTGTTCTAAAAGATGTATGCCTAATTTAGCAGCCATTTCTTTTGTTACGTGATCTATAACTTTATTTTTTTCTAATGTAGATTGTCTAAATAAATTCGCGTTTATTTCTACAACTTGTGAGTGTTTCATAATGCGTATAATTGATTAACTTTTTGTTTGTATTGTTCCTCTGTAATTAATAATGATTTAATAACCTTATCATCTGATGGGTGATCTTTCATACCATTAAAGGATGGCACTAGGTTTAGATCGAGCATTGCTTTTTGTCTTCCGTAAGGATGATCAAGTATATTACAACTATTCCATACATAATCTAAGTCTAAATGATCGTAGTCTGCACCAGGTTTAACATAGTTTTCAACCCATCTGATAAAATCACAAGCCACGTCTTCCGCATTATAAGGAAAAGCTCCTGTATCTTCATATACTTTTAACATTACGGCATCTAAAAAGTCTTCTTTTGGCATTTTGATAGTCTTACTTGCTAAATAACTTATGCACTCTTCTGCGTTAGATCCGTAATAAAATACGCTTTCTCTATTTACATATTCGGGAAACCAATCCGCTATATCTGCTATAAATGCAGCATATTGGAATTTAAAAGCACGGAGACCATTTCGTTTATTCCAATCAAATAAAAACTGTCCAATTACGCGTAAGTCTTTTTTCTTTTCTCCTGTTTCTAAAAATACAACTAAGTCATCAATTAATCTAGGTACATATTCGCAAATAAAATAATCACCACCACGTTTATATCGACCTTGAGGTTTTGGAAAACTAGGAAATTGATAACCTACTGAAGTATAGAAGGGTTTTATAGCTTGTTTGATAATTTCTACCATTTGAGGTATATTATCTGCTTTATGTAGTTCGAATAGGAGCGTATTATGATAGCCTGAAGGCTTCTTTGAATAGTTAATTCCTGAACCAGTTAACCTATGGAACATAAAAAGAAATAACCATTCTTTTAGACCAAACACACTTTGTTTACCAGTCCAATTTTTAGACACGAGTTCTCTCTGTTTAGTCATATGTTGTTGTTGCATTTTATGCCAATATGGATGATCAGGAGACCAACCATAAAAAGCATCGTTAACAATCTGAGAGAATCCTGCATACTTTCTTTCTACTACATCATATAACTCTACATGCTTCATTAGATCGTCATTAACGCTTGAATCAGCATGTTTTAACATACCTAAATTGCATTCCTCTTGTTGAGTTTTAGCCATTTGGTAGTATCTTATGAACTCATCATAATAATTCGTAGGTTTAATATATTTTACTAAACTAGAAATGTGTTTTGTCATTGTATTTTATCGTTTATTTTATTTTCTTCGTAATTCCAGTAGTGAAACTCTCTTGATATATGAACAGATTGAGGTTTTTCCATTACTTTAAAATCTAATTCACCAGCTTCATTAGTAAATACATTAGGAACATAATAAACATTCCATCCATTTGCTAAACACATCATTTCAATCTTAATATTAATATATTTAGACAAAGCTGAGCGTTCTTCCCAAGTTCCAAAGTACGGCATTTTTTTATACCAACCTGTTTTAGGGATTTTTCTAGATACGTTTTCTATAGGTAGCACCTCTACAACAGTGATACTATCTAAATTAAGACTCTTTAATTGGTTTTCATAATCACTAATCATCTTATCGATAGACACTAATGGATCAGCTTGCCTCATAAGATGATGTCGAACGTCAATATTTCCCATATAAACAATAAGTTCTTTTGTCCATGGATAAACATACGTATTTAGACCTCTACTTAAAGCTCCATGCATAGTCAAACCATCATGTCTTGATACCATAAAACCAGGTCTATAAGTACTAAAACAATGAGAGTCTCCAAAAACCAATTTTTCTGTTTTTTCAATAAAATCTACTCTAGGAATGGATGTAGTACATATATTATTTGCAATATCTGCTTTATCTAATAATGATTTGAATTGCTCTGTACCTGTTTTGTGCCTAACTTTAATCAAATCTCCAATCATCGGCATATCTACATGTAATGAATAAAGTCTTACGCCTTGTGTAAATATCCTTTTTACTTGATCATATAGTTCATCATTAGCACCACCGAATATATTAAACACTCCTTTGAATTCCATACCGTGTTCAATTATAATAACTTCAAAGTCTGACCAATTTGTTTTTTGATCATGAATAAGAGTTACATCAGTATATCCCGCATGTTTTAACTGATTAACAATCATTGTTGGCCAACCAGCTTTGTGTGAAGATATTTGTTTGCTTATCTTACCAACGATGGCTGAAACGCCTATCTTAATGTTCTTATTTTTTTCGTAGTCTGTAAAATAAGTAAAATTGAAATTGCTACTCATAATTTTGTTTTATTGATTTTATAACATAACTAATATTAACTACTAATATACTAAATTAAGCTAAAGAAAAACAATATTTCTTTCATGTAAGAACGAAAAAAAGACCCAAACAAGTTGGGTCTTTAAATAGTGTTGTTATTTGTTATCTTACATTTCTTCTAAGGAAGTCTAATATAGTATCTATTTCGAATCCATCATCTACTAGAAATTGAGTAGCCATTACTAGTTTATCACCACCTAAGCCCATGATTCTTTCATCACTAGCCATTGTATCTTCTTCCATAGCAGTACCTAACTCTTCTTTAGTAGATTTCATATCTACATATCCACCAACGCCTTCGTTTAGAAGTTGGTTATTTCTTACAAATTTTACTAAATCAAAATCTTTCACTATGCTTTATTTTTTATAAGTGACCATACTAGGCCAATTGAAGATAGGATGCTACCAATTACTTCATTTACGATTGCTTGATCTGCTACTCCTTTAATTACTAGAATACCGCCTGCGAAAGTTAGTGTGTGACGGATAATACCGAATACTTGTTCTTTGTTCATGGTTTTATTTATTATAAATATACGAAAAAAAGCCCCAATTAAGGGGCTTATGGTCATTTTACTAAATGATCTGCTGCATATGTCATCACTGGACTATGGCCTTTGTGTCTTACACTATATCCCATACCTGTTACAATACCAACTGCACTTGCTAATGCTTGATTTGATCTGTATTTTGGATCGGGATTAAGATCGATATCGATCCATGTAGCCACAACTCCAACGTCTTGTTTTAAAATTTCGGCTACTTCAACTGAAAACCAAACTTCATTTAAGAGTCTATTAACGTTTTCTTTTTCCCGAATAGTACTAAATTTAGAGTAAATCACATGAGCACCTTTACCGGGTTTATATAAACCGATGACAATAGCATATATTGTTTCTTTCTTTCTATTTTGAGAATCGCAACCAATTAAGACTTGCGTTTCTGGGTGCTTTCGAATGTAGCTTTTTATATAGCTAACTAAATCTACATGCACATTTGTAGATAGTGTTTTGTATACCTTTTCCATTTCTGTGGAGTTTAAAAAATTAAGACTGAGAAAACTAAATTGAGTGTGTGTCGATTTGCTTGCGAAGTAACTCAATTATGACTACAGTATTAATAAGGTAACCGAGATTATAGGGATGAGTCGTTCGGTAGCTCCGAACAGCCTAGTGAATTTACGCTCGTTGTCAAGCTCCCACCTGTGGAAACCAGTATACGTCCTCTTCACTTAGATATGGAGGGATTTCTTGCTTGTTATCTGAATTTAAAGTTGTCCTTGCGGACGGTTTTAATTTCGAAGTACCTCATACCCTTACTACGGTAATATTTTAAAACAATTAGATAGTAAACTTCGTCAAGAATCTTGCTAACACATCACAATGTTGATATAATCTCAGATGCTGCTTCACACACCATAAAAGAGAGTTCTAAGTGTGTACCCTTGTGTTGCTGCTCTTCCAGCTGTTTTACCTACACCTTTTCCTAATTGTTTTTATCAAAGATCTATTATATATAAATATACAGGCGGCGTGTTATACCGCCTGTTATATTAGATTTCAATCGCCTCGATTGCCTTAATTAACACTTTTGGATCAATTTCAACCTTCTTGATCAGTTCGTAGATGTCCGCTGAGTAGCCATGGATTTGATAGATCTTTTCTCCTGGCTTGAACATTGTAGTTCCGTATCCAGTGATGTCTACACAATATACGTGAGCATCTTTGTAAGATGAACGTTCTAATCTATCACGTCCTTGCATATCACTGATTACGAATACACGATCATACTTACCTCCTAAAGTTGGCATAATACTGTTGAAAGCTGTGCCGTAACCTACTGAACCTTGAGCTGATGTGAATAAACGCTTAAGCGAGTTAACACTATCAAGCGGATTGAACTTAATCATTCTGCAAGAGTCAGCAAAGTGGTATACATCTGCATTGATACCTTTTGCGAGAGTTGCTGCGATCAGAGCAGCCTTATCGATTGCTCTTTCTGAACCTCTCTTATTGCTCACAAGTCTGATTGGAGTGTCCATTGAACCTGAGCTATCAAATACTACTGCAGTTTTACCTGATGTGAATAGTTCTGTAAGGTTTGGAATAGATAATTCGTATGCCTTATTCAGAGCTTCCATGAAAGGTCTTGCTTTACTTGCTCCGAATTCATCTAACATTATTTCTAATGCTAAATCGATTTGGTGCGGAAACACAAGCGATTGCTTAATTAGCTTGCTGTCAGTTAAGAGTTCACAAGCGCCTTTAACAATTTCTGACTTAGCTCCAGTGTTTAAGATGTTTCTTAGGTTACGAAGTAACGCTAAATATCCAATCTTACGTGTTGCAATTAATTCAGCATAGTTTTCTTCCTTAGCTTGATCTAATTGAACTTTTGCTTGTTCAGCTGTAATAGTACCTGACTTAACCTTAGCTGCAACTTCTTGACCAGCCTTAGTGTTCTTATCTTCAACAGTATTGAATTGCTTTAATTCGCCCTTCATTAACTTTGCAAACACCGGCTTCATCTTTTCAGATGGCTTAGGGTGCACAAGGTTAACGATGTCTACTAAAGATAGATCACGGTTCTTCGCTTGGTACTTAGCTAATTCATACTCATCAGCATTTTCTAAAGCTGCTTTGAAACCCTTTTTGATAGCGTTTGAAAGTTGCTTTCCTGGATTACGTGCTATGTAACAAGATGCGATTTCAAGCATATCGTCTAAACGAAATATGATACCGCCCTTGTTTTCCTTACGAGCTCTCTTAGAGAAGAACTTAGCACCTAAAGAGTCGCCTGATAGAACTTTTGCTAACTCTACTGCACCGAAGTGAGTAACTGTTCTTTGTCCCATCACAGTACGAGCATAAATAAGAGCTTTTGCTGCGAACAATTTATCTTTCTTTGCAACCTCTGCGATTACATTAGATAAACGTTGTTCACGCTCTCCTGCTTTTTCGTAATACTTGTTGTCTAATCCTGTAGCTAGAATTGCTACTAATTCATGTTTAGGGTCATACTTGTACCCTACACCACCTTGGTGGTTTGTAACTGCTGTTACTTTTGGTTTTGCTTTTGCATTGTAACGTGCCATTTTACTACTAATTTAAAGTTAGAGAATTGTTTTAAGTAATTCATATAGGAATCGAACCTATGTTAACCATTTGAATTAAAAAAGACTTGAGACTATAGTCTTGACGTCGATACTTTCAAGAGATTATATTATTTTCCTCTTTTGTCCAATAGCTTTTGACTATTATACCGACAATGCCGATTAGTTAGACTAATCACCCCTTAAGTCACTTTGTTTGGACTACTCTCTCCTTACTCCGTCCGTTCTACTCTGCCGAGCAGATTAATCCTTGCGAGATTACGACCTTTTCGAGAAAATCACCTTCGGCTTGCGGCCTTAGATGGCATCTGACGACCAGATACTATGTAGGCATTTTTCGTCCGTGACTGGCAAGCGCTTATGCTCTAATTTATTAGATTAATAGATTTCGCTACAAATGCAAATTATTAAAGTTTGACTTGTGGATTGTAAAGGTAGTGGCTTGCCCTGAACCGGCTCCGCTTTTGGCAGAGTAGATATTCAACTACCTTTTGAAATGTCCCCATTTCCATGTTTTAAGATTCCTTCACGCAACATACTCTTGGTAGAGTACATCGCAGATGAACAACAGCACCACCTGTACGAACATATACCTTTCGGTTTTAAGATACCTCTCACATTGATTAACGCAATCACGTAACTGGATGAGCTACGCCCTTTGCATACAATCTATAGGTTATTCTTATTGGAGTTCCCTCCTCAATCGGACGACCCACATCGCCCAATTACAAATCCACTTTCCCTACAGTGTTACCCTCAGTACTGAAGGATTCGTAATACCCTACTTGCATACTCGAGCATCTTTACAGATGCCGCAAAACGCTTCAGTCAAGCGTCTCACTTTATACCACTTTCGTGGTTTATTTAACGACTATATGCCGCCGAATGTTATTTATCGAACTTCTTCAATTAAACCGAAGCCATCAAGAAGATGTTCGAATGGATAACAATATTTTCAAAGAACTTAATTTGATATAATTAACAATGATATAATGTAAATATACATCAACTTTTTCAATCTAAAAAACTTTCGTTTTAGGTATGATTTATTTTTACCCTTATACAAGTTTGCGGTAACCCACAATTCATGAGATAGTTATTAACATATCCCATTATATTTGCCGCCCCTATTGGATTGGCACTATGAACGTAGATCTGCGGAAGAGGTATTTTGGTTTGCATACTCTTGCTTACCAGCCACTTTGCACAATCGTATCCGGTCTTTTCAACTATGTTACCGTAATCTTAACAACAACCCAGTTCTCAACGTCTACAGGTGTTCTGATGTCATCCAAGTAGATGTATTTTTTCTTTATCATATCGTGCTCGTGGTCGGGGTCGAACCGACACGGACCCTTCGGTCCACAAGATTTTCTTACTACTATAGTTTTCACTACCACATTAACGTGTTTGTAGTCTGGACTATACCTTCACCATATTTTTCAATTTAGGTGTTCCGTGTCTAGTCTCTACACCTTCCCTTTCAGGCTTGGCTCGGTATTACCATTTTAAAGGTTTCACCGAATTTACGGAATTCTACTCTTTAGATTTCTCTAAAGGCACTCAATTTCTTTTCTTTGAACGAAATGTGTGTGTTTGCGAATGACAATTTGGACAAAGCATTCTTAGGTTATCAATTTTATGATTATGACTATTACCATCGATATGGTCTAGTTCGATCATTAATGGTTTTCCTAACCAAGAATCTAATCCGCAAATATTACATTCATTTTTAAATATACCCTCTTTTAGTAATCGTATTTTTAATTTATACGTCTGAAATGATGGATGCTTACCTTCTAAAATCTCTTTTAGTTGTATTTTAGGATCAATAGGTTTTTTAACACCTTTTAATCCTTTATTTGGTTTATAACATCCAAACTTTTCTGCTACTCTTTTTAGAGTATTAAAATGAACTTTTAATTTAATAGCAGCGATAGTCATTGACTCACTACTATTGCAAACTTCTGTAACTCTTTCTTTTGTTAAATCTTTTCTCATATATTATAAATATAATACACATAAGAAAATATTAGTCGTTACATTAATTAAATTCAAAGAACTTATATAAGTCTTGCGCGTGCTGCCAATTTCGCCACACGAGCTTTAATGTGCCCCAAGAGAGACTCGAACTCTCACACCTTTCGGAATATGGGCCTAAACCATACGTGTCTACCAAATTCCACCATCAGGGCATAATGCTGTATCGGGAGGAGTCGAACCATCCATGCTGCGATTCAGTAAAGGACAAAGTCGCCGGCGTGTGGTCAATCCATATCCTATTACCTATTTCGTGATCAGCGCCCACGAGACGAGTGGGTGTGTCTGCCATGCGTACGCATTTCACCACGATACAATGTTAAGTGATCCGGAGTGGGGTCGAACCACTAACCTACAGCTTAGAAGGCTGTTGCTCTTCCATTGAGCTACCGGACCAGATTAAGCTAGTGAGAGATTCACACTCCCATCTCCCGACAGATTAAGGAATGCTATTCCGGTCAGGGCGTTAACTAATGTCGGTATTCATTCCCGATTACGCCAACTAGCTTGTTTTTGAGCGGAATGCCAGGCTCGAACTGGCTGCCTCCGACTTGGAAGGACGGCGCTCTACCAAATGAGCTAATTCCGCATTTTCCCCATAGCGAGATTTTCTATGAGTAGTCGTATCGGTTTTTACTATTTGAAAAACCTGCTGGGCATCCCCGATAAAAAGTCAGTTCTTTACGTCGGAGGTGCAGAACTTTGCTACCCTTTATCCGAATCGAAATTCCTTCGGTGGAAATTTTTTATCCCCATCCATTGTTAAATGAGTCTTGGATGAAAGACTTCTGAGTACCTCTTACTCATTGTAGTCAGGACAGGATTCGAACCTATACGATGTTTTATATCTGTTCCCCATGTGGCCTTTATGGGTATCTACATCTCACATTGTATTTCTACTACTTAGCGTCTAGCCAATTGCGCCACCTGACTATTTGAGCTCAGTAACAGAGTCGAACTGTTGTTTCAAGATTACAAATCTAGCGTTCTACCGATTGAACTAACCGAGCAATAGAGGATGAGAAGTCCTCTGTGTTGTAAGGCTACTATTGTTTTAAGTTCCTTCTCTCAACATTTCAATTCCTTTCTCAAGAGAACAACACCTGTTGCGTATATTAGTGTCGAACTAATCTAACATCGGATATGAGCCAATGTCGGTCGCCGGACCATACGCAATTTAAACACTGTTGGGATACCCGTCTCGTCCCAATCTTAACGGCTTTGTTAAAGTTTTACAACGCGTTGGCCGAGGGTGCTACTGCTTTTTACCTATGTCGGATTTGTCGACAATCCTACATAGAGACAGTCAGTGTCTAGTTGCGGGAGCAAGAATCGAACTTGCGTCATTTGGCTTATGAGACGAAGCTGGCACCATCTCCAGTCCACCCCACAATAATAATTTGACCGAGAAACCTAGTCGCCTGTGTTGTTGTATCACAAGTTTTCAATTTGTTGCATTTACCATTTTGCTAATTCGCCATAGTGGCAAATATTGGAGTCGAACCAATAATTACGAAGTAAGGCAATCTATTACTACGGACAATAAGTTCAGCAAAGAATGTTTCCAACAGTTGTGTTACGTGCTCTACCACTGAGCTATCTCCCAATAAGATTTCTTTTAATAGTTGGGAGAGATGGAATCGAACCACCGACCACGGCATTAGGAGTGCGAAGTAACTGTTTAGATTACTATTGCTAAATATTTTCAAAGATCTATTTTATGTTGACCCTATCGGACTCGAACCGATAACTTACGCGTTATGAGCGCGGCACTCTAACCATTGAGTTAAGGGTCAATTTAACCATCTACTTTCTCTAGAACTGTCGGTCACCATCCACGTCATGCGCTGGTTGAACCTAGCAGATAGTTATCGCGGTCCGTACGAGACTCGAACTCGTAACACTAGCGTGACAAGCTAGCAGTATAGCCCTTTACCTAACGGACCTTTTTTAAATAGTTTGTATCGCCTTCTAAGTAGGAAAATCATTAGCCCTTCCGTTTTATCGTAAGTAAGGCACGATCTGAAATCTTACGCGGAAATACAGTATTTTTCTGATTATTTATAACCTAAACCACTCACATCTTAGACTATGAGGTAACAACTTTCACCTTTTCTCTTGAACCACTTTACATTTCAAGTCAGAATGTAATTGAGATAGCTATTCTCGTTTGTAGTTACTCTATTTTTCGCCCTGTAACGGACAGTTTGTTCATTGTTACTGTTTAGTGTTAATCGATCCAAACTATCTAGTACTCCCGACGGGTATCGAACCCGCTCCTTTGCCTTGAAAGGGCAACGACTCAACCATTTTGTCCTCGGGAGCAAAAAATGATGAAAGAATATTGGTACAGTTTCAGGAGGAATTGAACCTCAAAGTTTAAACCAAAATTAAATGCCGACCATCGGCGCGAAGTAACTGTGATCCTTACTATTCATCAGTGATTTTGTACAATTACTTAGTAGTAACTGTATCTACCGCAACACTATCAACTTTAACGCTATCTACTGATGTAGAATCAGTTGCTTGTGAATCGTTACTTGTGTTTACTGCATTACATGATACCATTGCCATAACTGCAATTGCTAAAATTGTCTTTTTCATTTTGCTTTTTTTGATTGTTTGATTTAAGTAAATATATGACTAATTTTTGATATAAAAAAATATACGTTTTATGTACAAAATTAAATATCTTTTTGGTGGTGCAGATAGGACTCGAACCTACAAGCTCCGAAGAGGGCGGATTTACAGTCCGCTGAGCCAACCAATTGCTCAACTACACCAATTGCGCTTTCGGGGAATTACGATATCCCGACCTTGAACTTAACAGGTTCCTGCTCTGCCTCTGAGCTACGAAAGCGTAGTGTGCTTATAAGAAGACTCGAACTTCTAACCTTCTGCTCATCAGGCAGATGCTCTAACCAATTGAGCTATATAAGCGTTTGATACGATTGCTGTTATTGGTTCGTATCAGACCTCCCCTTGCCCGTAATACAGTCTACTCGTTACTATTCTTCACTTTCACTGTACCCTAAAGGTTTGCCGGATTCACTAGTTAAGCGGAGAGCATTGTAATCGAAACAAATACTTTATTCAAGTACCACACGCTTAGCAGGCGGTGACAGCTACCCTTCTGTATTACTCTCCAGTTGGGTGTAAGCACGGTATCGAACCGAGTTCTCAGCTTTCACAGAGCTGCGCATCACCTTAATGCTTCAAACACCATATGGCGGAAGAGGTAAGACTCGAACTTACATAGCGCTCAGCACGCTAACCGGTTTTCAAGACCGGACCGATACCAATTTCGGATGACACTTCCATTTGATGCTACTACTGGGTTCGAACCAGTGACAACAGAGCCAAAATCTGTTATGTTACCAATTACACTAAGTAGCATTGTGGAGCAGATAAAAGGAATCGAACCTTCATCCTCGGCTTGGCAAGCCGATGCACTGACCGTTGTGCTATATCTGCAAGTACTGAGTTCCTGTTAATTCAGGTACTTATCTATCTCTAGTTGTTTTTATCCCTCAGCAGGAAGTTAAACTAAACCCATTGTAGTCGCTATCAGAGTCGAACTGATGATCTCTTCCTTGTAAGGGAAGCGCTTTAAAACCAGCTAAGCGAAGCGACCATTTAGCTATTATGTTGCAACCAACGTTTTCTTGATGAGGAACGACCTGGTGTGGACCGTCCCAGAGTCGAACTGGGGACTGTAGAATGCAAATCTACCGTGTTAGCCAACTATACCAACAGCCCATAAAAAAAGGAAGAAAGTAAAAGTACTATAAAATAATTAGCTATAAAAGCTTTCGTTTCAAGTATAAAACAATCTCCATTGAAAACCAACGCGTTATGCAACTGATTGATAACCAATGGTAATCTCCAAATCAGCCCAGGAGCTCATGGTTAGCCTATAATTTACTTAATATGATAACACTAAGTATAAAATTGGCTAAAACCAGGAGCTTCGGGTGAGCTCAGAGAATAATACATTATGTCGAGTAGGCCAGAATCTTATTATCTTATGTCATACATCAATAAAAAATCCTCTACCTTACTTTTTATGTACTCAAAATTATTGTGAACCCATTTAATTCGTACAACTTTATATCCTTCACTTTCAATAATCTCATCTCTTTTAGTATCATAATCTTTTCTCGATTCATGTTGTTTTCCATCTATTTCTAAAACAATTTTTTTAGATTCAAAAACAAAATCTCCAAAAAACCGATTTATCTTTTTATCTCTAGTATATTCGATATTATTATAATTTAAAATATCGATCACTATTTTTTCAGCAAAAGATGGACTTTTATCTTTTCTGCTCGGATATCCATTATGAGTATTATTCGATAATCTAATATTTGCTGAATATTTAGCTGCGCACGATTTTCCGCAAAAACGTCGATTTGAATCTAATCTTACACTTATTGAATTGTTGCATTGTTTACATACTATTGTTTTATATTCGACTAGATGTTTTCCTTTTTTCCATGATGTTCTACCTTTGATAGGAGATTCTCTACCTTTTAGCTTTTTACTAACTTTAACGTTAATCTCCTCTCTAGAATTTTTAGTACTAAAAGATCTAGCGCATTTAATAGAGCAAAATCTTTTACTAGCATAAGAACCATTATGAGTAATATTACAATTTTCACATATAAACATAATAATTATTTATAATATATATCGAACCTTTATGATTATTTGTCTAGGCGACAGGTGACGATCCTGCCTGGTCTAGTTCCCAAAACTAGTGCCTCACCAACTCGGCCACGCCTAGATTTTTACTACCAATATGTCAAAGAACATCTACTTGAGGGCTTAGTAGGAATCAAACCTACGTAACGGAGGTTGCAGCTCCGCACCTACTTCTCTCGGCCATAAGCCCATTTTTTTGTACTCCCGAACCGACTCGAACGGTTATTACTAGATCCGTAGTCTAGAGTTCTAATCCATTGAACTACAGGAGCATTTTATAATTTTCTTCCTCTTTGCCATCCTTCTGGTATAGAATCCTCTTTTTTTATTTTTTTGTTTTCGATACCATTGGTAATCCACATTGTGCCGTATTGAGAATTATTTGAATTAGAATGTCTACCTTTGTGAGAATTACTAATTTTCTTTTTAGTTTCAGCAGAATGTGATTTCCCAGTCCAATCTAATCCATTTAATTCGCCTTTTTTATAAAGGCTTTTTAAACTATCTCGAATTCTATCGTTAACATACTTTTTAAATAAAAGATCTTCATCTTTCTTTTTATTTATTTTATAAGCGCCTGATCTAGATATGTTTTTTCTAACCTCATTACTTAAAATAGGCCAACCACCAGTTCCACCAGGTTTTAAGTTCATGCACATCTGATCTTTCAAAAGATCTTCATTAACGAGTTGCTTTTCTCTTTCTACTAAAGCTTCTCTAGATTCGAAGAATTCCAAGATCTCAAACTTGAAATTTTCTTTTCCATGATAATTTATCGAATGCCATAGTCTTTTACCAGATCCTATATAGCCATCTTCTAAGTTATCCGTTGAGTGCATTCCTATATAAAATTTACCATTTTTTATGTTGGTAGTTTTATATACGAAATTATATTTTTTCTGTGTCCTTAGCATACTTATGTTTTATAATAAATATGCATAAGGTACAGAATTTTAAGTGCGGGGAAGGCTGGATTTGAACCAACAATTTCTAATTTTCAATTTAGATGTTTTACCGATGTAACTGTTAGATTGACTATCGTTACCGAAGAATATGTTTAACAGTAAAGTTTATTAAACTTCTTCCCCATCATGTTATGTTGCACGGGTAAGAGAATTCGAATCCCTACTAAAGGTTTTGGAGACCATTGTGCTACCATTACACCATACCCGCATATATTAAAGAACTTCTTATGTTCCCCCTACAGGGATCGAACCTGTAACCCCATGGTTAAAAGCCACGTACTCTACCAATTGAGCTAAGAGGGAATCTTTACTCTGTTCCCCCTATCAGATTCGAACTGATGACCCAACGATTAAGAGTCGCTTACTCTACCAACTGAGCTAAGGAGGAATGTTTATTTATATATCCGTTTTCGTTTCATTTTTCTAATTTTTGTGTGGTACTCCCCGGTATCGAACCGGGTCCTCAAGATTTTCAGTCTTGCGCTTCTACCTAGTTAGCTTGAGCACCAAAATAAAAAAACCCCGATTTTTTAATCGGGGCCTTTGTAGTTTTTTATAGTTAATCTTTATCCAAGATCAGTATCTCTACTTTGCCCCGTGTCGTGCGGTTTGCCTTGCGCGTCAATATTCACACTAAAGCAATACCCAAGCGACAACGTATTTCTACGCTCTACTTGCCAATTTTTGCTGTTATGTAATAATATACGTGCCATGATTATTTTTTTACTATTATAAATATATAACTTTTTATTCAAACGACATAATTTTCGTTTTTTGTTTGGAACCTTTTACAGTATCTATTGTTTTTATACTAGAAAGAGTCGAGTGATTTGTTTTTTCGAGTATTTTTTTAATGTACGCATTAGGGTATTTTACGTTTGTATATACCTTTATAAATCCGTTTTTATAATGCACTTCTACTGTCGAACCACCTTCTTGCAAAGACATATTGTTAGTTCTATGCTTATCTCCAACAATTAGCTTTTTTTCTGAAAAAACTCTCATAATTACTTAGTTTTAAATGTTTAAAAAATTTTTGGTGGACCTGGCGGGAATCGAACCCGCGTCTTACTATGGAATCATAATACCAACGTCTCACATGCTTAGTACTGATAAATGTGACGTATAGCTCTTCAGGAATTAACCTTTAGATAACTGGTTCTTTTATCTGCACCGTAAAGGGGCTACCCAATTGGGTAACGATTCCACCACCTGATTTTACGACTATCAGGAAAACATTGAGTATATGTAGACCTCTACATGAGTTGTTTCTACATTAAAATGCATAGCCTTTTAGATCATGCTTTATGCAAGTACTCGTTTGTTATTTTCTGTTGCCAGGGATAACTCCCCCACCGCTTATGCAGCTACTGCTACACTAGAGAAAATAGAAGCTAAGATAGCTTCACCTTCAGCGATACGAGCTTGTTTATTTGCGTCGTTTATTGTTCTGCGCAGATTTAAAGACATCTAGCACTTCTGTCTGCATGTGGTACTACCATTCATCATAGCAATCAATACCGGACAGGCCCATATTTAAAAGATCTAATTTGTTGTTTTTACTACATCATCGTAATTAACCCATTGTACAGTGTTATCTTCGAAATTAGGTAATGCTAATTTGCATTTTCCTTCAAATTTACCTATAGCGATAAATCCATACCCTTCACAAATAAATGGTATATACATCGATTCACTTAATTTATTAAACTCATCTAATATATCAAAATCCCAAGGCATGCCTTCAGGATCGAAAGCTTCACACCATTGTTTACTAAATTCTGCCATATGATTATAATTAGTTTGTCTTAAAATATAAATTAAGGTAAAAAGATTATGGTAGGTACAGTACGCAAATATATACAAATAAGCCAACTATTACATATATACCTAGTATAAATCCTAGAAAATCAATAACTGTAGATTGTGTTACAGCGAATTCTTTCCATGAACCTGATTTTTTATAGATTCTATAAACTGATATAAAGAACCAAATAAATAAAATTGTTAGTAGTGTTATCATATATTTTATTTTAAGTAGTTAGGACAGGATTTGAATTAATAGATAGACAAAAACTAATTTGATACCAAATTCGATTACGTTGAAATTTTTAATTTCATTTAATAGTTTTTCTTTCATAATTCTTATTATTTAGCAGTCAGGACAGGATTCGAACCTGTACGGGGTCTGGAGTGTGCGGTACCTATAACCTAACTTTTTTATACTCCCTATTCCGAGGATGTTAGTCCCTCTGCGTCTACTTTTTCGCCACCTGACTATTTTATTAATTCATTGGCCTTTTACTCAAAATTTCATCAATCTGTTTTAATATCTTTCCGCTTGGGTCTGTTATAGGTAAAAGAGAAATAATGTCTAATCGAGTTTTCATCTCTTCTGTTAATCCCCAACCACTACTACATCTTTCAGCTTGTTCATCAAACATTTCTATAAACTTATTTTGAATAGCCATTCTTAGTGGTCCATCACCACCAAAAGGTACTTTGCTTCTATCAATTGGACCTATTTCGCAAAACCAATATTCTAACTTTTTTTTCTTTGCCATAACTTTATTTTTGTAGTCAGGACAGGGTTCGAACCTGTATGGTTAATCTGTATAACATAAATGGATACTTTTTAGTATGTGAAGGATAAACTCTTCGACTATTTACACCACGTTAACCTTATCATGTTTTAAGCGTCTACCAATTTCGCCACCTGACTGTTTGCCTGTCTTTCCAAGCTGTCAACCATCGCACGTTCCTAATACTTGTTTAGGATATGCTCCGCTACTATCACTTCACGGTTACTCTCCCCTATCTCCTAAGAGCATGGGCTACCACGTCGTTGTGTTGGATTTCTGCGTAGTCAGGACAGGGTTCGAACCTGTAAGATAATGTGAAATCATAAAAGGGAATTCGTTAATCATCATCTCCTTTATCCCAGTAATTGTAGCGTCTACCAAGTTAACATTAACCCCGTAGTGGATTCTAACCACATTATTTTTACAACTAGAACGGGGTTGTTAACATTCCGCCACCTGACTAACACCACTATTATTTTTTTGGCCGTGATTGTGCCGCACTTACCTTTAGTGTATGTGACCGATAAGAACCTTACATCACATAACGAGAGTTCTATATATTTCACTCACAATTTTAGTAGTCAGGACAGGATTCGAACCTGTGTAAGGGGTGGGGTCTGCCACTATCTCTGCGCTATCCAACTACGCCACCTGACTATTTATCGATTTTATTTAGTGCCTTTTGTATTTTTGCGCACATTTTGCTTCTAATTAGTTGCAAAAATTCGCTTCTGTTTTTTACACTTACACTATAACATGCCATTTTAGCCCCCCTTCTCGAAATGAATTACATAAAATTACTATAAAATAATTAGCCATAAAAACTTTCGTTTTAAGTATAAAATAATCTTTATTGGAAACCAACGCGTTAGCAACTAATTGATTATCATGCTGTTATAACTGATTGGTTACCAATAGCCTTCTCCCAATGCGTCCAGAAGCTCATGGCCAAGGCTTATTTTATTACTATAAATACTATTAGGCCTCAATTTTAAGTATGCCCATGAGCTCATATGCTGTTTTGGGACGTAAAATATGGGCGTTAATCTATCAATTGATAATAAAAAAGATTCGCGTTGCTTTATATACAAATATAGTGCATTGCGAATCTTAAATAAAAATTAATCAACTAGATCGTAGAGTTGATCTTCGGAGTTGATCTTAGGCGTTTTGTAACCTTTCGATTTTAGTCGTGTTGTTAATACGGCCACGAGTGTAATCGTACGCTTTGTTTAGAATTCGCTCATTAATTTGTTTTCCGCGTAATACATCTGATACGTGAGTTACAGAATAGTTGATACTACTTGCAATTGTAGTGATGTCACCGTTGCGAAGCTTTCTGTTAACTAATGCCATTTTTTGGATGTACGTAAGCTTACGATAGCTTTGCGGTCGATTTGTTTCTTTTTTTCTTGCCATTTTTTTTAATTTAATTAAAGAATATAAAGTAAATATATGACAATTTTTTGATCTTAAAAAGTATTCGTTTTTAGTTTAATCGATGATCTTTAACATACATTCCGCTAAAGTTCACAAATTTGCACCAATTATTGTATGCTTCTATGTCTTCGATTGTTGATAATGACCTATCTGGTTGCTTATTTGATTTAAGAGTACTATGCGTATATATAGGTTCGCCTTTTGCTCTTTCACCAAATATCTCTCGCTTTATTTTGCTAATTACTAATTTCAACATTATTTTTTTAATTTAAAGTAAATAAAGGTTCTTTCGCCTATTTTCTCAATTATTGGTTCATAGCGACATGAAACAATAAATGCTTTTAAAGCGAGAGAATCGAATATACCATAATTGATCATTAAAGGACCAGTCCATGTATTAGTCGTTATTTTTAATTCATATCCGAGTTCACATATATCTTGATCTTTGTATTTTAATGCATCTATTGCGTTTTCTAAGTTTGGAAATTTATCAATTAATTCCATTTGACTCTTAGAATCGCAACGCATATATAGGTTAACTAACTCTTTTTCAAATTCAGTAGAAGTTAGTTTTGCATCAACTGTATTTGCGCCACTTTTACTTTTAAATGGATTATGACGCTGATCTGTTGGAATAAATATTTGATCTTCTATGCGTTGGCTAGAACATTCAGAAGCGTCTATTGTGCCTTTATTATCTGCATATCCAAGCAAATAGTTTATATGTTTACAATAAAACCAACTAGGTATATGATGCAGTACCTTCCATTTTCCTCGAGATACATTCTCTAACGCGCCTAATCTTTTTAGATAGGTTTGATACGTAGATGTTCTGTACATTCTTTGGCGATTTGAACGTTTCCACCATGTTTGATTTTCAAAACAACCTACTTTGTGATATAATTCGTCCGTAGTATATACTTGCCCTATAGGCAAAGAGTTGATAAATTCTTTAAATCTACTAAATAAAGTCATGCGTATGATTTTTAATTTTTTTAATATAAATGAGAATTGTCATATTCGTCTTCTACATATTGAACAACTGTTTTCTTTACTAACCACTTTTCTTTAACTACACCGCATTGCCTATCCTCGATCATAACTTGCCCAACTCCGTTATCTGCACAAAGCTCTTGTTCATCGTAACACTCAACAGCATCTTCATATGTATTGAAGGGTCCATAAGTACGCGTATCTGAATTTTTTTCGTATCCGTCAATAAGCTCATATGACATGCCTTCGCCACGTATACTAGCATCTACTTCAACTGCTATGTAGGGACTCGCTGTTACAAACCACATATTCGGCGTACCGTCATCGCCAATCATTTCTGAAGCCAATTTTTTAATCTCTTGTTGAGTCATACTATTATTTGTTTTTTTATTATAAATTAGCCTTTAATTAATTCGGCAAGCTGCAATACTTTTTCGAAAGGGATCGTCTGACAACCAACAATAACCACACCCTTCTTACGATCAACCTTAGCTGTATACTTTTCATTCAACTGAACACCACTATAAGATTTACAGAATTCTTCAAACTCATCTAGACTAAGCTCTTTATAGCCCTCACCAGATCTAGAACCACCAATGTTAATACCGTCGTATTTCAAGATAGGGTACTCAGGGAAATCGGTTGCTTTATCTTTAACAGTACCTTCATAAACCGGCACGCCGTGTGCTAATGCTAGATCAATACAAGCCGTGTAGAAGATCTGATTCTTGGGTGCAATTACAAATTCTTTCATAACTTTAATTTTGTTTTTTGTTTTTGATTTATTGTTTATTATTTTAATTTTAAGAAATAACTTTATAGTAGATTACTTGCGGATATTCGCCGAACACCCATACAGTAACTCCACACAGCCACATTTTATGCATATCAGGATAAACTATATAGTCACCTGTACTAGCGCCGATTGTGTGAATGTCGCCAACGTATAGAAGCTTAGAATCGAAACCGTCAAAATGCTCAGTACTAATTTCTAATGTTATCTCGCTACCGCACTCGCTTAGTATATCTAACCAAGTATCTGCACCGGCAACCATTAGTAGATCTTCTTTGTCTCCGCCTTCTTGGATATATTTAGGAAGGTCGGCATACCACCGACCCTCCTCGTTATAGAATCTTATTCTCATATACTATTGAATTGTTAGTTTGTAAAGTTTTTTAACTAGATCAAAGCTATATTCGCTTGAAGCTGCCTCTACTACCTCTTTTTCGTAGTTAACTACGCCTTCGTAGTCATCGGTTAACTGAATAGTTGGAGGTATCAAGTTCTTATATTTGTCGCAGAATTCAATAAATGCGTCTATACTAATAACCGAGTTGGAACCAACACTTTTTGAAGCGCATACTTCACGGCCGTCAAATTTAACTATAGGAAATTTCATATACTTACTATCCGAATTACGTTCATACAAACGCCTCACGCTCCGGTGAACGCTTAGATTTAGGTAAATTGATTAAATCGTACAACTCTTTTAATTTTTCGTATGTCATTGTTTGGCAACCGATCTTGATCTTTCTTTCAGATTCTTTTAATTCTGCTGTGTACTCCGGGTTTAGGTATAGATGCTTTTGGCTCCGGCTCCATAATAGATTCCTATCGCTTATAGAGGATGAACAAGCATCTCGGTTTGAAGAATACGAGTATATTTCATCAACTCGGTAGCTAGTTTCTTCAATCGCTTCAGTTAGATCATCACTCAAGTACTTCATGGGGAACCATGTATACTCGACACCCTCAGCATCGCGACCACATACAATTGAATCACCTTGAGGTGTTCCTAACATTACAATTCCCCAACTGCCTGCACCAGTCTTAATTAACATTCCAGATTTTAAATCAGATTTTTTCATAACTTGTTTTGTTTTTTTGTTTTTTATAATATAATATCGTCTTCTCCAAATTCTTGTATTAATTCTTTTTTCATTGCACGAGGGCCCGGTGATTTACCGAACCACTTTGTCATGAATTTGCCGATAGATAATAAACCAGAGTCTACTAACTTTTGATCTTTTGTCATGTTTAGAGGCTGCAAACAAATTTCGTTTTTGCCATAATAAACTCTAACAAAGCAATCTGGGTACATCGCTGAAAATTTAGTAGCTGCTAAATTCGGATTTGGAGTTTCCCATTTTTTTGTGAAAACTTGTTTGCCTTTTTTATCTTTTACTATAACGTGAGCTTTTACCATAATTCTTAATTAGTTTAAATAGATTATACAAATATCAGAAGGCAATCCTTCAATAATGTCTACCGGAATTGTGATTTTACTATTTTTCATTTTGAAAAATTTTTTAAAAATAATGGAATGTCTCGTAAGATTTAGTTTTCTATCTATCAACTACTATTTCTTCTCGAAGTAGATTATAGTACCACTGCCTATCTCCTTAACTACCACCTTAGCGGCCTTATCGCCAAACGCATCATAAGGTATATAGAACCCACAACCCTGCGCAGACTTAGGAATTCCGTTAGTTCCTGCAAGGCCATGTAAGATATTAATTCCATTCATATCTTTTAATACGCCGCTCTTCGCCCTATAATACACACCTGTCTGATAGTTCCCTTCTTCAACTATACGTATGTGCTCAGGTCCTTTAAGGAATCCGAACTTGTCTTCAAGCTTCTTCTTCCACTCGCTGTCAGCTGCCTCGTAAGCTTCGTATACAAAAGCCTTCGGTACTTTGACTACTAACGCATAAAGGTCAGGTACAACAACTTTAATTTTCTTCGCCCATGTAGGACATGCTGCATTATAAGCCTCAAGTACAAACTCTGTAGATACAGTCACGTACTCTACTTTAGTATCTTCCACCGCAGATACTAGATCACCTTCTCGATAAGAGTTATATACAGCTGTGTCCCATAATACACGATATACAAAAGGACCTATTATCTCGCCAACCTGCTCAATAGTACCAATTACATCTGCAGGATTCCGGTCGCTTTTACCATAGTATTTACTATCTTTTGGAATTCTTACTCTGTCTCCTACTTTGAATGTGTGCGTTGCCATAACTTTTATTTTATTTTTTGTTTATAATTAATAATATTGATTAGTTTTCGAAACATTCCCAAGGATCGATAGGACTCCGACCGAATGCAGCTTTGTAATAATTCATTAGCGTTAACACATCACCGTATGTCATATCAACAACAATATATAATTCGTTTAGACGCGTAAATAAGCATTCAACTAGAGTAGGATAATTAGTACGATCTAATTCGATAGTCGCTTTGATCTTCGGGTTAAGTTTATCGAGTAATGATTTGAACTCTGTCATGATTAATTGATTTAATATTCTAAAGAATAGTACCTTGATTTCAGACTACCAACTATTTATTTAACTGTTTTACAGTCCGTTCTTTGACTTAACCTTATTATACATCCATAGCCGAACACCCTTAGTAGGCTTTAATGCCCAGTGTTCATCAAGAATATCAAAAGTTATCTTATCGATCTTATTCCATCTGTGAAGCAAGACATATTTAATATAGGTCTTAAGAATATCAAGTAAAATAAACATATCTGATTGATTTTTGATTATACCTAAAGATAGGATCTTAATTTCAGACTACCAACTATTTAGTAGGTACTACTCCGTAAGTTTCGTTATAATATTGTTTGCCGGTTGCAATAGTTGGAGTGTCAAACTCTCCACAATTATCAATCCCATTTTCCCAAGCATCAATTAACTGTTCCGCTTCCATTTGTATGGCTTGTTCAATAATTTCATCAAAACCCCTTGAATCACCATTACCGTTTTGGCGATCAACTATTTGTTTCACCAACCATTCAACCGCTGTTTGTTTTTGCATAATTTGATTTTTGATTATAAAAAGATAATGACTTTATTTAATAAAATAATCTTGCTGTTGCTCGTACTTTGTATTGCACATCTACAATATCGCCTAACTCGAATATATCGATACGACATTTTGCTTCTTCGGCGGTAATTTCCTCTTCGTCTATATACTCGTTAACACGATCTAATACTATATCAAGGTCACCGATAAAGATTGTTTGTTCATTTTCTGAGTCGATCGCGATATACGTACTACGTTTTGGTAATTTTGTTTTTTTAGACATAACTATTCGTTTGGTGAAATGTAAAAGTACCCCATAGGCTTGAAATAAAAAAATTTCGGTGAAAATAGTCTATTGGTTTCCAATAAAGAATTTACAACTGATTGGTAATCAAGGGGCATAGGATCCATTGAAAACCAATCAGTTGCACCCGGAGCTGTTTGGGAGCTCATGGTTAGCGTACGCTATGGTTGCGTATAATATGCTATATAGTAGATTTTACGCTGTCCTATAAGATGGAGCAGCTCCAAAACGCGCTATTTAGACAATATCGCAATAATCACCCATAATAGCTAATGCTTCATCATACGAATTACTAGAGAATACCTTTTCGGTCATTTCTTTAGCTTCATCATGCATACCCGCTTTTTTAAGTGCTTTTGAACAGATACCGATTAAATTAAAAACGTTGCCGTCTTCTCCGATAAGTTTTGCTTTTGGTTTGATTTTAGTTTGTTCCATTTTTACTTGTTTAGTTAAAAATATATTTTATTAGAGAAAATAAAAACATACTCACAATTGTTAATATAAAACCTCCTGATAAATATAGAACAATATAATATTCAGGATCAGACATAAAATCGTGAATTAGTGTTTTTATTCTTTTCATTTTTTTAATTTTTAGTAGTCAGGACAGGATTCGAACCTATATACCTTTGGAGGAGCCTACTGCCCAGCACCAACCGTCTACCAATTGCGCCACCTGACTATTTGAGGATGAGAAGTCCTCTGTGTTGAGTAGGTTGTCTTCTTACATTTCTGTAACGGATAGCCTCTTATCATTCGCATTCCTTTCTCAAAGGAACAACACAATTTGTAGTAATAAACCAATAGACTTACACGCCTATGTCAGGGCTTTCATTACTGTTTGAATTAATCCTTTTTTACAGGTTAGCCCCCACTCAGTCTTGCGCTGACAACAATTTATCACTACAACTTTTTATGTGGACTATAAAGTCTTACGATTAAATCACACCTAGATACGAACCCTGATAAATCAGTCTTACGATAGATGTGATAAAAGATACGAACCCTTTATAGTCCACAATGGTAAACATCAAACCAAGATTTTAACTGAGATCGTTTAAACAGTACGAATGAAGAATCTTGTGTATATTCGCATGATGCATAACCTTTCTTATCAAAGATCTTTTACGTCTAATTTTCATACGCTTATAAAACCTAAGCGACTTTGCTGACCGTTTCTTGATTACAAATACTTTACGTAATTCCGAACTACTTGTTATCATATTAATTAACATGGAATCGCTTCCGCCTTAGTTGTGAACACTTCTTTAACATCGTCAACTTGTTCATCGAATGTCAACATCAACTTAACAACTGCTTCAAGTCCTTTAATTTGATCTGCTCTTACTTCTTCTTTTGTGCGGTGTTTATAAACATCATATGTGAGCTCAGTATTTGTTTCAAATACGTATTCAATTTGACGAAGTTCATCGATAGTGAAATCGATTTTTTCTATAGCATCCCGTAGGTTTTTATACCGATCCTCTGCTAATGCTTTATGTAGCCCTGGTTTTACACTTTGTTGACCGTAGCTATCTGTACGGAATAAATAAGCCCAATCATAATTGGGCACATTTGGCTTTGTCGCATAGTGACGGAGCGTGGTAAGGAAGTTTTCTTTGACAACCTTAGAACCCATACCATGAGCAACTAAGTTACCAACTGCACAAGCAGTACAAGTACCCTTTGCTAGTGTTCCTTCATTAATAGCATCTAAAAAAATATCTATTGCGTTTTCGATTCTTTTTGTCATGACTTTTAGTATTTGGTTATTTTTTTGTAAAGTAGATTATGCTTCTATTATTACCACCCTCCATTACATTTAGTTGTAATCTAGAACTATTGTAATATAATGCTCTACCTCTAAGCTCTTTGGGAATTCCGTCTTCACCCGCAAGACCCTTAACAATACCTATACCAACCTCTGTACCAATACGATACGAGCTAAAATCACTGTCTATATTTCCATTAATTAATGATATAGCTTCTATTTTTTTAAAGACATCAGGGAACCGTTTTTCTAAGAATTCTTGTACAAGCAGATTAGCTTCGGAATGACACTCTTTGATAAATTCAGATTCTACCATACACTCATCTTCAAACTCAGAGAACTGTATAGCAATCTTTTTGCGCCATTCTGCACAAATACTTTGCAACTTCATAACGTCTCGTACGTCCTTTCTAGTAATAGTTACGGCGTTAGTGATTACTCGTGTAACGCCATTTACATGGATCAAACACTCATCAACATCACCATCGCTATTTGATTTTAAGCTACGAACTGCTAATAACAACTCTTTACTTGACTCATGATTATCCATAGCAAATATGACTCCTATAGTGCCTTCTCGCCAAGACGGGTTTTTTTCAGTGTTATTAAATTTTAATTTTCGGAACATCGTATCGTATGTAGAGTATGTTCTTCCTGGATTAGTGATCTTTACTTTGTCGCCTACTTTGAATTTTGTTTCGTTTGCCATGAATTTATTTATTTAATTAAAGATGTATGTTTTTAAGTACTAATAATTTTATTGTTTCTTCTTGAAATATATCACTGAAGATAGTTTTAGTTCAATGTTACTGTGAATAATATCAGCTTTTGTATTAAGTTCTGAGTTTATATATAAGCCGCAGCAACGTGTATCAACTGGCACATTCGCGGTTCCTGCGATGCCTTGAATTAGCTCTATGCCTTCTAATTCAGTGTATGAGTCTGTTTCATAACTATATACAAACAGCTTTGATGATAGTCTTTCAAGATCAGTGTGACTATCTGATACGATACGTACGTACTCAGGTCCGTCTTTAAATAGTTGTGGAAACTTAGCTTTAATCTTAGCTTTCCATGTAGTATCAGCTGCTTTGTAAGCCTCAGTAATAAAGGACGCTTTTACATTTACTTTTTTATCATATAAGTTAGGCACCTCTTTTTTAATCTTCTCTTTCCACTCAGTACATGCTTTTTCATATGCCTCGAGTACAAACTCACGATTCACTGTATATGAGTCTTCAGTATTAGCGAATACTAGATCTGAATGATTATAGCTATTTCCTCCATTATTTTGCCATTCAACTCTTACAGGTAAACTAGACACGTCCCTAATAGCTGATACAGTGCCAACAACGTCGCGTGGATTATTTATACTATTCTGTGCATAGTATTTGCTTGATGTAGCAATCATTACTTTGTCTCCTACTTCGAATTTAATTACTTTTGCCATAGCTTTATTTTATTTTTATTGTTTTGTTTTAAAGTAAATTGCGGTAACTCCTGTACTAATGTCAGATGCGTGACTAACAACTATATCAGAGCTTTTTACTAATCGACCACAAACATAAATTCCACAACCGGCCGCTTCCTCAGGCACATTATCTTTACCTGCCGCTATAGTAAGTAATTCTATCCCGTCTAATTCTACATATTTGCTTGCGCGCGTATCATATGTATAAAGTTTAGCGTTTAATCTACTAACGTTTTCAACGTCCTTAGGTACAATGCTTGTGCATTGAACGTCTTTATATAATTCAGGGAAATTTGATCTGATCTTAGCTTTCCATATAGTATCAGCTGCTTTATATGCTAATCGGATAAAAGATTCTTTTACCGGTATTTCGTCATCGTATAAATTAGGTACCTCAGCAGCAATCTTTGCTTTCCATTCCGAACATGCACCTTTATAAGCTTCGAGTACAAACTCTCTACGCGCAAATACTACTAATTCAGCGCTGTCTTCATTAAATAGAACGAGATCGTACTCTCTGTATGAATTTTCCTCTCCATTACTCCATTTTACTCTGATCCACACAGCACCCTTATTACGTTCAATAATTGTGCCTACGATATTACGGGGATTGGATGGTCTATCTTCTTCATAATATTCACTTGTTTTAGCGATCTTTACTTTGTCTCCTAACTTTAATTTTACTTTTGCCATAACTTTTATTTTGTTTATTTAATGATCTATATAATGATAATGTCTTTCTACTTACCAATCTTCTCCTGCTCCACCGCCACCGAACAATCCACCTCCGAATCCTCCGAAGCTATCACCTGAACTTCCTTCGCTTATTTTACTGCTACTACTTCCGCCAAGGTCTAAGTCTAATAGAGCATCAATTGCTTTAGATATTATATAATCTTCTACTACATCTTGCAGATCGTTTGTATCTGGAATTCGTGAATAGTCTTCGCGATCATAGTCTTCAAGATCGTTATAGGTTGCTTGACTGATAACCGCGCCGGTGTAATTGTGTCTGTAATTAGCCATAATTTTGATTTTGTTTATTAATTGTGATCAGGACAGGATTCGAACCTATGACTTAAGACTGACCCCTTACTGACCTTTCGGTATCCGCGCCCTACCAGACTTGGTGCGATATTTCATTATCTTAGGGAGTTGCTCTAACCAACTGAGCTACCTGACTATTTTATTACCATCTTGTAATTATTTTCGAAGGGAAACGTTCTCCAAATTGATTGATTTCTTTTAAAGTTGCTTCTCTAAGGTATTCATAATTACTTAAAAAAACTGATTGTAATGTTCCTTTCAACGAGTAATTCATAAATACCACTTCTGTCCCACCAAACATTCCATGACTAAGATTGGTAAGAACTAAAATTTTTCCACCCTTTTTTCTATATACTTTCATAATTTTAATTTTTAGCAGTCAGGACAGGATTCGAACCTGCAAGAACTCTTTTTATTCTTCGCTCTGGTTACTGTATTTCGCCAGCCACGGCTTTACCATTCCGCCACCTGACTATAGTTTATTCTGTGATATTAATCTCTCTGAATTGGGAGATAGTAGTTGTTTCCCACCCTCTTGCGCTCCAACCACAATACTTACCTTCTCCATACCATCCATCATATTCTAATATATCACCGTATAGAGGCGTCTCTTTAGCTATTTTTTCAGCATGGTCTAACGCTCGTTGTTTATCTAAATAAGTTGCTACTAAATCGAACCGTTGACGGCCGTGCTTATCCTGCTCTCCTTTATACACTTGGTATGCTTTCATAACTTTTTTGTTTTGTTCTTTAGCAGTCAAGACAGGATTCGAACCTGTACACTGGATTTATTCGATCATATTCATCCCAACCCCTACGGCTGTTGCGTCTACCAATTCCGCCACTTGACTATAAAAAATGGTAAATGCCCGATGCGTTTCCGTAAAACCCGCGTATTCCTCAGCCCTAAGGGCTTCATTCGGGAGTAACTGCTACCTTTTGCGCTTTAAAAAATTTGGGGTCTGCAGCAAACTATTACGTTTGGTTTCCTACTTCATTTACCATTCAAATAAATCGCCATTTATATTTTTTGTAGTCAGGACAGGATTCGAACCTGTAATGTACGCAAGTGACACCAGAGACAGGAATCGAACCTCCCACTTGTGTGCGTCTACCAATTCCGCCACCCGACCAACCTATTTATTTTAAAATAACTGTTCCTTCTACGACTCCCCAACTAGATTTTTCTTTAAAATATGTAACATTTGTCACAGTATCTCGTGTACAAATCCACAATTCATCTCCCTTCCAAGTAACATTTAATACAACCTCGTTAGGTTTTAGTTTCACTTCTTCCGAGCCACCGAAGCGACGGGCAAGTTGATTATCTGTGCAAGAGATTAATGTCAAACCGATACAAACTGATAAAATTACTTTTTTCATTATGTTATTTTTATGTGTAAATGTACTATTTTTATTCTGCCAATAGAGCGGGGTTGTTAATATTCCGCCACCTGACCGTATTTAAAAGAGCAGAAATGTAAAATTATAGCCTTATTTTGACATAAAAAAATTTATTTTAGCTTTTTTTAAAAATTCTCCATTGAAAACCAATCAGTTATGCAAAGCCTTCAAAACCAATCAGTTGCACCCAGAACTCACCAGGAGCTCATGGGTACAACTAGTTTTTGGTATTGATTAACTGTAAGGCTGCTATTTTATAGGCTAGCCAGACAGCTCGGGTGCGACTAGGGGTTGTTTGGCCTATCGCTATATACATGCATTTATTCAATTAATAATTAAGCGTATTTGAAAGCTTGTTTAGGGTAACAATATATAGAATCTTCAAATTCGAGTGATCCTGCAGATTTATTGATACGTTTAATAACAAGTTTCTGTCCTATTGAAAATGGAATATCTACACGACCTATTTTTTCCCATTCGGCTGCTGTTGGTTGTCTATAATATTCAACTGTGTCACCTACACTAAAATCAGTTATTTGATTGATTCTTTTGTAGACTCTTTCAATTTCTTCAAAGCTAACGCTTTGACAGCCGATAGATACTGTTCGGGTTGTGTGATTAATATTTGCTTCATATTCTTTAGCAAATTTAATTTTTTTAGGTTCAGGCTTAATCGCTTTGTATAAAGCATTAATACTAGCGTAAGTAACCTCTCTTATGTTGCTATCTCCTTTGATAGTAATACTTGCAGTTTGCGCAGTTTCATCAAAATTATATAAGCTAATTTTTTCGTTTACTTCAAATAAAGTTGGTTTTGATTCTACTAAACTAAGTACCATTGTTGGGTACCACCAACTATCTGAGCCTGGAATCGATACAGAAACTCGTACTTCATCTTGATCTACTGTAATATTAGTAACCTTACCTATTTTACCGACTGTAGCATTCATATCTTCTGGCCAATACGCATCAAAGCCTTCTGATTTTTCAGGCCAAGCGGCTAAGATCTTTACCATAGATCCAATTTTCATTCCTTGTTCTTTAAGTGCTTCGTAAGCTGCGATTGATACTGTTTTTTTGTTCATAACTACTTTTGTTTTGTTTTTATTAAATTTTAAATTAAATTCGGGTTGAACCTTTTCAACTAATTGCATTTCTTGATCATAATCAGTATTTGATTGGGTTTTTCTAATTTCTGTAATTTCCCAATTTTCATTGGCTACTGCATCAAAGACAAGTGAATTGTAGTGGTACCCTCCTAAACAGCCTTTACAAATCTCGACTGAACCAACTCTAAAGTAGAGAGTGTCAGGTAATTCGCTTATATAATGCTTAGGATTCGTATACCACTCTCCTACTTTAAATTCTTTGAGCTGTCTTCCTATGTCGTCTACTAGTAGTGGACTATATTTCATAGCTAATTGTTTAAATATTAAAAATGAATTCAGGTTCTGATTTACTGGCTAGTTTGAAGTGCCTTTGTCTGAAATTCCAATCCCAATAATTAATATCCTCTGCGCCTTTAACCTCCTCGAATTGTGCACGATCTCCATTTTGACCTATACGCGATATGGTTAATTCTAAACCGATGTATTTATCCATTTTACCCTCATTGTTCCAATTTAGAACACTCTTTGTTATAATAACTCTGTCCCCAACTTTAGGGATATATTCTGCTGACATATGATTTATTGTTAAAGATTAAAAATAAATTCTGGTTCTGACTGTTCGCATGGAATAGTCTCAGCTACAGTTACAAATATTCGATTATTTTCCCAATTCTTATTAGTGTAAGCAACTGGTTTTCCGTACTCATCGTGCCAATATTTCAGTACATCTCCACTATGCTTGCCTTCCGGACCTTCAATAACACAACTCGTACCTGATCTTGTATATCCTAAAAGTGTATGTATTTTTCCTCTATATAAAACCTTGCTTCCTAGCTTTAATTTTTTCATAGCTAATTGTTTAAATATTAAAAATAAATTCGGGTTCTGCCTTTTCAATAAGTCTGAAGCATTGTTTTGGATAAAAATATTGGTCTTCGAACATTAATGCGCTAGAATGTGGACATATTGCTTTAACTTCTTTATGATCGCCTATTTGAAATCTTATAGCAATTTCTCCTACGCCTACCCAATCTTCATACGTTGGTTCTTTGTAGTACTCTACGATATCGCCTACTTTAAATGGTTCCATAGCTAATAGTTTAAATATTAAAAATAAATGCTGGTTCCGGTTGTTCGACGAGTCTGAAGCATTGTTTTGGATAGTAGTAATAATCGTCAAATTTGAGAGCTCCCGTTTTCGAACTTACCTCGCATACCGTTAATATACTACCTATTTTAAATGGTATACTAATTTCACCTACGCCTACCCAATCTCTTCCTGTTGGCGTCTTATAGTATTCTACAATATCACCTACTTTAAATTTAGACATATAAATAGTAATTTAAAAAAGCCCCTTATATTTCAAAGGGGCTTTGTGTGAAGAAATATTATACCAATCCTTTGTTCGCCATCTTTTTCATTAGAATAGCTTTACGATCTTCCTTGTCAAGAAGTTCTTCCCACTCTTTCTTCAATTCGTTCAGTTCATCAAGCTTATCTTTTTGCTCAATGATTTGAATACGAAGCATACAGTCTTGCTTCCATTCTTCTTCGGTACCACCTTCGATTTTAACAACTGGATATTCATCGCGTCCTAATTCAGAATAAGCACTTTCGATAGCTTTAATGCGTGATTGTACGCTAGCAAATGCCATAACAACCTTATCAATGCTTGTTTCTGATTTAAGGTCAACTGTCGATCCATCGCTAAGTCGTAAAGAACCTTTAGTCGGAGTCTTATACACTGAATCTTGAATGTGTTTGTAAGACTTAATTTGTTCGTTAAGAACTGCGAGTGCTTCTGGTGCGCTTGTAACTGTTACTACTTGTAAATTTGTTTTTGCCATGATCTTTGTTTTTTTGTTTTTGATTTATTGTTTATTTGTTTTTGAAATATATTACTTTAGAGCCAGTAGGTAATGTTTTTATTATTAGCGTCTTATCTTTTAAAAAGCTACAATCGATATAAAAGCCACAACCTTTTGCTTCTTCAGGAACACCGGAAAGACCTGCTATTCCATCTATTAATGAGACGCCTTCGATACTACGATAACTACCTCCACTAATTGTAGTATATAAGTAAGAACCTAAGTCTTCAGGGTTGACTCCCGGTACCAGGCAAGTATACGCATCTTTAAATAATTTCGGAAACGCTTGTTTTAGGTTCTTTTTCCATTCTGCGTCAGCAGCTTTATATGCATCACGAATAAACGATACTCTTACTTGATGAGTAAACGCGAACAGATTTGGAATCTCTGATTCGATTTTTCTTTTCCAATCTGAGCATGCTGAATCATATGCGCGTAATACAAATTCGCGAGATACATCTACTGTTGGTTCAGAAGATGACGCTAAAACAAGATCGTGTTCTTCGTAAGAGTTAACAATAATATTTGGCCAGCGTACTTCAATAGGCAGACCATCTTTCTTATAACATTTTACTTCGCCTACTGTATCGATAGGATTGCTAGGATCTCCTTTTATGTAATATTCACTGGTTTCAGCGATCATTACTTTGTCTCCGATTTTAAACTTTTTGCGTGCATTTGTTTGTTTTTGCATATACTATGTTTTTTTATGTTTGATTTTGCCCCTGTGGGCCCGGTGATTTTGAACTATTTTACTGAAATTCTGGTGCCTGGTTTTTACTATACTAATCCCAATTTTATAAAAGCTTTATTGAGCTCCTTAGCGACACTGACATCGATCGTTTGACAACCTACTTTGATACCTGATTTGCTGATAACCGCTGTATACTCGGAGTTTAATTTTACTGATATTGAACTCGATTTCCAGTCTCTGTACTGCTCTTTAGCTGTAGAAATTGCAGTATGAAAATCTGTGTCAAGGTCAATGACTTTTGTACCACTACCTGGGTTACTAAAACTCATCATAGGACCAGTAGCGTCTCCTTGCCAGAAATCTGATACATAGACACATGTACAACGCTCGTAGTCCTTTACTGTAAATAAGTTGAATTTATCGTTCCATCTGTAACCGATTGTTTTAAGCTCTTTTACAAATGCTTCATAGATAGAAAAATATTTTGATTTTACTGCGAATGCGATTACTCCTTGTTTCATAATGAATGTTTGTTTTTATGTTTTTGTATATATGATTAAAAAATATTTCGAAATTTCCGATGCTGGTAAAAAGGACCTAAAGTTAGGCCCCCGGGGCTAGCCCTTCCTAGCTACATTAATTAGCGCTTTGGCGGGGCGCTAACAACCGCTTAGCGACCTACTAGCATGTACTAGTAGACCGCTAGCAGTATGATTAGTTGGCGTAGCTATCGGCTAACTGCCATAAGCCTTGATTCAGTACCATATCCTGTACAGGGTTGGTGATGCCACGGGCGGTACGTTCGTTCATTTGGAAGCCGCCTTTGATGATGTTCTCCTGTACGGCGTTAAAGGTTCTCCATAAGGATTGGCCTTTGTCTTCTACGCGGCGAGTCTCTAATACAGAGTTGATCTCGTAGTCTTCTACTTGCCGATCTTCACCTAATCTAAGTAACAAGGCATCTACTGCAAATTGTCTACGTTGTTTAGCAGTCATCTCTACCATGTTCCAGTCATTGATCTTATTGATTACCTTAGGAAGGGTATCTACCTTTGAACTGATCAGGTCTTTTACTTCTTGGAAGGTATACTTAGTATGTCTTTCTTTGAAGCTTCCCATATCCATGCTCTTGATCATTAAGCCATTGGAACATACTAATCTGAACAGTCCCATTTCAAATTGGATTGGCCTGCTGCCGTCATGGCTATTCAGTAATACGATCGTAGGTCTTGCTTCTAATCCTCCTTCAGAATCCTTTACATACAGATCAGGATGTTGGAAGGTTACGATGTGGGTACCATAGGTATTCCTTAAGGGAATCTTTGTCTTAGACTGTTTAGCGTCTGTTAATACATAACCCATGTCTTTCATGTAGTCGATGATCTCCGTAGTTGGAGTGAACTTATATCGCTTAAGGTTAATATAATCTGCGGGCTTGGTTGCAAAGATAGCCGGTGCTTTTTCCTTTGCTACTTCCATTGAGATGCCGGTAATGTTGCTGTACATTGTTGCTTGTCTTGCCATAACTCTTATTGTTTTTGTTTTAGCTCGTTTATCAATACCTTCTAAACCCGCAAGACCATGTATAATCTGTATTTTACTCTTTACGTATGAACCATCCTCCAGCTTTACATATAGATCTGCGCTTTTCGCCTTATCGACGTCTTTCGAATCAAATAAAGCACATACGTACTTATTAGTAGGGAATAACTCAGGGAATTTGTCTTCGATCCGGGATTTCCAATCTGAACATGCGGCTTCGTGTGCTTGCTTAATGAACTCTTCATCAACTGTATATGCACCGCTGCGGTTCTTTTTAGATGGTTTGCTCTTTGTATACGTGGCTGACCATACTAAGTCAAGATCGCACCAATCATATACATTAGTTTGCGCATTATCCCAAAGTACTTCTAATGGATAGCCATCGTTATCTTCATCTACAGAGATGATCTTACCGTCCATATTAATTGGGTTACTACTGCCTGAATCTTTAGGCTCGTCGTAATAATACTGACTGGTTTTAGAAAGTCTTACGATGTCTCCTAATTTTAATTCATTTACTTTTGCCATAACTTTGATTTTATTTATTTATTAATTGTAGTCAGGGCAGGATTCGAACCTGCATCTCCTCCGTTTGCTTCGGTGTTTGATGTAATCTAACCAATTATACGACCTGACTAACCTACCTTTGAAGTCGAGAGTCTGCCTATACTAATAATTGCCGTCCCAATCAACACTTTCGAATCTGGGATGGAGCACTTGATTATGAACGCCTTTGAGATTTCCGAATGTTAACAATACCTTTTCCCAAGATAAATTGAATAACTTATTAGCTGACTTATGATCAGAGGTATTATAGATTGCACCAACCTCAGCATTACCGTAACTATCGATGCACCTAACATACCGAGGCATTTCAGTGATTTTAGTGACAGCTGTTTTTCGAGTGGATTTATATACTTGCAAACGGTCAAACCCGAAGAGCTCTTTTCGAGTAGGTCGCTTCTTAGGTGCACGCTCCAACTCTACGAGATCATTTACGCGGGATTCTAACTCAGTAGTAAGCTTTTCATAAAGTGCGGTACGATCTTCAGCGCCGTACGTATTAGTCTTTGATGACATTACGGTACCAACGCAATAGATTAATTCATTTAATTCTTTAAGAGATAACTGCATATATAAGATTGTTTTGATTAATAATAAGAATAGGTGCTCTTCATAGGAGGCGGAGATTAATAACCGATGATGCGTTTGATAACGGGTTCGGTAAGTCCGTAAGCGAACAACTCGCTCATACAATCAATAACGAACTTCTCATCGATCTTACCGTACGACATAGGGTACTCGTTAACGATTGCATTAACTTCAGCAACCTCACGTTTGAAGATAGATAAGAACTCTTGCGCCTCACGCATCTGACGCTTAGTACGTACGGGAATAGAGTGTTTACGACCGAGTAAGTCAACAAACTCAACAACCGTCATAGGCTTAACGGAGTCGCTCATTTTAGAAGCGGCGAAACGTTTGAATACGATAGGTTCGTTATGTCTGCGAACGACGTTACGAGTTTCTAATGATTTAATCTGAGCTTGAGTAGATGCGAAGTATGACATATTTTGCGATTTTGGTGGTTGGTAGGTCTAGGGCCCCCTTCCTGGGAGCTGTCGAACACTACGTTGAATATGTAAACTTACGACTATTATTTAACCTGGAAAAATTATTTAGCAACTATTTTAAAAATTCTCGATTGAGAACCAACGCGTTATGGTAACCTCTTGGGTACCAATATGTTGCAACTGATTGGTTTCCAATACCTGCCCCTGGCCACCCCTGGGTGCCTATACCCGTATACATGCCTATGGCCTACCAAATATACTAAATTATTACTACATTATAAAGAATTCAATATCGGTTACCTATAAACACCACTTATGCCTGAATCCGGATAGACCTTCATCAAGCATTCAATATTGTTTCATTACTTTACAGACTCCGAGCTCCCTCTATATCTGTTGCTATGTCCGCTGATCAGTTTAGTTACTTATTCTGGAAATGCTTTTGTGTCCTCACGCTGTTGCCATTTCAACTTGATGTTCTCTATATCAGATCAACATACTTTTAATAACTTTAATTAATTCTATAATGCTCTATGAGACTGCTGTCGTTTTTGTTTCACTACCGTACGATCAACGGTGACTGCTTAGTTTCGCTACACTTTACGCGTGTTATACTGCTATAAATATGCACACTTAAGAATAAAATTTTACTTTTTTGTGTATTTTTTATTATTTTTACAGCTGCACCAGTGCTGCACCCGCGCTGCTGGCTGATGTGGACTTCTCACCTATACGTAGATATTAAATTTTTTTTTGGCGCTGATGGTGCAGTCGGGTGTATTTACCCCTAAGGAGTTTTACCCAGGACTCCGCTCTTCTTTTAGTGATTTCGGTTTTTCCGATCGTTCCTATAGATTGGTCCCCGGGTTTTACGCTAATAAATATATGTAGTAAACTTTTTAGGTGTTAGTTTAGCATACCGCTTTGACTCATACGCTTCTGTAAATGACATTGCACCATTATCCATTGTAATAATATCAAACTCTACCTCTTCTCCATGACATCTTGCATCTAATTCGAGATAGAATTTGTGTTTATATTTGTTTATCTCTTCGACGTCTGTTGGGTGTAATGGTAATGATTCTCCACAGTACATATCTTCATATATAGGCTTCTCGGGATCGGGGGTGATCGGGTAGCGCACCATCCACTCGCCTTGTTCTGTTTTTAGTAGTATTCCTTTCATTGTTTTTGATTTTAATCTTCTTCAATATCCCCATAGTTGTTTCTTGGAGAATCTTCAACATAATCAATACCATTGTCTTCTTCTCCGTATAAATCTTCTTGCATGTCTTATTTCTTTTTAAATTGTTCAGTTAATTCTTCAAATGTTATTGAGTTTCCTGATGTCTTCCAATACTCTTGTCCTGCTTTCCATATCTGCTTTGCTTCTTCCTCACTATACATTCTTTTAGCTTGCCATTTAGCACCTCTTTTAAATGAATCAAAACCTATAGCCCAATAATCTAATTGGTCTTTGTAGTGATTTTTAGAATCTATATCAGCTGCTTCTTCAAGTGTTTCTTGTTTAGGTTTAAATGTAATTGTAGTTGACGAAGGAAATGCAGCATCAGAACCACCTTTTAGCATGTAGTTAGGTTCTTCTTGTGGGTTATAAATCATAGAGGTAAAATCATCTGTATTTATATATTCAATGTGTGATTTAGGTTCTTCTTGTGGAATGATGATTTTGTATAAAATATCAGTAGAATTGTTTTGATGTCCATAAATTGGTTCAAATCCTTCAATCTCAACCCACTCACAACTTGGATTCTTCACAAACCATTCTAAGAACTCATCATCAATCTCTTGTACGCCATCTTTGATTAGATCTTGATCTGTTGTTAGGATGATTTTTTTATCTGTCAAACGGATTCCCTCTAAACCTTTTGTACAATCAAATTCACAAACAGATTTGACATATGAATCTTCAAATAACCACCCTTTATCACCTATTTTAATTTCTTCATTAGAAGTGATGTAGATGTGTTGTTTTCCATCTGCTGTGCTAAATCCTGCATTGGGAGCAAACAGTAAATTATCAGACTTGTCATAACATAATCTACTTGGCTTATCTGTTGGTAATAAATGTACATTTTTCATAATCTTGTTTGTTTTTAATGGTTTTTACGCTATTTTAATATCCAAATCTGCTTCAATCCAAACATAATGTGTTTCTCTTCTATGAGCTCATCAAATACATTGAATCCAAATTTTCTTAACATCTCTAATTCTTCAGAATCATTGAACCATTTGTTCATTTGGTATTTAGAATCAAAAGCAAAACCGGTCCACCTGTATTTTTGCTTATGTAAGTTATCTCTTGTACCAAACTTTTTTAATAGGTTGTATTTTAATAAAGGATCATCCCAAGGTCCAGGTCTCTGTGTTTTAAAAGTTGAGAAACATCCTCTTTCTACAAACACGGGATACTTCTTCAGTATGTCAATTATATTATTCTCGTACTTATGTCCCGCCCAACGCTCTTTTGAATAAAGCTTATCTTTTAGGGTTTTAACATCATCGAAAGTTAAACCTTCTTGCTCGTATATTTTATGGATTAGATACCCATAAGGGCCCATACCATAGAAATTACCTTTGGCAATACGATAAATCCGTCTCCTATTGTTCATAACTTATTTATTTTGTGCTATTACTTTTATTTCACGTACACTTTTTTTATTTACGTAATAATTATACCATGTCTCTGCTTCTTCTTTGTTATAGAATGTTGCGCCTTCATAGCTATGTACTCCAAAATATTCTGTCCAAAATAAATTGAGTACATGCTTTTCAACTTTCCAAAATGGTTTTCCATCTGGATTGATTAGCTTATCTCTTACTTCTATTAACCTATATCTTGCCATTGTTTTCTTGTTTTACAATTTGAATTAATTTCTTCAAACAAGCAAGTTCTGCTTCTTCGTAAGTATACCAACCTTTGCAATCATCACCATTATCTTTCCAATCTTCACCATAATCTCCGTTAGGTTTTATCCATTTAAAACCATAGTGCATTCCATCGTAGTAAGTATAGGTTATAAAACTAATTATACCATACTTCTCTCTAAACCATCTAAACACTTGTGAGAATGTTGGTGCTGAACATAATCCAGCTTTTTTAATCATTTGACTGTTTTTAAAACCAATCATAGACCATCCACTTTTATTATGTGATGTTGAAAATGTTATTTCTACACCATCATGCACCCAATAAATAAAACAAGGTTCATTAAATCCAATTTCTTTTAAAGCTAATGCTTGTTCGTATGGTATAAATTCTTTGTTCATACTTAATCTTTTTTAAATTTTTCGTTGTAGTATTGTTCAAAATCTTTTTTATAAAGCATTTCTGCTTCATTAGCAAACTGAGATGTGCTTTCAAACCAAGTTTCCCTATGCTGTTCATTTTCCATTTGTTTGGCTTGTTCGATCAGTTTACCGAGTTCTGTCATATCACTTGGCGTATCTGTTACCCATAGATGACCACTCTCTATTGTCTTTTCTATAAACCATTCAACTGCTGTTTGTTTCATAATTAATCTTTTTTGTAATGTACGCATCCAAAATTTTCTCCTACAATCATGCGAGTATTTTCAAGCTGTTTTACTTTTATATTGTATTCTTCTACAGATAACATTTCATCTTTGCCTTGAAGTTGTGGATGTGAATCTATTTTACTTAAATCTTCCATAAAATCCCATCCGAATATCTTGGGATTATTACAAAAACCAAAGTTGCTATTTTTAATACCTTTCCATCCTTTGTGTAAAGGCGTGAAGTGTTTACAAGTTTTACAGTTCATAACTATCTTATGTTTCTTAGATTTGCAATCTTTGTTTCGGAAAAGGGATAATAATCTACAGCGATAATTTGATTTGTTGAATCAATTACAATAAAATCATAACCGTTTTGTTGTATTAATCCTGTAGCTGGTTCAATTTTACAGTTAGGATATAGAGACTGTAAATGCCTCTGTCTTTTGTTTTGGTCTGCGCATCCAAGTAAGGAGATCGCAAATAATAAGTAAATAACTCTTTTCATTTTTATTTATGTTGTTTAAGTGATTGTATGAGTTCGTCTATATTGCTACTTCTAAAGTAAGCCTTTCTAATTTGTTCCTCTGTATATAGAGTTTCTTGTTTTTGTTGTTCTTTGAGTGGAATTAGTTTGGCATATTTACTTGCAAATCCATAATCAACTATCTCAAACTCTACTTCTTTACCTTCGAATTCACATACGGGTACATTTAGTATCATAACCATTTTTAATTCATCTTCATCAGGATGTAATGGAAGTTCTGTCCGATGGAAACCAAAATAACCAGTTGCAAATGCTACGAACCAGCCGCTTGGCATTATTTTTTTATATAATGTACCTTTCATATTAATATTCAATTTTAACTTTTAGTTTTTCTACTGATGTAATATATTCTCCTGGAATCCAAGTAGTGCGACCTATCCAATATCTACCATTTCTTAAGAAAGCTCTATGAGATTCTTTTTTACCTTGATACTCAGTTTCTATTTGATATTGATTTTCTGGGTCGAACCTCGCATGAAAGATTTGTGTATCTTCTTCTGTTTTTAAACTTTCCTCGTATCGAAGATTCTTTTGTAGCCAATTAAAGAAAGGTTCTCTTTGAGAATCACTCATTTGATGCCAATATCTATCAGTTAAGTTCTGCCAAAACATTGCTCTTGCAATAGGAGCTGGTGGAATACACGCTTCAGCTAAAAAAGACAGTTCAAATAAATCTATACTAAATTGTTCTGACATAGTTTTAAGATTTTAATTTTACCACTAGTTAATTTTGGTTCTTTACCTATTACGGTGTGTCCATCTAATGCAATCTTATCTTCCATTTCCAATTCTATTTTCCATGATTTTTGAGATAGAGATTGAACAGTTCTATTAAATACTTTGTCTTCATCTTGTAAAGGTTTATGTTGTTGAGTATGTAACTCTTGATTTATTCCAAGTTGGACTCCAACATAAAAAATAGCTTCCATATCCTCCAAACTAAACCTTCTATTAGATAGAAGTTCTTGTACTTTTTTGAAACCTTTTTCGAAACCTCTTCTGAAATCATAAGTATTTACATCAGTATAAGTTTTAGAATCTTCAATAGCTGGTTTTAAAGCTAACCTCTCAAAATCAAACCATCCAATCTCTTTTTGCTCGTCTTCTGATAAACCAGAGAAATCAATTTGGTCTTGTTGGGCTATTATTTTGACTTGACGTTCTAAATCTATATCATTTAATGTATGAATTTCAAATAGTTCTTTCTTTCCATCAATAAGTGTTTCTAATACAATATTCCCTTTTTCTACTTGTTCATCAGAAGTAACAATAAATCCCTTTAGCAGTTTGTGTAGTACATATGTTGGTTTCATAATTCTTTCTATTTTAAAATTTTAGTATAATAGTCTACTTTTTCTGTACCTTCTTTAGTGTATACGCTCCACACCATAGGATATTCCTTTTTACATTGCTCTATTCTTTCTGCTTTAGACTTAGTTTTATCTGTATTTCTTTCATAATATAACCAAGCAGTCCAATAATGATCTTGTTCAGGAGCAATAAAGGTTATAGCTATTTGCCATTTAAAAAAGACAAATGACCAAATCGGAGCTGATTCAAACCGGTAGTCTATATCTTTCCATTTAGTTTTCCAACCCAATCCAATAAAATCAAATCCTATTTTTTTAGGTATTGCATAACTGTACCTTAATCTTTCATTGTAAATTTCTTCGTAAGATTTTATTTTACGTGTAGATTCTGGATTGCGTTTATTGTATTCTTCTTCTTTCTTTATATATTCCAACGTGGCTTTTTTAGCCAGCTTTGGAGTTGCTTCTATCCATTTTCTTGGATAGAAATAAGGTGTGCCAATCGCTACTTTACCCATATACCATTTTAGTTTAAATGGTTTGAATGGTGAATTAATAGCTTTTAAAAACGTTAATGCTTTCATAACTATGTTTTTAAGTTTATTTACTTAAGTATTCTACCAATGCTTCTTTCGAATCGAGCTTAATAGCTTTACTATCATACTTTTCCTTGATAGTCCAACTTTTATCACTATAGTATACGCATTTAACAAAGCTTCCATTAGTGAACATCACTTCCATTCTCTGAGAATAATATCCTGCTGACAACTTATTATATCGTCTACCGTAGTAATCGTTACGTACATACTCTTGTGTAAACTTCACTGTACAATTCGAGTCTAGGCTTTTGAAATAGCTGGTGAAATGCTCTTGTGCCTTTTTAAGCTCGATAGCTTCTTTTGAAGCGGCTGTTTCTTTGTCTATCTGTTCTTTAATTTTAGTAGTAGCGCTTTTTGCAGAATATTGTCTATATTGACTTGTGCGAATACCTGAAGGCAGATACGCCTTTAAATCAGAGGTAAAACTATAGAATGATCCCCACTTTGTATCAATACTATACATGATAATTTGTTCTGTAGCGGGAATATCTTCAATTTTTAACCCACCGTAGAAGCTCTTAACATATTTTGCTTGAGATGTTTTCTGAGCTACGTTATTAATTAGATTACGCTTCGCACTTGCTACTTTTTCAACATAAACTTTTTGCTGTGCAATTTCTTGTTTACGGGCTTCGAGAGCATCTTGTTCTCTTTTAATCTCTATTAATTTAATTTCTTCGGAAGTAAGTGTTATTTGTGTCATAATTTCTTTTCATTATAAAGTTTAGCAAAATCAGATACAGCTATGAATACAGCTTCTTTTTTATTTTTGCTTTCGTGGTAAATAGTTAAATCATCTTTGATGAAATGCTGAATGTGTCTCATGCCCTTCTCAGGATAATAATACTCGCTACTTCCTAATAGACTTTCGTATCCTAATTTCTCAATAAACTCAATAGCTTCCATTAAAAGATTCCAGTCATATAGAAATCTACACTTCCAGGTGTAAAAAAGTTTGTCTAACCAAGTGGTTTTATAACTAAGCATCAAAGCTATTTCTTTATTTCTTTCTTGTATTTCTTGTTGTGTCATATTTCAACATTATAATTTTTAGTAACCCAATCAGGAGTTAAGGCTTTATATAAAGACCATTCAATACCGTGAATACCTATACCATCAATAAACCAATGAAGCATTTTAATTCTTCTTTCAATTTCTTGTTGTGTCATAAGTTTACTTTTTTAAATAAAAATTCTGAAACACTACTCATTTCTTTAGTAGAAATCATATAAATTGATTCTGGTATTGACCATGCTATAATAAGTGTCCACCAAATGTATTTCATATCAAATTATTATTTAAAATGTAATCAAATGCGGCTGAATATGCTTCTTGTGGTGTTGAATATTTATGTCCTTCCCACTTTCCAAATTTATCGTTATCAACCAATTCTTCAGCATAAGGTCTGAATAATGCAGAATAAGGTAATACGTATATCCAAATACCATAATTAACTCTTAACCATTCAACAACGACATGTTGTTCAGGTGCTTCCCACCTAAATCTTTGTATGTAGTTATTAGTGTGTGTATAATCATTTTTAGGTATATCAGGTGTTTCAACTAACTCACCTGAACCATCATAATATCTACTTTTAGATTTAAATCCTTTTTCTTTAAGCCATTTAGCTTGTTCAAAGGTTACGTAATGCGGTTCTATTTGTGTCATAACTATTTTATTTTATCGAGTGGATAAGCGTTTAAAATTGAATCTTTATCTACAACATGTTTTATACTTCTTATCCCACCAGAAGTAACTGTTTTTTTGACTTTAGCTTTTTCAAGAATAGCTTTTAATTGTTCTTCACAGTGTAGTTTAGCAAATTCTTGCATTCTTTTAATAGTTACATGGTCTATTACCTTTTGAAAACCGTCTTTTAATGCAAACTCTTCTGCTGTTGGTACATTATTTGTCATAGTAATTGTTTATAAAGATTTCAAAAAGGTCTTGTGTTGTGGTTTCATCTAATGAATGATTATTTTCATCAAACCAAATATTTTTATAAAAGGTTTTATCTCCCAGCCATTCAGCAAACTTAATTGCTACATCAGTAGTTGTTTCTGCGGCTTGTGTAACATATTCTAAATCATTTACACCATTATCGTAATGTAGTTGTTCAAGCTTATTCATAACCTTTTTTCTTTTAAAATATATATTTGTTTAAACTATCTGTGACAGAAGGTCTTCCATCAAAATAATGTACCACTCCGTTTTCAATCATTCTGTAATTTGAACATCCAACCCCAAATCCAATGTTATCGGCAGTTTTCCACATACCTCTTTGAAAAGTTCCAACAATTTGCATACTATCCCAATATTAATATGTTTACCTTCTGCAAATGCTGTTATTATAGGAAGCATTTTAATACATTGTTCTCTAGTCATATTCCTTTTTCTTTTAAAAATTTATGTAATTGTGATGTTATTGATTTTTTATTTATAGTATATCCGCCATATCCTATGTGTAAACATTTACCATTCTCAACAATTCTATTAGTATATTCTTCTAATAGTTGTTTAAGTTCTTCAGGAGTGAATACATAAGCTTCTGTTGGTTTAAGCCAATGGGTAATTTCTGATTGATTGTGACTTAATCCACTTCTCACATGATCAAATAACTCATAAGAAGGTGCTTTTATGAAATAACTTAAATCAAATTCCCCCTTTTTAATTATACCACATTTACAGGAGTTTTTAGGTAATTCATCTTCTGTTTTAATAGGTATATAAACTGTTTGTAACTTATTCATAACTTACTTTTTTGAAAGTTCTTTTATTTTTTTAACAGCTTCTTTATTTATTTCAGACCATCTTTCACAAGAAGCTTCTAAAGATTTTACATAATCTTGTAATTCTTGCGGTGCTGTTTTAAGTTGTTCTTTAGCTAAATTAGTATTGATAACTAATACTTCGGTGAAAGATTTGTTCATTAGAATAATTAAGAGGATGTTTAGCTAAATTAATTGCAAAGTAAATATCTTTTTGAGTGTATTGATTGGGGTTTGATTTGTAACCTATTTCAATTCCTGTTTCTATACCTTTTGTAAAAACATCACTATTATTTCCTGAGTTATATTCTTTTTTAAATTTTTCAACATAGCTATCCAAACTAACAATAGGTATTCCTTCAAATTTAGGTTGTGATTGAGCTACTATTTTAGAACACCATCCAATAGGTTGACCTCTTTTAAAATCATCTAAACTACCTCCATCTTCTTCTACATTATATATTTGGTCATTACCACTGAAACTTTTATGAAGATAAAATTTGCATTCTGTTGCTTCTTTATCAATCCAATAAATAACTCCATCAACTTCTATGGGCTGAAATGTTTTATCTCCTTGTTTAAGGATTGTTTTATTTGTTATTTGTTTCCCTTCTAATGTTAAATAAATTCCCTTCATATT